ATCCTGATCGTTATCCTTATCCTATGGGCGCTGGTGGTGGATCGGGAGCTTATACAAGAGGACGGGATAAAGGCTTTTTATCCGGAGGTAAAGGTGGCAATCACGGAGGAGGTGATGGGGCTGGAGCTGAGGATACTGAGGGTGTTACTATTAATGGCGAAAATGGAGGTAATGCCACTTATTATGGTGGTGGTGGTGGAGGAGCCTCTAAAGCTTCTAATAGTGGGGCTACGAGCGGTCGAGGAGGATCAGGTTATCGTGGTATTATTATTTTGCATTATTTAAAAAACGGATAATATGGATAGAAATAGTATTATAAAAGAACTAGGTTCGTATTTTGATATAGTGGAATTAGTATGTCCTCATACATATAATAAGTGGAAGGACAGATCGTGGCAGTTTCTTGATACAGCGTTTCTCCATAATCTTCTTATATTACGGAGGGATATAATCAAACAGCCTATGTATTGTAATAACTGGGATAAGCAAGGGCAGTTTTCCCAACGTGGTCTTAGATGCAACATCTGTCAGATAGTTAAGGATAAGAAAGATGTTTATCTATCCGCTCATGTGTTGGGTAAGGCTGGTGATTTTGATATCAAGTCGATGACGGCGGAACAGGCTAGAGGCTTGATCTTGGATCATCAAGATATGTTACCATATCATTTCCGGCTTGAAGGGAAGGTGGGTTGGTTGCATTTTGATAGCCTTGATACTAGGAACGGTATACACGCCGTGGTGTTTTAGGTACTTAATGGTATAGTAGTTAACTTTGCGAGTAGGGTATAAAATGAAAGACAAAGACATGATAGAGCGAGTAGGGGCTTTATGGAATATTGCGCTTGCGTATGGTGCCTCTTGTTGGGCTTATTTCCAGCCGGTACACCATTTATTAATTGTATTACTTATAGTATTAATAGCTAATTTTTTAGCTAGGTTAGCGCAAAGCATAAGGGGCTGGAAGCTCCGACGGAGTCGTAGAAGAAGGTTTAGTTTTAAGAGATGGTTTAGGGAGGTCAGGTTTACTGATATTCTTAAGGAGTTCGCTTTGTCCTGTTTTATAGTAATGACATTATGTGTTATATATAAGACGTTATACCCGATCGAGGAGGAGGCTAGCATGATACTTACCGTTACCAAATATGGGGTGTATATAGCTCTTGTTGGATATGTTATGCTTTTCCTGAATACGATAGGGGATGCTTTTGCTGACGCTTATCTGGTTAAGGTGTTCAAGGCTGTATTCAATAGGATAAACGTATTCAAGATGTTTGGCTTCTCTAAAAACATACCTGATGAGACGTTTGACGATATAAAGAAAATTGCGGATGATGAGGTTAAGGATAAGTCTTAGGGCTGTTTTTTGTTTAGGTCTGTCGCTGTTCCTGTCCTCTTGCGGAAGTAGGAGGCAGGTTAGCGACACGTCTATTGATAGCCGGCTAATAAGCAGGATAGAGACGATGATAGATGAGGCCATGGATCGGAGGATCGTAGAGATCAAGACATCTGATCTTAATGCTGATATCGTTATAACTGAGAGGAAATTCGATACGGGCAAGGATGTTGATCCCGCCACGGGAGAGCGCCCGGTATCGTCCGTGACTGACGCCCATATCGTCATTGGCCGGCGGGACAGCACGGTGACAGCCGATTCCCTTGGAGTTAATAAGACAAGGAATGATATAAAGGATCTGGATAATAAGACAAATATCAAATCTAAGGACGTAGATGATAGGAAGGAATCAAGATGGCCTATAGTGTGGATAGTAGCTGGTATCTTGATGATATTGTTGGTATTGGTGTATATATTGAAGAAGACAAAGATTTTGTAATTATATATCATAAAAAAAGGGCTATGATCTCTCACCGCCCTTCTCTAATTAGTTTTTAAAGGATATGCAAATAGCATAGAGGTCAGTCCCGGATTCGAACCGAGGTATATGGTTTTGCAGACCACCGACTAAACCACTCATCCAACCGACCATGGCGCAAATGTATACATTCTTTTTGATAATATATTCATGTGGTACTATTTTTTGAATCTATTTTTTAAGATTCGTCTTTATAGTTATCTTTGTGAAAAAGAAATACGAATGAATCAGATCAATATCATACCGAAGATAATTCATGATAAGTTCGCCGCTAGGATTATCATGGATGATTACGATATAGAGAAACCTATCGTTATTACTGTCGTGGCTAGACGTAACGATGGTGAGTATAATACCCAGATATTGACATACCCGACATCGGGCTTTGATTATGAGGGTAATGTAAGGATGGTGTTTTTCGATGTTGCTAGGTCTCATGTTTGCCAGATAACATCGGTGTTTATCAACGGTCATGAGGTCAAGACATATTATACCGATATCCCGGATCTTGATATGCAAGCTCGTTATGACGATAGCTTGTGCCGGTACGATAAGAAGGTTAATATGAATGATATTAGGCTGTCGTTTCAGGTGCTAGAGACACGTGATCCCAAGGTGCTTCAGGTATTGGATGAGTCCGAGTGGGGGCTGCTGGAGGATAGGAAGGCGATCATCGAGATCACTACGCCGGGCATGTCTGACCCCGTTACGTTGTTTCTTGGCAAGAATCAGGTCAATACCTTTACCAGTTTAACACTAGGTCTCAATTGCTTTAATTACGATGATTGTAATGTCAAATACCTTGACCTCCCAGACGGTATATATGATATCAAGATCATAGGTAGCCCTTCCACTTACAATTTTAGTCGCAAGTATCTTAAGACGGATCTTATACGCAGGCGTCTTGATCGGCTATGGATTAAGACTGATATCCTATGCGAGGACAAGGATAAGGATCTTATAAATAAGATACAGGAGATGGAGATACTTATGGTCGTAGCGGAGGCTAACGTTAGGTTGGACAATATAGAGGCGGCTCATGAGATCATTGATCGTGTCGGAGAGCTTCTTGAGATGGCTACCAATTGCGTGGATTGTTAAACATAAAAATATTTAGTCGTGGGTTGTAATACTTGTAGGGAAAAGGCATTAAGGGCCGAGAGAGAAAGAATTGAGAGAAGTATGATGAATCATTCTTCTTCTACCGTTGTTAGCGATAGGGAATATGCTTCTAGAAGCACCGCTGGATGTATGGTTATGCAAGATCCGTTGCAGACCATGGAGCGTGACGTGGTTAGTATATATAGGCAAGTTCGTACCAAGGGTGATGGCGTTGGTGTATCTTATCTTAATATGCAGAAAAAGATCCGTGAGTGGATCAAGAATCTGCCGTATGAATGCCCGCCTGACGAGGAGGTACAGGAAATGAGAAAGGAGATTCTGGATGGGCGCTCAAAGCATATCAAACCTTGATAGGATAGATCTATGTAAGGTCGTAGACGAATGGCTGTCCTGCCAATGGGGTAGATATATGAGATACCATAGGTATAGGATCGGGAATAAGCCCGATATATCCTATTGGGGTAAGATAATTCGTCTGCAAAGGTCATTATGTGATAATGATTGCGGGTTATGCCCGGATGAGGTGAGATCGTTAAAGGAACGTGTTAATAAGTTACTGGCATGAAAAAATACAGTTGTTTACATATAACTCCGTCCACTTGCGTACCTTATGAGGGTGATCTACCAGAGTGGTCAAAGCATAAGGACTCTGATGAGTGTGTTATGATCTCTGATGTGATAGAGGAGATATATGACGAGCTTACCCGTATCAGGGAGGCTATAGATGTCCGGGATCTTGGTGAGTCTTGCGTGAAGGTAAGTGGCGATAAGACTGTAGCTAAAATCCTTTACGCTATTGAGGATAAGATTTGCAATGGGTAATTAATGTCCTGATTTTAGGATATTAAAAATAGCCAATCGGTTTGTGTTTATCATTTCGATTGGCTATTTTTGTATGTCCACTGACTCTCACGAGGGAGTGGACATAAAGTAATTAATTATTAACTTCAAAATTAGATTAAAAAATGAAGACGGTAAATGTTTTGACAAGAAAAATGGGTGATTTTAACGTTTTTCAAAGAACTAGTGATGGTTATTTTGATGCCAACAGTTTACTTAAGCAATGGAATGATAATCCCGATAGCACGAGAAGACGGCTTGATGATTTTATGAATAGTGGTAGAACTAAGGAATTTATTAGTGCTTTATCTGAAGATGAAAGCCATAGGAGAAAAATCGACATTGGTGATAATCAATTAGTTATAAAAGTAAAAGGTAAGACAACTAAGCATGGTAAAACTCCTGATAAGGTGTGGATGCATCCTCTGTTGTTTATAAAATTTGCCATGTGGATAAATCCTAGATTCGAAGTTCAGGTGTTGAGATTTGTACATGATCAACTTATAGATTACAGGGATAAGGCTGGTGATGCTTACAAGAGGATGTCTTCCGCTTTATCTAAAATAATTGAATCTTCAAGACTAAGAGATAAAATACAAGATTTGGCCAGATCCGTAAATATTATTGTCTATGGCCTTCATGAGACTATGATAAGAAACTCTGTTGGCGAGGAGGCCAAGGCTAAAGAATTGATGGAGCTGGAGATTGATATAGCCAAGATGATTGAGTTTGGATATATAACTACCGAGGAGCAATTAAGAGATTATCTATATAAGGTTTTGAGAAGCAAAAAGGCTCTTCCTTTGTAATTTGATTTTAAATTGTATCTTTGTGACAAAGTGAATGACAATGGTATACGGTAACAAAGAAATAGTTCGGACGTTCACCAAAAACAACCCGCCTGCCGGGTACGTGGGCGGCTCTGTTGACTACCGGGTCCCGGCCAACGTCTATTTTGGCGATACGCAGGAGGAGGCTGACAGCAAGGCTGAGGATGATATCAACGCCAATGGTCAGGACTACGCCAACACATATGCCGACATAATACCGTCCGTATGGTATAATGATCAGGTATGCGATGAGTTTATTAAGAACAATTGCGTAAGCGGTAAGGGATCCAAGGAGCAGGTATGTATAGAGGAAGGTAGGTTTGTCTCTTACGTATCCAAGAAAGATGCCAATGATAAGGCTAGGGTGGAGCTTGGACGGATCGGGCAGGGGGAGGCCAACTCCGTCGGGGCTTGCTGCGAGGACTGGGCCTCACAGCCTTTTCGTGGCTTGTTTTACAAGAACGATTGCGAGGCTGGCACATCAGGCAAGGAAGGTATTGTATATGAATTACCAGCCGGAGCTGTCATATCCGATATCTCCCAGATAGACGCCGATACGTTAGCCTATAGGAAGTTCATGAAAGAAGGTCAGGAGAAGGCTAATGCCGAGGGTAGTTGCTCACCTGTATTCTATAATACTATGATCGGTGATTGGTTCGAGAAGATATGTCCATTCGGATATAAGTCCGGTAAAGTATATTACTCTATCAAAGCCAACAGGTTTAGGTCATGGATATCGGTTGAGGACGCCAATGCCAAAGCCCGTGAGGTTTTGATGGTAGAGGGACAGGAACATGCTGACCTTAATCTTGAGTGCGAGAAATGGATTGAGAATATCGATCAAGAAGATCAGTGTTATTGGTGATAATGCGTTTGTGTTTTCCATAATGTTAGATTAGTGTTTTGGAGGTAGAGGCTTATGGTCTCTACCTCTTATTGTTTCATACGTCTTGTTGTCTTATAATCAAACCAAATAAGTATCTTTGCTAAAAACATTAATATTATTAATATGTGTAATACAGGTGGTTGTTGTCATGATCATTCACGGGAGCGTCCCGAGGAGTGTTGTCATGGCGTTAAGATAGATAGGTTTCTTAACAAATGTTATGATGATCCTTGTGATCCTTGCGATCGGGATTGTCAGGACGAACCTTGTGTTGGTTATGGATGTCCTATAACCTTGTATGATAAATGCGTCTTGTACTCAGGCGATGAGTTGGTAGCGGATGGCATAGAGAAAGGTGCTGATATCTCTGTCGTTATAGACTCATTGAGGCGTATTATAGCGTCTAGGGATAAGCAGATAGATTTATACCATCGTGAGGTTCTGGATTTGAAGAGGATTATAAACGAGCTTGTCAACGCCGGTGGTAGCGGCGGGGATAGCGGAACTGAAGAGGAGGTTTGGTGATGAACGGTTGCAACAAAAAACAATACAGACCTACTGTAGACGACACGAAAGTACCGTGCCCTACGTACATGAGTACCGATTGTATTTACCCCGGTGATAAGGTACGTGTGGAATCATTGGGATTATCCCCTAATTGCGATATGTCCGATACCCTTAACGCTATGATAAAGGCTATACGGGATAGGGATGCCGAGATACTTGAATTAAGAAGAATGATCAACAAATTGATTTGATATGAGAAGTAATTGTAATCCATGTAAGCCGGAATATAGACCTGGGGACGAGTGTAGTATCTACAGTTCCCAGATCGTATATGACGGTCAGTCGTTCCCTGAGGCGGATATCAGGAACGGTGATAGCATGAATAGCGTAATCGAGTCTCTGGTAAGGAAGCTGGTTGCCGTATCTGGCGCCACGGCGTCCATCCAGCGTGACTCGTTCAAGGGCGTTCAAGCTGTCAGATTAAGATACGAGCCGTTGAATGTGCTCAGTGTTACCTATTGTGGTACTATCGTCCCTAATGATGGATATGTCGTTTCTGGCAGGTCCGTTAAGTTTAAGAAGAAATATTGCATGGGTGATGAGTTCACTGATGTTAATATCGTATATACTACATTGAATAGTAATATTTTAAATACCTCATGTTATGGCTAAGAGAGTGTACGATACGGTCTTGGCTTCCGAGTGCGATGGCTGGGTATGTGGTGAGACCCTCAAGAAGGGATCTCTCCCCGTGGACAGGTTAGAACTTGATTCTTTTTCAGAGGCTGTCAGGGAGCTTATAGAACGGTTTTTCGAGGAGGGATGGTTGCCAGATATGATCTGTGATCTTGGTTGTGGTGGCGCCAGCGTGTTTGAGATTAAGCCTACTAACTTCGAGTATCCTCCTGAGGGTGGTGAGCAGATTCTGGAGATTATCGTAGGTAAGAGTGATAAATGGACTATAACGCAAGCGGAGTGATATGACTAGTAATTTAAAAGATATTCTTGCCAAGATCGAGCAAGGCTCCTCATGGGTGTCCTACGACAAGATTTCCGGTACCGGTCCCGACAAGGTGGCTATCAAGGTAGAGCCGGGATGGATGGGTAGGTTGCCTAGGGAGACTTACGTGGCGGTCGAGAAAGGCAAGGTTACGAAACTCGCTACTATAACCCAGAAGGGTATAGAGCGGGTAAGCGTGGATCCTACCAGTATCATGTTCGACATGGAGGGCGGGACGGCGACCATCAACGCCAAGCTCAACTCCGCCTCAGTCAAGGCTTCCTGCCTTACCCTTGGTGGCTCGGTGAGCAAGTCCTATATAGTATCCATGAACGTGAACGGCTTATCCATGAAAGTCCCGGAAGAGGATAGCAGGTATATAGTGTATGCCGATCCTGAGGATCCCGGAGCCACTGATTTGTATGAGGCTAGCTTTGTCATAGCTATGCCTAAGAATATGGATAACGAACAGCATCATGAGATGTTTGTCTTGAACGGTAAGGTTGTTAATATCAATCAACAGCCTAATGATATACCTTATATCATACTTGATCATGACTTCGATAACGTGACTAGCGAGAACGGTCAGGTTGTCATCGATATCAAGTCCAATACCGAGTATGATATCGAGCTGGTATGTTGTACTTGCGGTGATGGTAGTGAGCCGGAACCGGAACCACCCTTCAACGTGGATCCGCAAAGGTTGACGCTTAATAAGGATGGTGATACCCAAATCGTGAGGGTAGAGGCCGGAGATGATGTTTCATGGAGAATAGAGGAGAATTGACATGATTGAATAAATTGTTTATTTCATACACAATGTTTATATTTATAGTATAAGATATTAAAATGAAATTAGTTGAAAGACATATCGTAAAAGACAACCGGTTTGAGGATATCTGCCTCAAATCCGGGTTGTTGTACAATTATGTTCTTTTCAACGTCAGGAAAGGGATATTCGATGGTAACTATCTAAAGGAATATGAGTTCTCGACCAAACTTTGTAAGGAGAATCAGATTGATTTCAGAAATTTACCTGCTGCTGTGTCCCAGCAAGTCATAGCCCAAGTCTTCTCGTCGATAAGGTCTTGGATCAGATCAAAGAAGGAATATGAAAATAATCCTTCAAAGTTTAAGTCCAAACCTAAATTGCCGAAGTACAAACGAGGCAAGAAGCAGAATATGGTAGTCTTTACGACTTCTTCTTGCAGGCTTAAGGATGATGGATGTATTCATTTTATCAAGAGTGTAATTCCACCAATCAAAACAAAAATAGGAGATAGCAAATTATGTCAGGTTAGGATAGTCCCTCAAGCTACATGCTATGTGGTTGAGGTTATTTATGAGAAGAAGGAACAGGATATTAATCTTGATAAGGATAATGTTCTTTCGATTGATTTGGGATTGAATAATTTATGTACATGTATAAGCAATGTAGGTATCAATCCTTTCATTGTAAACGGAAAGATTATAAAATCCTTCAATCGGTGGTATAATAAGAAGGGAGCTAGATTGATGTCATATATTGGCGATAAGGGAACTTCAAAGAGATTAAGACAGTTAAACAATTACAGGAATTTTTGGATTGATGACAAGATTCACAAGGTTAGTAGATATATTGTTAACTATTGTATTGATAACAATATCGGAAGTCTTGTGATAGGTTTGAACAAAGGCTGGAAAAACGATATCAATCTCGGTAAGAAAATAAACCAGAAATTCGTTGAGATCCCATTTTCGAGACTTATAGACAAAATTTCCTACAAATGTAAATTAGTTGGAATCATCCTTCAGGTTCACGAGGAGTCCTATACTTCTAAAGTAGATCATCTGGCTTTTGAAAAGTTAGGTAAGCATGATGTTTATCTTGGCAAAAGAAAGAAACGTGGATTATTCCAAAGCTCTATCGGAAAGCTTATTAACGCTGATATCAATGGAGCTATTGGAATTGGAAGAAAAGTATTCGGTGATTCTTACGTCAGTAGGATAATCGATAGTGGGTTAGCGTTTAACCCGGTTAGAGTAAACATTTTGTGATATAAATATTAATCTAATTAATAAGATGAATAATTTTAATAACGTGGCAAGGGAAATAGATAAGAATTGCGTTGAGGGTAATTGCTTTGCCATTAACGACAAGAGCCATGGGGTAGGCGATAATAAGCTTAATATCGTATACAAGGCTAATTATACCGGTCAGATCTGTACGGCTAAGTTCCGTATAACGTCAAAGGACGGTAATATTGTCAAGGAGTATATGATAGCTCAGGACGCCAAGCCCGTTTATTATAATATCAAGATGGTTCAGCCGTTCACCAAGGACGACTGTCTGGCCAACCAGCATGGATCGGTGGTGTTGTATACGGTCGAGGAAAGGACTTACAAGTCGTTTATCTCGCAGGAGGACGCAGACGCCAAGGCTATGGAGGATATAGCCCTGAACGGTCAGAAATACGCCAACGAGCATGGTGAGTGTATAACCGATATCTGGTATAACGAGGAGCAGAGAAAGACGTTTATACGTAATAATTGCGATAAGTTCAGTGACGGTCAGGAATATGTTTATATCATTCCTGAGGGCAAGTACGTATCTTCCATCTCTCAGGAGGACGCCGATAGGAAGGCTCTTGAGGATATTGAGAAGAACGGTCAACAACAAGCCAATTTGGAGGGTGAGTGTAAGCCTAAGGAGAATATCTATTATGGTAAGTTTAGTAAGACCTTTACCCGTAACAATTGTGACTCCACCCAATACGGTACTGATGTGGTTGTCGATGAGACGATGGTTATAGGGGACTTCAGATCCATCGTGTCTCAGGAAGACGCTAATAGCCTAGCCCAAGCCGCTGTCGAGGCTCAAGGTCAGGATATAGCGAATATCAAGGGTAACTGTGAGAAGATACCGGTATTTACCGGATCGTACTCCAAGGTATTCCAGAGAACCAACTGCCCTGAGGGTTCTACTCCTGTTGACTTCACTGTGGACGAGAAGATGTGTTCTGGATATCCGTTCACTTCTACGGTATCGCAGGATGCCGCCAACAAGCTGGCGCAGGACGCTGTCGAGGCGCAAGGTCAGGCTATCACCAACGAGCGTGGCGACTGTCAGACTAACGTCTACTATAACGTAAGGATGGAGAAGACAGTCACTAGAAACAATTGCGATGAGTTCCATATCGGTCAACCTTATACTTATGTTGTAGCCGCTGGTAAGTACTTCTCTATTATCTCTCAGGAGGATGCTGACAATAAGGCTAAGGCCGATCTTGAGGCTAACGCCCAGCAACAAGCCAACCTAGAAGGTGAGTGTAAGGAGAAGACGATCTACTACGGTAGGTATAATAAGGAGTTCACTCGTAATAACTGTGATGAGACCCAATACGGCACCAAGGTTGTCGTGGATGAGACTATGGTGACAGGAGATTTCAGGTCTACCGTATCTCAGGAAGACGCCAACAATAAGGCTAAGGCCGCCGTCGAGGCTCAAGGTCAGGATGTGGCTAACGTGAAAGGTAAGTGCGAGAAGGTGCCTGTATATACCGGTACTTATACACGTACGTTTACCCGTAACAATTGTGGTGCTGGCACTGGTGGTACTTATACGGTAAATGATAGGATGGTTGACGGTTATCCGTTCACGTCTACCGTATCACAGGAGGATGCAAACAACAAGGCCAAGACCGCCGTTGACGCCCAAGGACAGGCTCTTGCCAATATCCACGCCCTTTGTACGTACACCGGCCGTGCTTCCTTGGAGTTCACGAGAAACAACTGTGGTGAGTGTAAGATCGGATCTAAGGTGACGATTACCCAAGATATGGTAGAAGGACACCCATTCCAGTCTAACGACTCCCAGACCGCCGCTGACGCTATGGCTATGACCGCCGTACAGGCTCAAGGACAGGCTTTGGCTAATACCAAGGGTACTTGTTCTGACGCTACTATGTATACCGGTAAGGCTAGCTTCGAGTTCACGAAGAGCAATTGTGGCGCTAATCAGGTAGGAGATCCGTTCACCGTGACACAAGATATGGTGGAAGGTCATCCGTTCCAGTCTTGTGTATCACAGGATGAGGCTAACTTAGTCGCTATGGCCGCTGTCATGAATCAAGGTCAGAAGATCGCCGATGAGCGTGGTACTTGCCATGAGGCTCCTAAGTACACCGGTCATTATAGCGAGGCGTTTGAGAAGAATAATTGTCCGTCTGGTCTTATCCCGTCTTCAGTTACCGTTACTGAGGCTGACGTGACCGGAGGTCCGTTCTACTCATACGAGAGCCAGTTCGCCGCCGATGAGCTTGCCAAGGCCGCTGTCAAGGCGCAAGGTCAGGCTATAGCCAACGATCGTGGTACTTGCGACGAACTGAAGATATATGTAGGTAATTATAGCAAGGAGTTCACTCCTAAGTGTCCTACTTGTCAGTATGCAGATCCTATCACCGTAACCCCGGATCTTATGGGTCAGTTCTTTACCTCAACCCGTTCTCAGGAAGAGGCAGACGCTTTGGCTAAGGCCTATATCGACAGAATGGGTCAGGCGTTCGTCAACAAGAACTATGATGATACGTGCCATACGAAGACCGAGCAACCGGTATGGGAGACTATAGAGACCGTATGTAAGGACTGTATCTCTCAATTACATCAACGTAATACCAATACCTGTTATACTGATCCTGATAATCAAGAGCGGTATATAGCTGGTGGTAATAATACATGTTTCTGGTTTGGTACGGCATCCAAGGCCTTTACCCGTCAATGTGCGGATGGTGGAGTTGGAAGCTCTGTTACCGTAACTCAGAATGATGTTACGGATCCAAGTCCTAGCTCTGATGGTAAGTTTAAGTCATGTGTATCCCAAGCTGACGCTAACGCCAAGGCATTGGCCGCCGTGAACTCTCAGGGTCAGGCCGTGGCCAACTCGAAGGGCACTTGTACTTGGACAGGAAGCTATACCGGTCAGGTTCAGAAGAACAATTGCGCTGATGGCGGCGTAGGCGACATGGTATCCGTAAATAGCGACAGGCTGCCGGGACATCCGTATACCTCCAACATATCTTTGGCTGACGCTAATAAGAAGGCCGAGAATGCTGTTCGTGGAGCCGATGGACAGAACTACGCCAATAAGAACGGTGGATGTACTTGGACTTACGTGGCAAGCCGTGACTTCTATAAGAACAATTGCGCCGGAAGCGGGGTTGGTCAGAGAATAACGGTGACCTCTACGCAAGCCAACGGCGGTACGTCTATCACCAGCAAGGTTTCTTTGGCTGATGCCAGAAGCAAGGCCGAGCAGATCTTAGACCAGAAGGGACAGGATTACGCTAATCAACATGGAACTTGTGTATGGACCGGTACTGGAAGCGCTACATTTTATAAGGATAATTGTGGTACATGTAAACATGGTGTCGCTCTATCCGTTCCTTATAGCGCCTTAGGGTTGTCAGCGTTGACATCTACCGTATCTCAGGCGGATGCCGACAGCAAGGTTCAAAACGCTTTCAAGAATGATACGGCGACTAAGACCGCCGCTCAAGCTTACGCTAATAAGAATGGTGATTGCGCCGATGACGATGATACCCCATCTTATGATGATTGGAATTATTATTGTAGTGGATGCGATTATCGTAGGAGTAGGAATCAGACCAATCCTTGTTCTTCAGCCTCAGATCAAGATGAGTTGGTTGAGTCCGATTCAAGATCTTGTGGATGCGGATGTGATAATACATACCGTATGGATAATAGCAGGTGTAATAATGGTAATAGCGAGGAGCATTATTCTAGCGAGTGTGATCCTACGGGATATTGGCAGAATGGCGGTGAGCATTGTTGTAATCCATATGACTACACTATCTATACCAATGAGGTATGTAAGGGATGTTCGGGCGAATGTGGTGATGTATGCGCTCCTAGCAGCCCTATGAAGGTTGTTTCTGCCGGAGAATATTGCAGGAGCACGGCTCAAGATGCGTCTAGCGCCGCTTATGATGCTTATTCTAGCGCTAAGGAGGCTCTTCAGATTCTTGTTAATGCTAAAACATGCCCTTCTAAGGTTGGCAATGATGACCGATGGGGAAATGTCAAGGCCACGAACTGTCCTAGCAACTGTACTCCTAAGACTATCAGTTATAAGCAAATCGCTGGTAAATATGAGGCTTGTACCAAGGACGAGGCAAATAGGATAGCCGACAATAACCTACAGTCAGACGGTATCTCTTACGCTAATGGCTTGGCGCAGGCCGATAGATGCGATTGCGTGGAGCCAACAAAGACGTGGTCATGGTCTGTATCTATGAATAATGATTGCATGAGTCATGAGCAACTTGTCACATCAAGAGGATTTACGATTACGTATAATAATCAATGTGGTAGATCTATATCTGGGTCTGTGAGTGGTATAGGATATACACAAAACGGAGAAGAGCAGGTCAATAGCGCTAGCTTTACAATTCCCGCAGGATCCGGGACCAAGAGTGGAAGTGTATATTTTAGCCGAGAAGTGGTATGTGGAGATGTAACAATCTCTGGTCATGATTCAGGTAATTGTTGACAATCACTGCTGTTATGGTTTTTAATAAAAAGGAGAGACTTATTAGCCTCTCCTTTTCCATTACATATCAGGATCTTAACAGTTCCCAGATCCTCCCCCAGAAACACTTATAGACCCACATTGTACTCCTGAATCAAAACCTATGACACCAGTTTTTTTACCAGACCCAGTAGGTATACTTACGGAAGTACTTCCAGCCGTAACAGTTTGCCCATTATCATTCCTGCCAGTAACAGTTACAGTTATTGATTTAGATGATCCACATTGATTATTGTAAGACACTTCATAGGAGCACCTTAATGCAGATGTAGAACCAGACAGACCATTACAAGGATCACCGCTCAGCATAGCGTTGGCGCTCCACGTCTTTGTTGGCTCCATGCAATCGCACTCCATAGCGTTGGCTTTTTCCTGCGCTAGTCTTTGTGTGTCAGCCTGTGCCGCGGCGGTAAGTTGGTAGTTTCATCAACCTTGTTTATTCTATTTTCGATAGAAATGACTAATATTGTATCACCAACATTAAAAAAGTAAGATTATGGTATGTGCTAAGAAAAAGAAGATGGCAGAAGGAGGCAAAGTCTCCGAGAAAAAGAAACCTCAACTGAAATGTGGAGGCAAGGTTAAGAAAAAGAAGTAATAACCGGAGGGGTATATCCCCTCCTTAGTATTTCATGCATGAAAAATTCAGAATTTGTATCTAGGATCATGAATGACATGAACTCCATCAATAAGGACGCTCATGTCAGTAGAAGATGGATATTGTCCATAGGCAGGCAAAAAGCAAGGTCTTATATAGCCCAGAAGTATGCTGATGGAACCTTGTTCGGCGAGGAATCGCTGTATACTCATATTAATTGCATGGAAATGGAGAGGGTTCGTAAGGTAGATTGTTGCTTTGATGAGTTTAAGTTATGCAGGATACTTATGAGATCCAAGAAAAGATTGCCCGATATGATATATACCCGTATAGGTCCGGCTATCATCAAAGTATCAAATATCATGGATGATATTATATTTACCTCCATATCGTTAAGAAAATACGCTAACAACAAGGAACGTAAATACGGGAATATAGATCAATACTATTATTATGTCAATGATGGATATATCTATATACCAGATATTAACATAGAGGCTATAAATGTTGATCTTATAACTCTCGACAGAAAAGCGGCGTTAGAGCTAGGGGGATGTGGAGCTGAAAAAGATAAGCCATGTACATCTCAATGGGATTATGATTTCATATGCCCAGACAAACTTCTTGAATATGTGGTTTCCGAAACATTAAGGGAAACTGTAACCAAATTGCAGATCCCTACGGATGAGAACCCGGATATGGATATTAATAAGAAAACACAAAAAATTCAATAACATGAATCTAATAAGATCAATAATCAATTTCTTTGGTTTCAATGACGCCATAGTTGACGGTATAGGCGAAAGAGGGATGAGAGACAGCTCTATTATAAGATATAATGAGGTGCACGATATGTATGACAAGATTATAAAAGATCTGGGAGATATGTCGGCTTACGTATCCAAGGGTTATATCTATGATAAGATAAAGGAAAGAACGGGATTAAGTACCAGACATATTAGTAGGATATTAAATCATACTAAGAGAAAAGATCTTAGGTTTATATAAAAAGGAGAGGATAATCAACCTCTCCTTTTTGTTTTTAACAGTATCCACCTTGACTTGGATTAGATACATACATGCTTGTAGCATTGCTAACACAATCACTTCCGCCTGATATCGTTCCCGATCCGGATGGTATGGTGACTGTTTTAGTGGTAGAGAAATATTCTACATCTCCAGATGGTTCAGATCTAGTATAATACACATCAAATGATGCTGTTTTAGATTTACCACATGGATTATCATAACTTACGGATATACTTAAACATTGTCCATTAAAACTTCCGCTAGCGTAAGCGCTCCATGTTTCGAGGCAATCGCATCTATCCGCCTGCGCCAAGCCATTAGCGTAAGAGATACCATCGGATTGTAGGTTATTGTCGGCTATCCTATTTGCCTCGTCCTTGGTGCAGGCGGTGTATTTTTGTGTATAAATTTCTTGTATTAGGATGAAATCGTTATATTTGTGATATGAAAACAAAGTCATTTAAAATACTTGATCAATACTTTCTTCGATTCTATAGATCTATTATGTCTAAGAACGGGAAAAGGAGGAAGCATACGATCGTGGATAAGAATGATATCCTTGAGTGCCAGTCGTTGATCTGGAAAGTCATACGTGATAGGTATCTGGAGGATGAGGGTGGGGTTTATATAAACAACATCGGTTATCTGTGCCATAAGATAAATCCTAATCGTAAGATATATCTGAATAAGCTTACCGGTACTATTAACAGACGTGGAACTGGTGGATATTCTTATGTACATACGTGTATTGATTTTATGCCTCGGAACAAGTATTTCCATCTCTATATTTCTCCGGCGTTGAACAGGGAGTGTAGGTTGGCTATGGAATCAGGTAGGAGGTATAAGTTCTTGTACCGGGAGGTTGAGTCGGAGAGTAAGGTATTTGGAGTTAAATGGGTTTATAAGCTGTAGAAGTTTTTGTGATCCAGTTAGCCCGTGAGGGTAGACTAGATTTTTTTTGTATCAATGATTCAAATACATATCTTTGTGCAAAAGACTTAAATATGACGATAAAGGGCTTATTGGCCGAGATCAAGGCCGATTTACATAAATACGATGATAGCGGGGCTATAGATACCTCATCTGTTTATAGGTGGGCTGAGATCGCTTTAAAAAGGTTTGGGGGTGTTATAGCCGTCATGTCCGAGGCGATTGTCAAGACCAGCAACAAACAGGCGGTATTACCTTCCGATTTCTTCGACATGCTTGACGCCTATAGGTGTGAGCCTCTTGTCTGTGAGATTCCGGGGGGCGATAAGGCTAAGGCTGACCTCCAACACGAGATCGGCTGGGTCGAGCGCACCGAGCGCGGCTTCCGTTGGAACTCCTGCACGGAGTGCTGTAAGGAGGAGTTTGAGAAGACGATCACGGAGAAGCTATATATCGGGTCTCACGAGGTTCGTTTCCATTATCATCATCCCGTAAGGTTATCCATAGGTCGTGGGCTGAGGCGTGATTGCGCCGCCGACAAGTATCGGGATAAGTATGATTGGGATAATTATGATATAACTATATCCGGCAATGCTATGTATACCGGGTTTGATGGATTTATTTATATCATATATCGTGCTACGCCTAAGGACGATGACGGTCTCCCGTATATACCTGAAACGGCGTTAGGTTATCTTGAGGATTATGTCGAGACGTATATCAAGATGAAGATCTTCGAGAACGCCGCCGTTAACGGTTTGATACAAGGGGCTGGTGATGCTTATAAACTATACGCCCAGCAGGAGCCGGGTAAGTTCGCTAGGGCCATGAAAGAGCTTAAGATGTCGATGATTACCTTGAATGATTACCGGGAGCTGGCTGAGGATAATAGGAGGAGGATGCTGTCTTATGAGCGTATGTGGCCCAACGCTTTTGATAAGTATATTAAACTGGTTTAACAAAATACGATGATATGGCTGATTGGATACATTTAGATAAGACAAGTGGTACCGGACCTGCTGAGGTTAGGGTTACCGCTGATGTCAATGAGACTGGAGAGATACGTCAGGCTACGTACAAGGTTATAAAAGAAGGCACCAAGGAGGAGAAGACGTTCGTGTGCAGGCAGGAGTCGGTTCCGGTGGTTATTATCCCGGAGTTCGACTACCTAGTGCTTAGGTATATCTGGGCTGACGAGGACGGCATTGACTTTGACACGGCTACCGGTTTCGATAACACCGGCCTCCCGGATGTTGACGGCAAGCTGGTTGGTTGGAGTAAACAGTACCAGACCACGCAGGAACGGGTAGGTGATTATCTCATCCATGGTGGTGATAACATGGAATCGGGTAATGAGGCAGCTTTGATCCAGATGGGACCGTTGTTGGATGGCGATAATTATGATAAATTACCTCTTGAGATCAGATGCAGTATATACGGTAACTGGTATGGTGGTCGTGAGAAAGGTAATATCACTATCAAATTCACGGCATATAAGGGCGGTTCTATGGAGAAACGTGGATATGATTTTGTCAATATCGGAGGCGAGGAGGTTTATACCGGTAATGCCCCGACCAATGTATCCGCCCACGGAGAGGATAATTGGCAGGATATAAGAACCTCGTATTCTAAGGTGGGCACGATGATTTATAACAAGGAATCTCGTGACTGTATTGTAAGAATAGGTGAGTGATTGTTCTTTTTCATAATACAAATATCTATCAGCTCTCTCGTCCGTGAGGATGGGGGAGTTTTTTTGTTTTTTAGTCCTTTACTTATGACATGTTTGATCTTTTATTGCGTGGGAATAATCTAGCTTTGCCGAAAACTAGCATTATGATCGCATTAAATGATGTCAATAACGAACTCCATGTCCGGTTGTATATATTGGAGGTGTTCAAGGATTATGTTCGGGATGATGATTTCGACGAGCTTTTAGATAAGGCATTGGATTTTGTCATGGAAGGCGTTTCTATGCCTAAGGTGCCGGTAAAAGATACTACTATGAGCGATATATCAAGAAGTATTATCGCCTTGACCACAGGTATAGGGTTTGATGGTAAGATAAACAAAAGTCCTCTGGAATTGGCTTATGACAGATGTAGGATGAGATATGTTTTCGATCCTCGGAATCGTGACATACATGGCGTTGTCGTTGGTTATTCCAATGATTTCAATAGTCTGGTGGCCGTGTGCGACGAGGGATCGAAGAGAGGAATAGATAAAGGATCTACCGATTTTGTGGATGTCAATGAGAGATACGTTACTAACGGGTTCTTCTACATATCCGTAGAGGACGCCGATAAGCAATCAAGCTACATGGGAAAAAATCCATAATTATTATGTTTTTGTATTTTCATTAGGGGTAAACGTTGCAAAGTGTTTAGATTTTCCTTCTGGCTTGTGAGAGTCAGAAGGATTTTCTATTTTTGTGCGATTTGAATGTTTTGCATAATACGTACGGTTTGTTAGAATCCGCCACATAAGTGATTATCTGGCGGATTTATTATATTTGCGAAAAAGATAAGATCGTGCAAAATAACTCTAACATAGCGGTTCCCGATTCCGGGATGAACAGGGATAAGCATCCACAGGACCTATCCCCGTCTGAGTACAGTTTCGCCTTGAACGCTACCATAGAGGGTGACGATGGGAGTCAGATTAAGATTCAGAACGAGCCTAGCACCCTTTTATGCAAGCGATTCGATGGCTATAAGGTTATTGGGTATAAGAATGATATAGCTGGTGATAATACTTATTTTTTTCTCGTGAATCCTGATAACAATACCTCTAAGATCACGTTCATGAGGTCATTGGATTATGTCAAGACCGTAGAGGATCAATTAGCAGGATCAGGGAAAGATATTCATCGTATCCTTGGCGAGAGACTTGAGGAGTCGGATGGTCGTTTCGATGAGATATGTGATTTGATGGAGGTGTTGATAGAGGATGGGACCGATGACCCTTGTCTTAACTTCTCCATTCATCACCCGATTTTCGATATAGAGATCAAGGATGAGAAATGTGGGAAGGTGATATACTGGACCGATGGATATAATCCCCAGAGATATGTTATGGTCGATAAGGCTCTTAATCCGGATGATGATGGTGACTTTTGGTATCATTACCATGGGTATAAGACATGTGGGGATGATAAGCCAATAAAGAGGTGTAGGCTGGCTTGCGAGAAGCTTCTGGTGTTCCCGTTGCTGACGGCCCCGTGCGTGGAGCCTGAGGTCGTGGAGTTCGGGGGGAGCCTGCGTGCCGGGACCTACCAGTTCTGCGTGGCGTTGTGCGATGAGTTCGGGATTGAGAAGACCGGATATTGCTCATTGACCAACCCAATCATGTTATTCGATCGTCAAGATATGGTTATCCGCGATGGTTTATGGGGTAAGTCAACCAACATGGGTATCCGCCTTACCGTGTCTAATATAGATAAGCAGGTATCTCATTATAAGATAGGCGTTATACAGAACACGGTTGGGTTTAATGGTGAGCAAAGCCCGGTTCTTGAGTATTTCATAGAAGGTATACATCCGATAACGGAAAGGACCATCTATTACCTTACGGATCAGTATAGCGAGCGTACGACCATGGAGAAGTTATCCAAGGAAATACCGGTATATAAGACAGCCAGAGGCATGACGTCTGTCGGGAATCGTCTTCTTCAATACGGATTGACCGTGGAGAATGAATGGAATCTTCAACCGGTCGTTAATTTCTTGGGTCATTTCGTTAAATGGCAGACATCGATAGCCACGGAGAATCTATATAAAGACGGTGTGGCTTGCTCTAAATACGCCTCTTTCATGCGTGACGAGGTATATCCGTTGGGTATAAGATTCTTTACCAATACGGGATACAGGACAGCTAGATTCCCGCTTATCCCTCGTCCGGCCACAAGGGAGGAGATGGAGGTTATCGTTGATGAGGACGGCAACTCTGAAGACCTATCAGCGGCTTCGGTATTGGAGAACAACCCGCAGTGCGCCGGGAACAGCCGCCGTTATCTTTGGCAGTTTAAGAATACGGCAAAGATCATAAACGACCCGTCTTGGGGATTTGATGATTTTGGGGGAGAATGCAAGAATCAGCTAGATGTTAAGCAACTCAGATATGTAGAGCAGGAATATGCCACGGTAGGAGAGACCCAATTCGTTATCAACACGATGGGGGAAGATGTTACGGTAGATGATGCTATTGATTATATCGCTGATAATATAGAGAACTTGTGTGATATCATAGAATCTAATGTAGGTATTACTGACGAGTTATGCGCTGCTATATCATTGCCAGAGGATCAAGACGGTATAAAGGCTCCCGATTTCCCTAGTGGATGTGATGATATCGAGAGGATAGAGACCAGGACTATATTGGATAAAAACTCTTTGGTGGATTCTAGGATTGATTTTACGTATAAGCTGGCTAGTGATTATACGGAGACTGAGCCTACCACCTTAATACAAAGTAATGCCGAGTCACAAAGGAAGTTCTCTGTATTGTGTGATTTCGATAATTATTCCAGTGGAGGTAAGAATATCATAGATCTGGTTCAGGAATGGCTGGATGGTCAGGATGAGGATAAATTCCCGTCTGATATAGACTCCTCCGCCTTGGTCTTGTGTCAGGATATGTCTAATGTCCGGCAGTTATATGATGAGGGTATATGTACTAATGGGTGTTCGGTAGGTGATCCTCACGTGAATCCTACTATTAACGATGTTCAACTTCCTACATTCCAGGGGGGTAGGTCATTGGGTAAGTGCACATATTTGTATCAATATCCCGGATGGGAAGGAAAGAAGCATACGGAGACGATGCTTGATCAGTTAATGGATACGATGGAGGCTTATTTCCCCCAATATGAGAGTCAGTTTGGTATCGAGAACGCCATGTGTCTTTTTGGCGATGGTGATAATTCTAAGTTTAATACCGGTATAACTACTGACTGGGAAGGTCGTGTGTCTATGCAGAATGATATTGACGCCAAGACCAATTGGTTCGGTAGAAGCAACTTGACTTATTTCAAGTTCTATCCACATGTATCCTCATACGCCAGATGGGTGGAGTTGGATTACGAGAAATACATAAGTGGTTTATCCGATCCTGATAACGGTATTATGTATATAGAGATGATGGGTAACTATAATTATCCGATCGGCGACTCGTCATCATACAATAAGGTTCGTATAACGTTTTTCTCGGACAAGGAAGGTACCGTGGCTCCTAATCCTTTGGCTAATGATGCCAAGAAAGGTGTTATAGTGAATTACGTGGATCATAAGATATTTATGATGCCAAAGTACTTGTTCTGGAATGATGACAAGACTACTTTCCATAAGATATATGTTTGCATCGAGCCTGCGGTATGCGTGTTCTTCACCGGTTTCGCCATGAGGAAGGACATGAAGGAGCTTGCCGGATTCTATACGGCCGGCACCGCCATCTTCCCCGCCCCGTTCTGTTTTGGCATTCGGCCACTGGAGGTGAAATACGTGTTCTTCTTCACGAAAGAATTGAAATTAAGGAGATTTGTTACCTATGAGGCGAAGTGTGTCTCATGTGGGGATAAACCCGCTGACTGCGCTCCCAGACCATATCAGTATGGTGATTTCGGATATTGGGAGTCTACCAATAAGTACCCGGCTAATTTTGAATTGTATGATTCAAGTAAGATCGGGATATCATCGGGAGGATCAAAGAGGAAGGACATAATAGATTCTTTGACGAAATACTATGGGTCTCCTAAATCAGTTGGGGGTAAGTCTTATTTCACCGGTAATGGGGGTAACGCTGAGTACCCCAATACGTCAACCACGTTTTGTCAGAGACCTATACGTCATTACAAGTTCCCGGATAACTCTGTCGCTCCTTTTATGGGTAATCCGTCTCAACTGACCGGTCAATATGGAGTTGACTCCTATATTTATCCTATGGGGGTGATGCTTGATGACGATATCGTTAATGAGTTTTTGGATATAGCGGTAGAGAACGGTCTTATAGATAAGGCCAGAAGAGATTCTATAATAGGATATGAGTTGTATAGGGGCGATAGGACGTTGGATAAGAGCGTTATCGGAACCGGTCTGGCTTATGATATGTTTAAGTACGATGATCCCGACGGATCGGCTAACCTTTATCCTAATTACCCTTACAACGATTTGTCTGATGATATGTATATCTATAAGGATATTAATCGTGAGAAATTTATAACGCATCCGTTTAACAGGAAGGGTAATATCTGGTATTCATTCTTAAGTCCTGATATTGCCTTTAACAAGCCTGACGCTCCCACCGAGTGCCTTGTTGATGGTTATCAATTAGGTAAATCCTCAGGTATATTCAGGGAGGTGGAGGATCACCCTAAATGGACGATATTAGGGAGTAAGGCTTACAGTATGGCAACATCATTGGCTACGGTGGAGGCTATGGCTAATTTAATATCCGCTATAGCTGAGTATACATATCAGTCGGCTTCACAGCAATATGTCGGTGGAGGCGTGTTCTTTTTAGCCAACCCTGTCGGCATAGCGCTGACGGCTATCCGTCTGGCTACGGGTATCGCCAAGGCCACAGCCCAGTCCGTGGTGGATATAGGCAAGTATAGGTATCAGTGGTTAACGGCATTGATAGATAGGGGACCTAGACGGAACTATGCTTATTATTATACTTCTGTCGCTCATTATAATTTATTTTACCAAAAAATAGGGGCGTCGGAGCTACGTGGATTGTCAACGGCCAAATATATCAAGAGCGGGTTGTATCCGGTTACAGACATCTCGTCACAAGGGGGAACCGTAGGTGGTAAGCCTATTATCATAAACAACCTCGATCGTGAGCATTCGTTGTTCATGTCATTTGGTATGGATAAGTATATGCTTGAATATCCGGAGTTGGTTTCAAGTTACGATACCAGCCGTATTCAGGATGAGTGTAATATTCGTAACGATGAGGTGGCTGGTATGACGCCTCATTTTATGACACGTGAATCTTTTGTATCCTGCCCCTATATGAGGATAAAGAAATATTCTCCGGCTCAATACGGGCAGATAGAGGATATCAGGTGGGTATCGTTAGGTGGTTGCGGGTTGATGGATGAGGATAAGCGTAAACCTGTTTTTGGAGGAGATGTGTTTATATCAAGGTTCTCGCTTAAGAGGAAGATGCCTATGTTTTACTTGACTCAGTTTGGTCAGGGAGACATGATACCATTCCCTTATTACGATTATCGAAACATCGGGTATCCCCGTTATTTCGTCAATTACGATACCGGGGAGGATTATCTTAATAAGACCGATACGGATACCGGATCGCTATACTCTTTCCCTAGCCGGAAGAGCGCTTATGAGATGGTTTGCAAGACCGGAGATATGTATCTTAGCGGTCGTTTCTTCCTATACTTCTATGGCATACCTCAGTTTCTTGTGGAGTCTGAGATCAATTGCAATTTCCGTATAGCCGGACCTGAGCCTTACGAGGGGTTCTATCCGGAGGTGGGGGATTATATATCATGGACTCAGGAGCGTAATGTCCCTATATCAAGGGATAATGTGTTTAAGATAAGTCCTGTGTATAAGAATCGATTTACGTTAGGTGGCAGGTCATTACCAGAGACGTATGATAGCAATTTTTGGGACTGCGCTTACCAAAGACCCAACGGCGTCATATGGAGCACCGCCGACGTGTCGGAGAACGGCATGACCGATCCTTGGCTGTCGTACAAGCCTATGGATTACCATGAGTTCAAGACCTCTTTCGGGAAACTTATAAGCATGAAAGGGATAGAGTCGGATCAGATACTGGCTCGTTTTGAGAATCAGGTAGGGTTGTACAATGCCATAGACGTGTTGGCGGAGAGAATATCCCCGGAGAATAGCGAGCTAGGGGCAGGTGGTCTTTTCGCCTCTCGTGGTATCGAGTATAATAATACGACGTTAGGATATTCCGGGACCCAGAGTCGGGATATGATCAGTTGCGAGTTTGGGCATTTTTGGGTCGATTTAAGGCGTGGTCAGGTGTTTAAGGTAGATTCTAATGGTAGGAATCTTACGGAGGTCACACCGGGGCTTAGAAACTGGTTTAAGGAGCATCTTCAGATGAAGATCATCCGTAGCCGGATATATAACGCTGATACGGACGCTGAGTTGTCTTATTATGATATCGATAACAAGTTCTTTGGTATAGGGCTATCCATGGGCTGGGACAATCGGTTCAAGAGGGTTCTGATAACCAAGAAAGATTATATACCGGTAGGGAATCCGAGCGAGTACCAATTCCGTGGCGGCCGGTTCTACAGGAACGGGCAGGCGGTGGAGCTACAGGACGCCAGCCATTTCACGGACGTCTCGTTCACCGTTGGATATAACTGCCTGAAGGGTGAGTGGAAATCATATTTATCCTACACCCCTGATTATTATATCGAGCACCAGCATTATTTCCAGTCTGGAAAGAACTACTCAAGTGAAAGTCAGGAGATAGGGTTATGGTCTCATGGATTGACCAACCAATCGTATCAAGTATTTTACGGTAAGCTATATCCGTTCGTTATAGAGGTACCGGTACGTGAGCAGTATGTGAATAAGATCCTCACGAACTACCAATATAGGATGGATGCCAGAAGGTATCAGGATGAGGTTAATTACCAAATTCTTAGGACTACCGGATTCAATAAGGCATGGTTTTATAACGATACCAACAACAGCGGTGAGCTTCGGATGGTTATCGCTGACAAGAACGATATGAGCCAGCGGTTAAGGTATCCTGTAACCAATGACGATAGCCGTGAGATACTGGTGACGGAGGTTGATCAGAAGATAAATATAAATGACTATTTTAACGAGGTCAAAGACGATACTAATAACCTCCCGGTATGGATCAAGGATGTGAATGACATTGACCGGAAGATCGACCCTAGGGCTGTCGATTATCATCGGAGGTGGCGGGATCGTCTTCGTGGCGATTGGTTCTTGGCTAGGTTCGTGAATGACATTGAGAGTAGGTTCAAGATGATAGTTCGTTGGTTTAGCAATGAGGAGAAAGTTTATTGATTTATTAACATATAGGGGGGGGAGGTATTTTGCCGCCTCTCCCTTGTATATTAAAACGATATGGAAGATTTTATTGGTAAGTACGATGGTAATCAAATAGACAGTAGACTTGATAAGGTCAAGGATATGGTTGGCGCCACGGCGTCCGGGGCTGGCGCTGCGGGATTGGTGCCGGCTCCTGCTAAGGGGGATGAGGGTAGGTTCCTTTGTGGTGATGGTACGTGGAAGGACGCAGTAGCTAAAAGTGATGATGAGGATGCTTTTTTTAGCTATCATCTTACAGCTTGTAGGAGATCAATCTACTACTTTGCCTCAATCTCAATATAATACTATAAAGTCGTTGTTTGATGGTAGTTCTACGTCCAATGTCAGGATGATAAGACCTAACAATTCTTTTGTGGAAGCGTTAGGTGGCATGAATATTAATGATTTGATGGTTTTTAATGATCAAAGGAATGATTGTATCACTATTTATATCAGCGCTTCAAATAATTCCCTTAATATGGGATTTTCAGATATATCTATATCTGTTTACCCTAATTTGAATGTTGAATATATTAATTCTTCTTTAAATATAGCATCATTAGATGACACTGAGATAGTTATTGTAAGGTCTTTTGGGAATACAGAAGATAATATAAATTTTGATAATCAGCTTCATCTTAAGTTGAAAGGGACTGGGAATAAAGCATTGATTGATAATGGGTTATATCAGGATATAAGAGGTATAGACATATCAAGTTATCTATTAGAACCTGGGACTATTGATATAGTATCATCTATAACCAAATCAAAATATGATGATATAAAAAGTTATATTCTAAATAATGATCATATGTATCTTTCACGAGTGATATCTGGCTCCGGTTTTACGGCGACTTTTAATTCATATATCATAGCAAGTTATATTTATGATGCCGCTTATTTGGTATTTTTTGATCCGAATTCTTCAAAAATGAGTAAGATAAAAATTAATTATGATACTTATGAGGTGAGTACTATTGTAATTTAAATATTTGATGTTATGGCAACAGGAAAAGCTAGCGGTAAGAAGAAGGGCGAATGCCCGAAGTCAGGATGCATTAAGAAAGTAGGGAGTAATTGGCGAGTGGTTAGCAACAAGACCGGTAAATTATGGCCGGCCAAGTACAAGTCGAGGGATTCGGCTAAGAAAGCCTTAGCGGCTTATCATATGCATTGATGGTATAGGCGGATAGATGATATGAATCATGCATCCGCTTACTGTTTTAATCTACATGCTATTATGCCTATCTTTGTGAAAAACATGATTTATGGCTAAGAAAGATAAGAAGGAGGAAATCCCTTCATGGATAAAGGATTTGTATAAGGGAGATCTTGATCGTGTCGTAAGAGGCGAGCGTCCTATGTATTTCAGGGGTATGGATGATAGTCCTTTGAGAAACGTATCCCCGGAGTTTGATATCCTTAGCGGAGGGGCTGCCGTCAAGGGTATGAATGGGATAAGAGGTACATTGTCCCCGTTGAATAATGGCATGGGTAATTATAATTTCAGCCTCAGGGGTATAAATAAAAAGATCGGTGAGTTGGTTGATGAGGCGGGATTATATCTACCTGAGAAATTAAGACCTGTATATCGGACTGTGGTGGATGCTATGTCGAGTTCCAAGGATAAGAGGTTGGGTCATATCACGCAGCCGTTGGCCAACGCCCTGTACCCGGCGGACGAGCGGCGAAACCGGCGTCTGGACGGGGAGTATCCCGTTGGTTATGTGGATGCCATAGACGGCATATGGCCCATGGAGAAATATGGGCTATGGGGAGAGAAGATCGAAGATAAGCAAGATGGAGGAGAGATAGAGGATATAGCAAGAAAGATGTATAGATCTGATCTTGATCGTGTGATATTCGGTCAATCTCCTATATATTATAAACAGCTTGATGATAAATCTCTAGATGATACCCATCCAGAATTTGATATCCTTACCGGTGGTGTCTCTCTTAAATCTGCTCCTTCTTACAAAATGGGGATAGTTGGGAAGGGTAATGTGTTTGACAATCCTTGGGAGTCAAGTATTTATGGTAGGATATTTGATAAATTGGATGATTATGCGAGCATCCCAAATGACGTGTTCACCAAGTATCTAGGTAAGACGTTGAGAGGGATAAAGAAAAGGATACCGGATAAGGATGATAAGAAAAAATTTCAGGATATAGCCGAGAAAGTTGTCAACCGTGTTTATGAGGATTTGGATTATTATGTAGGTCTTGGTTCTACTATGCTGGTTGATGATAAGGAGGAGAAAGAAGAGGGAGGTCCTGTAAATACCAATCGCTCTTATGGTTCTGGCAAGTATGTGATTGATCCTCGTAGATCAGGGGATAGCAAAATGGCTGTATATGATGAGATATGGGATTATCTGACGGATAAGAAGGGGATACCACAAACACAAGCGATCGGCATCCTGTCTAACATCGCCGCCGAGTCCGGAGGGGATACCACTGCCCTAGGAACCGCCGGTGACTTTGGTATCCAGCAATGGCTTGGACCGAGGAAGAAAGAGCTACAGCGCAGGTACGGAAAGAAGCCTACATTAACCCAACAACTGGATTATCTTGTGGATGAGTATCAAGGTCGTGTACCGGGGCTAGGCTGGAACTACATGAACCAAGGCAGGTTCTTTGATAAGGACGCTCAAGGCAATGTATATAATTATTATATGTACTCAAAGGCTGATTTTGATAACGCTACCAACTACAAGGACGCTACCGTAGCATGGAATCAGGGGTATGGAAGGCCTCTTGGATCGACTTTAAGAAATGAGAAGAGATTTGAGTTTGCCGATATGTTCTCTGATAGGTATGGTGTCCCGGAGAACGAGCCAATGAGATACGAGTTCGGGCAGCGGGATTCGGGCATGGGGGACGGAGGTCAGCAGCCTACCCCTGAGACGGTAGCCCCTGCCAATCCTTCTTTGGCTTCCCACCCTTCCATAGATAGCTGGTGGGAGAAGGAGGGTCAAGATCTGTTATATAAGATGCTAGCTCAATCTGGCGCTAACAAGAAAGCCATAGAGGACATCGCCAATAATATTAAGAATGATCCTCAATCGGAGGCGCAGATAGCGGAGGCCGAGCGTATGCGTAGGGAACAGGCAAAAAGGCAGTTGGTTCTTAATATGATACCGGGGTTAAGCCTTAACATAAAAGGTGTGAGTAGAAATAATAGTTAGTATTTTAATGTTAAATAATTTGTTATGAATAAGTTGTTGTTTTTATTTGATGTGTTATTTAAGGGGACTTGTTTTACCCCCCCCACCCTAGTAGTTTAGGATGGGGGAATAGATGGGTAGATGCTATGGCTGATGATAGGAGGATGGTTATAGCATTGTTAGTAAAATATCTAAGGGGAGGTATGTTATGAGAAGACGTGTAATGACAGGTCCCAAAAGCTTGGATGTATTGTATACATACACTTATAATAGTAATAATTACCATACATTTGTAGCTCCAAAGTCGGCGTATTATTATGTTGAGTGCTGGGGTGGTCAAGGTAATTATGGTTACAATGATAGCGAAGATAAGTTTACCAGATCCAATGACCCTGGGTATGGTGGATATGTGGCTGGATTTATCAAGTTAGTTGGTGGTGATGTCATTTATGTGTATTGTGGAAATGGTGGACTTAAGCAGACGAGTAATGTTGTAAAATATAATTATAATGGAGGAGGTTCAGGGCATTCAATGACTAATGAGAGCGCTGGAAGGTATATCTATGAGGGAGCCGGGGGCGGAGCTACAGATTTGAGGTTGTCCAACAATAGCGATCCTCTAAACTTAGATTCTTTAAAGACCCGTATTATGGTATCCGGGGGAGGTGGTGGAGGATGTGAGTATTATTTTATTGGGCACGGAGGATCAGCGGGAGGGTTGAAGGCGTATCTGGGGGGCTATGCCAAGGGAACTCCTGCATCCCAAGTAGCGGGAGGATCTAACTCCGGCAATAATTTAACTAACGGAAATGGAGGTCTATTAGGAGTGGGAGGAGGATGTGGTTTTGATGGCGTTTCGTATTCCTCTGGTGGAGGAGGAGGCTTTTATGGAGGACCAAGCGGCGGGATATCGTCGAACGCTATTCAAGCTGGTGGTGGAGGATCCTCGTATATATCCGGTCATCCGGGATGCGTGAAATATGATAAATATGTATTTACTAACACTAAGATGATAGATGGGAACGGGTTCGTATGGACAGATGTGAAAGGGGAATTAGAAAAAAATGCCTAATCCTTTGGGTGGATTATATGATTTAGGAAAGGGACATATAGGCTCTGGATATTGTCGTATATCTATATTCCAATAAATATTTATATATCTAATCAGTTTAGTGTTATATTTGCGAAGTAATTAAACGTTTTAGATATGAAAAGATTGTTATTTTTATTTGCTATGTTATTGACGCCGTTCGCTTTGATGGCGCAAGAGGTAATCCCATCAGAAGGGGCTATCACTATTGATTTAACTACCTTCACCGGCATCATGGCTTTCGTCACGATGTCAGCTACGCAGTTAGCCAAGGTAGTGCCGTATATTGACACCCATAAGTGGGCTAAAGTCCTATCCGCCGTAGTCATAGGTATGCTGGTTTGTATATTAGCGTGGTTTCTAAAGGTGTCTCCATTGCTTATAGGGAGTGAATGGTGGGAGGCTCTATTATATGGAGTGGCTGTAGGTCTCAGTTCTGCCGGTTTCTATGATTTGGTTAAGGCTATAGGATCATTATTCATAAAAAGAATTTAATTCTGTACATAATAATAGCATTTGCTGAGAGACTCATCGTTGTGAAATGATGAGTCTCTATTTTTTTTAAACTATCTTTGTGTCAGAACGAAATTAATTTGATATGAGCAAGTATGTAATCAAGAGGAAGATACCTAAATATCAAGAGGCCGGGGAAGTCACCCCTATTATGCCCGGTAATGTTGTTGGTCTTCAGGGTATTGGAGTGGAGCCTTTGGTTTCGTCTACCCAGATAGGATTTGATATTCAGCAGCCTGATATTAATACCATTGATACAAGTGATTTGAGCGCTTTGGTTGACAGTAATAAGAAGGTTGATAAGTCTGGTAGTACGGATGTTTTTGATTTTACCACTATCCCTTACTATGGTGCTGATGATATAGGATCTAGGTTCACTCAGATGGGTCGTGGTATAGGACGTATGAGAAGCGAGGGATATGGCGATTTATCCACCGGGGCTAAAACAGCTAATACGATAACTACCATAGCCTCGGGAATTAGTGGTATCATGGGGTTGGCTCGTAACGTGGTTTCTGGGATAGCGTCAGAGAAAGGTACTCGTACCAATATTAGGTTAGCTCAGGAACGTGAGGCTAGGCAAAGAAGGCAATCCCAAATGCAGTACAAGGATGGCGGGGGCGTTTATCTAGGACCTAATAATAGGTTTGATAGCGGAAGCCTTACCGGTGAGTATCTGTATCCGTTACCTAAGTCGATGGAAGATCAAGCCAACGTGGAGGTCGAGAAGGGCGAGTACGTGGAGCAGCCCGGGGAGGCGCCGATGGAGGCCATGGGGCAGAAGCATGCCGATGGGGGAACGCCTGTTTCTTTGGAGCAGGGTACGGAGGTTATTACCGATGACACCACCATAGAGCCGGACTTCGCTAAATACATTAGGGATACGTATGGTATTAAGGCTACACCAAAGGATACGTACGCTACGTTAATGGATAGATATAAGGTTAAGATCGGTCTTAAATCAGCTTACGATGACCAGGAGAAGGCGTTAGAGAAGTTGAAGAAGAACGATAAGATAGATGATGAGAATACGAAACGTTTAAACGCCTCTGTATTATCTAAGGCCATAAATGATAGTAACGATACGGTTAATGGATTAGAGGGGAGATTTACGGACTTCGCTAATGTCATATACAAGGAGCAGGAAGACCGGAAGATGAAGAAGGATGAGGATACGTATTTCGCCAAGGGAGGTGAGATAGATAACATCATATCCAGATCCATGAAAGAATACGGTCTTACGGAGGAGGATATAGCTGAGGCTAAGAAAGAGCTGCTTAAGAAAGTGGCTGGTATTCGTCAGAAGATGGAGATAGGAGGCACGTCTTTGTTCGGTCGTAAATTAACTTTCCGCCCGATCGAGAATAGGTTCAACAATGATCCTAACTATTTCGGTTATCAGCGCCAAGGAACTGATGGCTCTTATGGAGGTATTAATACGGATGAGAGGTTGAATTATTATAAGACATTCAATCCGGTCGCTTACGATGCTTATATGGGAGCTTCAGAGGGCACTAGGGCTAGGGCGTTGCAAGACGCCATCTACGGTCAGACAAGTAGCTGGATGGGCTTGGCTACGGCTGAGAACCCGATCATCGCCAACGCCGAGGCGCTTCGGGATTACACGACGCTCGTTTCCTTTGGCGGTGAGGATAGTCAAGGTAATTACCCGGAAGACAAGAAAGCCGCATATCATGATAGGATGAGAGACAATAAATTAGGTTTGTTTACCACATCTCGCCCTATGATCGGTCTGGATGTTGTTACAGAGGAACAGCATAAAGCTCTTAACGACGCTGGTATCACTCATTTCAGTCAACTGTTTTCTGACAAGAATAAAGATATTGTTAATAAGATCCTTGGGGAGGATATGCTTAAGATGCAGGCATTGAGATCCATGAAGGGAATGGAAGGTCTTGATTTTATACTTGACCCTCATAAGGTGGCTCCCGGTCCTATGGATATAGGTGATGTGGAGAATCCTGATGTTAAGCTGGATATGCCTGAGCTGATTGATTCTAATACACTTCCTAAAATCAACACAAATGCCGGTAAGTCGAACGGCGGCAATGGAGGCAGGAATATAGTAGGTGGTGGTCTTGACTTTCCTGAGGTGTTCAGGATGACTCCGGGAGCCGTGACAACGGAAGGTATGGAAAGACATTACGCTCCTACCGTGGATCCGGTGTTGAGATCAGCTGATCAGTATATGGTTGAGGCTAATCGTGCTTTCCAATCACAATTGGATCAGATGGGTAATGTCCCGGATTCCCAGAGAGGGGCTTTATCTTCCAATTTACAGGCTATCATGAGTTCCAATATAGGTAAGTATATAAATGAGGTAGAACAAGGGAATGTGGCTCAAAGGACTTGGGCTGATAATGTCAACGCTCAGTCATGGGCTAATACTTATGATAAGAATATAGCTCAACGCCAAGCTTACCAGCAACGGATACTACAAGGATTGGCTATAAATGACGAGAACTGGGCTAGGTATTTCGATAGTGTCAATGATGAGATTCAGCAGAAGTGGAATACGGCTACGACCATGAATACATTAAGATCTATATTCGGGGATGTAAAGATCGGTCCTAATGGGCAGCTGATCGCTGATCCTCAAGGAGATATATTGAGTTATAGGAGATTATATCCCGCTCAGGAAGTAACTAAAGGCAAGAAAGGATAAAGGATGGCTTCACAATATAGTATATTAAGGAATTACGGCAAGTACGTATCACCCTACAACATGGATGTCATGATGCAGGGTATGGGATACATGCAGCAGAAGATAGATACCAATCGGCAGGCTATAAACGAGTATGCTGATTATATTATCAATTCTGACATTATAAAACCTCAGGATAGGGAATATCTTCAGAATAGGTTAAATGGATTGATACAGGACGTGAATAACGTGTATCGTAAATCTAATTTGGCTTCTGATGGTATAGCCAGAAGTATACAGGCTCGTCTTGGAGAGGCTCTGGATACCCGTGTGTTGAATGCCATTGCCGGAACTAGGGAGATCCGGTCGTTTAGTGAGAAGATGGAGGATATGAAATTGAATAATCCTAAGATGTATAGTCCTATAAACGAGGCTGAGGCTTTCGCCGATGCTGTGGCATGGATGAATGACGGTCAGGTAGGAACACGTCTTAATCCTATACATTATACTCCTTATACGGATTATCACGCTGAGGTTGATGAGAAGATGAAGAACTTCATCTCCCTTAATAAGGGAAAGAAAGTCAATGTGCCGGTGATTGATGCCAATGGTAACAGGACGGGGGAGATGCGTGAGATGTATATAGATGAAATGAGCTATGCTCAAGTCAGGGATATAGCCATGGCTTCCATATCAGAGAACGGCAAAGCTCAGATGCAACTAGAGGGTAGGTATATGGCTAGGACGAATCCTGATCTATTCAATGTCCAGAGTACCTCTGATTTCCTTAAAGGGTATATTGATGATTTTAGTGCCAAGGAAGAATCTATACGGGCAAAGCTAAAGGGCGTTGGCAATGATAAGGTCAAAAAGGCTAGGTTGGAGTCAGAGCTGGCGGATATCACCAAGCAGAAAAATGATTTCGTGGAGGAGGCTGAGGGCGTTATCGGCAGCAACTACAGTCCGGAGCGGGCCGGCATGTTCATGGTGAGGCAGCAGTTCCTTCGTGGCGTGGGGTTACGATGGTCTTATAATAACTCATACGAGACGCTTGGTGTTGATGATTATTATTTCAAGGCTAATCAACAGATGATGGAGAGGGCTAAGTTCAATGAGACAAAAAGGCATAATCTAGCCATGGAGAAATCCGCTTTGATAAGAGCTAGTAAATCAGGTAAATCGGAGAATGGAAATGGTGGAGGCGATGACATGACCGGTCCCACCGTGGTTACGAAGAGTGCCAATCTTGAAGATGTGAATATAAGCGATGAGTTCATGAATGGATTTATAGCCAATGAAAAGGCGGTGAATACAGGCATGGAGAATTTTGTAAAGTCTCTATCAGACGATGCCAAGAGGAAGATCGACGCATGGGCATCTGATCCTGAGAATAGTAATGTGGTCAAGGATATGGATAGGGGTCAGGTTATCATGACTTATTTTAAGGCTAATGGTGGATCTATGAATACACTTCTTGATTATAATGGAAAGGATAGTTATATAAAGCTTCTTGGGTTAAATAACCAAAGGAATAAGTATAGTAAGATTAATGAGGGTTTCAATAAGGCTGAGAATACTGTTTTGGATGGTGTTGATGCTATAATTGAGAAAGAGGCTAGATCGTATGAAGAATCAGGTATAGACATTAGTTACGGATTTGGCACATTCAATCTTGGGGATATTAACAATAATGGTGATAAGGTTTTTGATATAGATGGCATAAACGATATAACATTAGACGATTGGGCTAAGCTATCTGCTTATAGTTCTTTGCTAAATGATAATATAAACGTTGTTAATAGTAATATTCAAGGGGAAGCGCCATACGTATCGGTAGATTCAGGTCAGTCAAGTATTATTATGGATCGTTTGAATGATCTTATGGGAACGTCTTTGTCGCTTGATGATATTGAATCTATAATGTCTCTTGCCGTATCTGGGGCTAACAAGAATAGGCATATCGAGGAAATAAAAGACAGGTTTGCTGGGGATAATAGAGCGATCGCTGTCGCTACCGCTATATATGACGAAGCGCATAAGGAAAGAAATGATTTATTAAGGCATAAATGGAGTCGTGGAGATTTGGGTAGGTTAAATGATGACGCAAAGCGTGCTGGCGAGGATTATTTAAGGCAATATCGTCATGAGTACGCCGAGCGTGAGTATATCTTTTCCGGTGATTATCCGTCTAAAAGCAAAGCCGAGTATGATTATATAAAGATTAGTGACCTATTTACCCGTGGTGGTGGTTTTATTCCTAAGGATAAGGATAATGCCAATACGAAGATAACGTTTACCATATCCCCTATAGCTGATGGTAAGTATCAGATCATTGGCAATAATGGAGGTGATGGTAGATCCGTTATTGAGGTAAGCGAGGCTGATCTGGCTGCCAATGACCTTGCTTTCTATAAAGAGGATGTAAATATTCCATCCGAGACCTACGACTCTGGTGTTGTATCTATATCGTTCGCTAATTCAAGTGATAACGCTTATGGGAAGATGGCTAAGTCATTGCAGGTGGCTCCATTCGCTTACGCCAGCGGGGCCAAAGATATGACAATGCCTTATATAGATATGTTTACGAATATAAATGACGGTAATATCAGGAAGAATCAGATGATGATCGCTACTGACGTGTTGTTTGATAACGCTTCCATGTACGAGTTAAGGGCTTCAGGATATAAGTATAATAATGGATCTTCTGGCATAAATGTGGATATATATGGTAAGGGGAAAGCCAGTAAGGGAGATACCCCGTTGTATTCTATAGACCTAGATGGCGTAGCTTACGCTGACGAAGTAGCCAGAAAGATTGATTTTTGTCCTCAGTATTATTTGACTATGGCGTGGCAACAGATACTTAGTAAGGAAAATGAGGTGTATTGGAGGAGTGAGGGCAGATCGACTACCGATGACTTCGAGAGTTTCATCTCCCCTATAGCCAGTATCATTGATCAAGAGATAAAAAACAGAAATAGTGGAAATAATGGAAATAATGGAAACCGGTAATAACGTTCCTGATGGAAAGAAATTGGCCGAAAGATATGGCTATCCCACAATGGGTGTTGATGCCACTAGAGCCATTGGTACGAATACCTATGATATACCGGATCGTGATTTGCCTCCCGTGCTTGATCCGTACTCTGCTTCGGAGAGATCAAAGTCGCAGATACCATCATTGTCGGAAAGGATTAAGAATACCGTTAAGACAAATTATTATGATGATATAAAGCATATGTCCCCATTGGGATATATGGCATCTGACCAAAGCTATAAGGGTAGGTTTAACCTTACAGGTCCGGAGATATCGTTGGAGGATTCAAGATATCGACTCAGTAGCGGTACTTGGATACCTAAATACGAGTCTTATATTTCAGGCGTAGATAACGACACGCGTCTATCTAGGAGCCAAGGTAGGACCGAGAAATGGATGAGAGGATTGGGTAAGCTGGCGGGTAAGGCTGCTTTATACGGATTAGGCGGCGTTATCCAGCCTTTTTATGGTATTTACGCCGGTGTATCCAGAGGTAATTTTAACGCCGTATTTGATAACGATTTCACGAGATGGCTGGATGATCAGGATAAGAAGATGGATTATGGTCTAGCTCATTATTACAATCGAGAGGAGCGGGATATGAATTTTCTTCAGAGCATGACTACGGCTAATTTCTGGTCTAACGATTTCTTATCCGGTCTTGCTTTTACCGTTGGTGCCATGTTATCATCAGCTGTATATTCCGGTGCTGGATTGATGAACTTAGCTCGTACGGGAGCTAGGGCAGGCGTGGCTTTGGCTAGGATAGGCAAAGCGGCTTCGGATACCAAGAAAGCGTTCGGCGTTTACCTTAGGGCCGCCCGTGCTGGACAGAGGATAGGCAAGGGGCTGGACACCCTCGCTTTCCTTGGTACATCTACCTCATGGGAGGCATCTGTCGAAGCTAGAAGCATGTTGATGGAGGCTGAGGAGAATTTCAGGCAGTCTTACCGTAACGCTTATGGAAGGGAAGTCCCATATGAGGAGCTTATGAAGTTCAGGGCTGACAACGCCGATGCCGCTAATGCCGTATTTGGCGCCAATGTCGGTATATTGTCATTATCCAATATAGCTATGTTCGGCGATATGTTCGGCATGGATCTTGGCGTGGATAAGTTCATAAAACGCAATATATTTGGCGTAGGCGCCGAGAGGATGGATAACGGGACATTGAAGGCCATAACGCCTAAGAAATGGCAGAAAATAGCCGGGAATACGTTCAATATCATCAAACGTCCGGTATCTGAGGGTCTGTATGAGGAAGGTCTTCAGGGAGTGGCTAGTAAATCCGCCGAGGATTGGGTAGAATCAAGGTACAATCCTATGGCTATCCGGCAGAATATAGGCTATATGGAGGCTATAAAGAACGGGTTCAAGGAGACTTACGGATCTAATCAGGGATGGAAGGAAATCGGCATCGGTATGATTATCGGATCGGTTATGGGAGGAAAAACTATTGGTGGTATAAAGGAATGGAGCCAAGACATGTCCCGGAACAAGGGGATGGTGGAGGTCTACAACACCAATGCCGGCGCCTTGACTACCGCCGCTATCCGTGCTATTCGTGGCAGTATGGCTCTTAACGCTCAATTATCAGGCTTAAGTACGGATAATAACGCTGATGATATACCTAATTCTAGAATCGTAGATAAGACTTTTAGTGATGCCGTATTCAACCGTCTTCGTTATGATCAGGAAATGGGGATGTTAGATGATACTAAGGAGAATTTCAAGACAGTCATCGAGTCTATACCTAATAGCGATATAGCTTCCGATATGAATATGACAGATGAGCAGGTAAATGAGTATAAGTCCAACCTTATCAGTGAGTTCAATAAGAAGGTTGATAATTTTACTATGGCCAGCAGATTTGCCGACTCCCTTACCGATGGTATATCCAATAGATCATTTAACACCTATATCTCCAACATGGCTTATAACGGTCTTGAGGCTAAGGATAACTTGGATGATATCGCTAATCAGTTAGGAAGGATATACAATACGGATATAGGACCTGCTTTAGATATATATTCTCGTCTTAATCCTGATTCGAGTAGGGATCTTGAGAAACTCAGGAAGCTTACAGATGATATACAGAAAATGGAGAAGAATGTTTTGAAGCTTCAGCAGAGTGTCACATCTAAGGAAGCTCTTGAGTCTGATAAGGTCAAGTTAGCCAAGGAGAATGATAGACTTCTTAAATTGACGGAGGATAGGATTGCTTTAGAGAGGAGATTAGCTACGTTAGTTAACTCAGAGACAGATATATCTAAGCTGTTATTAAACAGGGATGAATCAAGGATCAGCGCCGCCGATCTTATGGCAGCTTATGAGACTATAGTCGGTTTTGAGAATGCCGTATCTATCCGTGGGGTTGATAATCATAAGGAGGCTATGGCGTTGCTTAGCGAGTATCGTCATAATCTTGTGGCTTATAAGAATATAAACGAGTCACTTCGTCGTATGCGTGACAGAAGATTCATCCGGGCGCAGGAGCGCGGGTTCATGAAGATATTATCGAACGCATGGGGGAAGACTTATGAGGAGGATGACAGCAAGTATGATTTCAGGAATACCGATGATCCTGATGCTAATTCCCTTTATGCCAATGATCAGGCCATAGATAAGGCTTATCAAGATGGTCTTATAGGAGAGGACGAGGCATTTATGTTCAAGACCTATAATCATATGATCGCCAGATCTATGGAGAATGACATCAAGGCTGATGAGGGAGGTATCGTTGAGAATGTACCTGATAATGAGGATATTATAAATCCTTCTGATGATAGAATCAATAATATAGCTATAAAGATATGGAACGGTAATGAGGATATCTTATCTCCTAGGGAGAGGCAGATATATGATAATAATAAGGATCGTATCAATGATCTTGTAAATGGGTTTGGCGATAATCCTATAGCTAGGCTTAATAAGATTAGGTCAATGATAGATAGGTTAAATACCAACGATAACGTCTTAAATAACATCAGAGATACTATTGATGATATCATAGATATAAACATTAATGGTCTTGATAAGGATCAGGTTAAGGGGGCTATACAGACTTACAATGATCTTATGAATGATATTGACAACGGGAATGAAGTTGATCAGGATAAACTTAATGAGGCTATTGATATTATCAATAATTATTCTGATGATCCTCTTCTTCAATTCGTGGAATGGATGAGGCTGTATGATAATGGAAGTATGGTTGTCAAGGATTACGATAAGTCTATACCTATGGGTGATGTTCTCACGGAGAGCGAACCCGGGACATCCACCGGCAGGACGGAGGTCAACGCCGCCCAGAATCCGGTGGTTTTGATGGCTCAAAAGAGGGAGATCGGTGGGGTCATGTATTATGAGGTAGGAGGGATGAGGCTTGACAGGTTTATGGCGGGATCCGGGCTTAAGGCTCTCGTCACGCCCGGTGAATATGTTATGGATGATAAGATGGTGATGGATTTTACTGATGGGGCGAACATGTTCAGCGTTATTGAGTCCAAGAATCATTCAAGATGGATGATTAGTGAGGATGACGCTCAGGCTTTCGAGAACGCTACCGGTGTCATACTGGGGCGGCAGACCGCCTTATCGACCTCCAACTGGTTCATGGTGTATCGCAAGGGGCAGGATGGGTCTATTGTCCCTTATTATACGGGTGATACGTTTGGATCTAACAACGAGTCGGTGAATCAGGAAGCAGCGGCTAGCCTTCGCAAGGGTGATATGGTAAGGTTTAAGATGGATATGTCAGATCCATACACCAAGGGACTGTATGATAAATACAATAGCCTTAACGCCGTTGATCCTAATTCTGATGAGACTGAGTCGGCTTACAGAGAGCTGGTTGATAATATGGTTATTAAGATCGTGGATAGCGATGGCAATTTCGTCTCGGTACTGAAAGCCAATGACCCGGACTCAAAAGGAAGTAACGCTGATTTAAGGAGTATGGCCTTTGAGTTGTATAGGGATAATGTAGGATCTGTCGCTGGCGAGATTGATATACCGTTCGTAGGCACAGTTACCAGTGTTTTGCCGGGAAGACCTAATTTTAGCATAAGTGATGATAATGGTACGTTGATGGTATCCGAAAATGACTTTACCAATGAGACGGTTGGTAAGGTCGAGAGCGTAGGATATATAGAGAACGGGGAGGTTACGATGAAGGATAATATTAGGTATAACATATTCCCGTTCTGTACGGCTATCGTTAGGGACAAGTATGGTAATTATAAAAATTCGCGTATCCCGGTTGTAGCTATAAAGACAGGAAATGGAAGAAATTACCTGTACCCCGTAAGATTGAAAAATCAGGATATATCATCATTCTCATCCATGATCGGATCGATGGCTGATAGGATTATGGAAGGTCTAGGCGGAGGCGTAAGTATTGATGATATAATGGATCTTAATAACGCTATAGCCAGATCCGGGTTGGATAATAAGACATATATGATTCCGTTGACGGGAGACGTGGATGTTATCAAGAAACGGCTAGGGGCTGTCAAGGAAGCGGCTAGTAAGATGCCTATGACTACTGACGTAAGAGGGTGGATAGGCGATTCCATGACTAAGGAGGATATTTTGATGAATGACGTTACGATCAACATTGATCTTAATAACGATCCTTTCATAGCTCCTAAGTTCAGGATGAGTATTAGGAGGGATGAGACGTTCTTCGAGGATACGGAGACCCCGTTCGTCAACCCGTCTGGTCTCCAATCGGGATCCGTCTCGCCTACGAAGGCTGCCGAGGACAAGTCTTTGGTTTCCGACGGTAATGTAGTATCCGGAGAAAATGAGGCGGAAAATCCTTGCTAAATTAAATATCTTGACTTATCTTCGCGGCGTCAGTCCATCACCTGACGAGTAAGATATTTAAAAGTTGGTCCCTGTCGGGTGTGTGATGGCCCCGGTGGGGACTCTTTATATTATGCAGTTAGATAGTTTTTTACACCGTAAAATTATGCAAGACCTACGCATCCAGCGAGTGAAGGTCTTGATGATGTTATACACCAGTCATTATTTTGTCAATAACAGACAAAGGCAGTTGCTTGACCATACATACGCTTTAAGCAGGGATCAGGCTTTCGATTATATGACTGAGTTCAATAAAAGGCTTAGTGATAAGGTTGGTATAGAATGTACGATGGATATTCTTCTGCCTACCGATGATGATAACGCTAATATCATAATCGAGTACAATGGCATCATTAAGAAGTTGATGAGGGAAGCCGAGAGACTGGAGCTTGATACCGACGCCATTAAGGAAATGATGCGTGATCTTCTTAATGAGTTGAAGGATGATATTGATCTTAATATCCTGATATTTGACGTAACCCAGTTACTTATAAAATACAATCTATTTAGGTTGGAGGCTATAACCGAGCAGGAGTTTAAGAACTCTTTTGTTAGAATGGATAGCAGGAATATGGAGATAAAGAAACTAACTTTATCTGATATCAAGAAAGTGGTGAATATGATAGAGGCTAGATATAATCGCTTTGTATGGCGAGAGAAGATAAATGAGAGTCATCGGTGGAGTAATATCTGCAATAATATATAAAACGTTAAACAATGTTTGAGTTTTATATATCCAGTTTACTGGCCGGGTATTAGCCTAAGTCTTGAAACAGAGGCTACGTTATTGGAGAATATATAGTTACCTACGGATGTTTATCCAAGTCCGTAGCTCTAAGGTAGGTGATTAAACAGGGATTGTATTTGGGTTCCAGTGTTGCCTATATAAAACCTTCAATAACATTGGCGATGGGTACTAACAGGGTTTTACCCTGACTTATGTTGAATAAACATTTTATTAAATTATTTATTGTAAATGGTTTATGTACAGGATATAGATGGTAGACCCTTAATGCCAACAACGAGGCATGGTAAGGTTAGAAGATTGCTTAAATCAAAGAAAGCAACTGTGGTAAATCTTTGTCCTTTTACAATCAGGCTTTTGTATGATACAACCGGTTATAAGCAAGAGATTACGTTAGGCGTTGACACAGGCACAAAACATGTCGGTTTGTCGGCGACAACGAAAAGCAAGGAACTTTACGCAAGTGAAGTTATTCTAAGAAGTGATGTTGTTGATCTTCTATCAACAAGAAGGGAATTGAGGAAGATTAGAAGGTACAGATTGAGATATAGAAAGCCAAGATTCATGAATAGGATTAAATCAAAGAAGAGAGGATGGATCGCTCCATCAATCCGGCAGAAGATTGATTCTCATATTAGGATTATAGGTTTTGTATATTCTATACTACCTGTCTCAAAACTGATTATTGAGGTAGCCCAATTTGACACACAGAAGATCAAGAATCCAGAGATATCAGGTAAAGAGTATCAGGAAGGTGAACAATTAGGATTTTGGAATGTAAGGGAGTATGTCTTGGCAAGGGATGAGCATAAATGCCAACATTGTGAAGGAAAGTCAAAAGATCCTGTCCTTAATGTCCATCATATTGAGTCACGCAAGACTGGAGGAGATTCACCTTCTAATTTGATAACATTGTGTAAGACTTGCCATAAGGAGTTCCATAAAGGAAATATCAAATTGAAAGTAAACAGAGGTGAGTCGCTTCGTGACGCTGCGGTTATGGGTATCATGAAATGGGAGTTATACGATGAGTTAAAATCTTTGTATCCAAACGTAAAAATGACTTTCGGATACATAACAAAATATAATCGTATAAATCACGGGATTGAAAAATCCCATGTATCCGACGCTTTTGTGATTTCAAGGAATTTTAATTCATGTAGGCTTGGATATTATTACAAACGGAAATTAGTTCGTCGCCATAACAGGCAGATTCATAAGATGAAAATTTCTAAAGGAGGAATAAGGAAAATGAATCAAGCTCCTTTTAAGGTTTTCGGATTTAGATTGTTTGATAAGGTGATGTTTCAAGGTAAAGAACGCTTTATTTACGCAAGAAGGCTTCGTGGAATTTTTAATATCCGTGATATCAACGGAGAAAATAAGAAAGATATATCTTATAAGAAATTGGAATATGTCAGTCATGGATTGATTTCTATTGTAGCAGGTTGAGATTGTTAGGAGATAGGGGAGGGTATACGAATCCACCCCTATTCACAATCAATATGTTAATCAGATAAGGATATTTTCGCTAAACGATAAATTCCATTTTTTTTGTTATTTAGGATTTAGTTTTTGCCTGTTCGTGAGGATCGGCAAAATGATTTGTACTTTTTCAGAGTAAACATAAGGTTTGTTATTATTGTTATTTGGCTCCCGTCCGCTCGTGAGAGTAGGCGGGATTTTGTTTATCTTTGTAACAAAACGATTTAGCTATGGGTAGATCTTGTTATGTTATAAAAAATAAGGAGGGTAGGGTAGATAATGTCCTTGCCCCTAATAACCAACCATCCGGATTATACCAAAGGGCGATGGAGGTGCTGGGCGACCAGAAGCAGGCCTTATCGGTCTGGGGTACGGCCTACTCCCCCGACTTCGTGTCCTTCTTTGGCGACTGGATGTCCATGCCATCAGAATATGATCTGGATAGTAATGGGGAACCTAGGTATGATGATGTCATGTCCTTTATCAAGCGGAAGAACTATTTCGCCGGCAATTTCATAGCCGATGAGGTTAAGGATATTAATAATACTCTTACTTCCTTGGGTGTTGATAATATCAATGATCTTAATGATATGATCGTATCTAACTTCCTTTCCGGCGGTGATATATTCCTCAATAGGTACAATCTTGAGCGATCTGGGATGTATGACGCTGATGAGATTGATAATATCATGACTAACCGATCGGAGTATGAGCGGGTAAGGGATATGATGAGGAGGATTGTCGATTTTATGTCTGAGGGGAATCTTAATGAGAAGGATATGTATTTCCTGTCCTCCGAGTCAGGCCTTGGTGATGATTATATGATATATGAGGATACATATGACTCGTTAGGAAAGAGAAGGGGCTTGAATCCAATAGAGGTAAGGGATACGATCATGAGGGCGGTAGGCGGTATCAGCGACCGCCGGGAGTTCGATCAGGCTTTCGCCTCCATCCCATACCCTTCCTTGGCACTCCGGTATCAGGAGGATCAGGATTACGCAGATCGGATGTATGACACGTATCGTAATATGACCCGTATGGAGGTTCGGAGTCAGGACGGAAATACGATTACCGACTCGTACTTCAATAGTACCACACCGTATATCAGTATGCCTAAGGATATGAAGGGTCTAAGGGATAAGGTTGGGGAGATAATCGATATGGATGATTTTAAGGACATCAAGGACGTTGCCGGACGTCTGCATGACATAGCCATGGATCTTGCCGACATGGGTGTGGATATAAGCGAGGCGATCAGCGATGAGATGATTATATCCAGACCGGAGGATATCCGTGATCTTATGGCGTCGCTGGACGTCATGCTGTCCTCCATACAGGCCGGCAATTCGGTATACGATAGCTTTATCTCCGATCTTGATAGGATAACAGGAAAAGGGAACCCGATATACGAGGTTCAGGATACTTATTCTACTGGGGATAGGATGGTGTATGTAAGGTCCGGGAATACATCCCCTTCCGATATGTATGATAGGAGCATGTTGTATATTAGTAGGAATACGTACCATAACACGGCTCCGATAACCGACACCGATCAGGCCTATGAGATGTTGGCCGATATCGGGATAGAGCGGCCCTCGTACTTGCCGGCTGGCGTGGTCCCCGCCGGGGCTTCCCGTTCCGATATTGGCGTGGTCAAGGATAACATAAAGAAGCTAGTTATGTCCAACATCTCATCCTCGAATACCGAGAACATGATCCTTACCAGATTAATATACCAACATCCCGTGACTCCTGAGATGGATGATGTCGATATTGATCGGGAGTTCAGGAGATACGAGGCTAGGCAGGGAAAGGATCGGGATTTTATCAAATTCTGTACCTCGTTGAGGAAAATCCAGATCAAGGAAAGGTTAAAAAAATCGGATTTATATAATAATGTCTTACGTTTCCTTGATTTTAATGGATTTTATAACGTATCTTTGAACCACCATGACAGAGGTACGTTAAAAAGCATGGAGATGTCGTTGCCGGAAGGTCAGGTAAGGGATCTTCTGTTTGACGTGGCTATCGAGTCCGGTGACAGTAGCATGAGAAACCTTTTCTATCTGGATAGTCAGGACAGGATGATGGATGCCGGGTTTTACAGGTATCTGTACCAAAGGAATCCGGGCCTGCTCCGGGAGGTCAACGGCGGCGTCGAGGCGAGACCGGACGGTTCGTTCTTGGCTCGTGGGAGGTATGATGATTTCGTGTCATTCCAATCCGGTTTATATGAGAAGGTAGGTGAGACGGTTGATGGTGCGATATACAGGTTCGTTGATGATCTTATATACTCCGATCCATCATCATATCAAGAAAATATGGTACGAAGGATGGGTGATGTTACGGTAAGGAGTGACGATAACCGCCTGTCAAGGATAGAGGATAATCCCTCATCCAGTAAGATAGTTAATGAATACACTGCTAATACAAATAAGTTGATGCGAGATTTTTCGTGTAGTTAATCTCTCTTTGACGTCGTGAGACGTTTTCTTTCGAGCATTGAAACATTGGATTTTATAGATTTGCGATGAATCCGGGTCGTAGTGATACGCTCCGGATTTTTTTGTCTTGTATCGGTTCTTATTAATCCCATTTACAAGACATGACGTACTTTGATGATGACACATATCACGATTTTAGGGCTGTTAATTTTTGAACTTTGTAACGCCCGCCATCAGGTGGGGTTATTATTAATTCAAAAATAAATAGACATGGGTACAAGTGGAGACAAAATCGTTTTGTTAGACGGTATGGGTTCCGGTAGTGGAAGCGCCACTAACGGTTTATTATCTATGATTCCGGGGATGTTCGCCAATTTAATAGGCGGAAATAAGATGGATCCGAACTTGGTAGCGGCTTTGATGAACGGTCGTAACAACCAAGACGGTTTCGGCGGGGCTAACGGTTGGTGGTTGTGGATCATCGTCCTGTTCTGGTTATGGGGCGGCCGTGGCTTTGGCAATGGTTTTGGCAATGGTAATGAGTGTTGCGCTAATGGTCTTCCCGCTCAATTGAATAACGACTATGGTCGTGAGTTGTTGATGCAGGCCATCCAGGGTAACAGAAGCGCTATCGATCAGATCGCTAACGCCTTGAACTGTACTACCACTCAATTGCAAAGCGCTATCTGTAACGTACAAGGCGCTATCGATAAGGTAGCTGGTCAGGTAGGTATGACCTCTCAGGCTGTTATTAACGCCGTACAGCAACAAGGTTGTGAGATCGGTAATCAAATTAGCTCTTGCTGCTGCAATTTGAGTTCTTTGATCAACCAAAGTACTTGCCAGACTCAGCAGATGATCAACAATCAAGGTTATGAGAATCGTCTTGAGACATTGAATCAGACTAACACGTTACAAAACACTATTAATCAAGGATTGACGAACAATCGTGAGCAAGCCACGAGTCGGTTCAATATCTTGAGCGCTAAGATTGATGCTCAAACAACCTTGATTAATGATAAATTCTGTCAATTGGAAATGCGTGAGATGCAGAATACGATCAATCAGTTGCGTGATGAAAGGTCGGCTTACCAAGCCTCCGCGTTGACTCAGCAACAGACTCAGAATTTGATCAACCAGTTGAGACCTACCCCTGTGCCGGCTTATCCTTCATGCTCTCCTTACCAGACTTATGGATGGGGTCAAGCATTTTATGGAGGTAATTACGGATGTGGGTGCAACAATGGATGCTGCAACAACGGAAACGCCGCTATTTAACTCTATAAAGGAAGGAGGCTATTATGGCTTGTGTTTCTAAAATAGGGTCTCTTTATGAGTTGGTCACGAAGAACGTGGTAGTGACTACTACCAACACCATCTTCGGCATCAACCCAAGGATATGGCTGTCCTTGCCATGCGAGGGCCTTCTGCTGCTGAAAATCCGGCAGGTGGTTCCGACAACAGGCGAGACATTGCCAGTACAGATAGCTGTCCCAGCGAATAGCACCGTATCCACGGTAGGTGATGACACATGCTGCCCGGTAACCGGCGTGGCTGTGGTGAACCCGATCAACGTGGCTGTGACCGGAGCGGCTATGGTTAACAACACCGAACGTCTTGTTTATTTCAACAAGGTAAGGGGTGTATTGAGGCTCATGGATTGCTGTGTGCCTACAACCGCCGCATCAGCGTCGGAAACGGATGTTGATGAGGAATAGGTTAGATTGGATGTCTAATGGGAGGGTATTCCCTCCCGCTTAAAAATCGAGATATGTTTAGAGACTTAAAGAAAGGATTTCAAGTATATACGCTGGATACGTCCGATGTTCCGGTGTTCAGGATGGGGAATGTGGTTAACGTGTCCGAGCCTAGGTTCCAGCAACCCCAGATGGGTCAGATGGGGCAATATCAGCAACTACAGGATAGGGTGATAGACCTTACCGTGGAGATAAACGGGTCTTCCATGACCTATGTCGTACCGGAGAGCAGGGATGTCGCTATGTCCAATAACATAACTTTGGCCTGCTCGGTCGATCCGATCATGAACCAGCTTAACGCCGCTAAGAGAACCAGCTCCGATATTCTCGATAGTATCGATAAGCATAGGAGGACGCTAGAGGCTTGTGATTCGATCCTTGAGGAAATCAATCCGGCTTTTAAGCAGACTAAGGATCAAGACCGGAAGATCAAGAATCTTGAGGAGAAAGTCGATAGGATGGGATCCTCTTTCGATGAGCTAAAAGAGTTGTTAATTAAAAAATTAGGTTAAGATGAGAGTTATAGATTTAGGCGGCGGTCACGATGAGGACTACAATGACGAGATCTACGATCGTAGAGGCGGCCGTGGACGTAGCAGACGTTCGGATGGGACTTACATGGGTTATGGTGGTGGAATATATGACCATTATGGCAAGGAGCATGACGGTAGGATGGATGAGCTAGAACGCCGTGAGCGTGATCTTGAAAGACGTGAGAGGGAGCTGGAACGTGACGAGCGTGAGCTTGAGAAACGTGAGAGACTCCATGAACGTGAGGACGAGATGTATCGCAGGGGATGGTTCGGTGAGCGCGGCATCCGTGACGAGTACGAAGGTACCGAACCGTATATGCGCAGGGGACGCAGGAGTCGTTACTACTGAGGAGCAGACGCCGATGACCCGGATTATAAGCGGTATATAGACACCCATGGATATCACTTTTCCAAGGAGCTGGCTAGGGAAGCCGCTGACAAGATGCTTAACGCCGACGGGTCCAAGAGAAGATGGACGATGGAGGACGCTAAGCAGATGTTCGATAAATGCGGGGCCAAGAAACCTGATAACGCCACTTGGGGAGATATCCAATATCTGTTCGCTATGTTCTATAGCGACTACTTTCCTAAGGTATTGGATTGCGACCAGAAAATAGTCAAGGCTGTCTTGGCTTATCTGGAAGACCCTGACGCCCCGGAAGGGACGGCGTTCGTAAGGTATCTGGCGGTGCGGTGCTTCGTCGGTGACACAATCAAATGGAGTGATATGATTTAGTTTGATACAACGTTGGAGAACCCTGTCGGCAATAGAATACCGATAGGGTTTCTTTTTGACCGTAGCTTTATTATGATTACATTTGTTCGAGGTAGATCTTTTGTTCATAGGAAGGGTGGGCGGGAATGAAAAAAGGCATCCTCACGGACACCCTTCCCCTTTGGTTGAAAATCACTTAAAACATTATGAGTTACTACACCGCAAATATAGATAATTAAATACAAACTGCAATGGGTAAGGGGTATTATTGGATAGAGCCAGTGGATCAGACGTTAAATGATTTCCAATTTTATAAGGCACGTATCGTAGGCGATCCTGAATATGACGAGAGACATCATCGAGTTATATTGAGAACTGATAAGTATTTCCCTGTCGGAAGTATCTTCCATGTTTTGAAAGACCCGGAGATGTTTGTCATAGAGAGAAAGTTCAAGACATGGGGGAATAAGTATGTCATTAAGCCTTATGAGGGTGAATGGGAATGGGAGTCTGTCCAGAAACTTAAAGACAAGGCTATTATATTCCGTAGCGGATTCCTGCATGGGGACGGCGGTTTCTGACGCTTACCCGTATCTCCCCCCCCCTATATTTCTTGGTGTGTATGTATATAGCTATATTTGAGCAAAAAATAAGTGTAATATGGCAGATTTTCAAGGTAAATACAATGGTGATCAGATAGAGCAGCTTCTGGATAAGGCTAATGATATTGATCTTACCAAATATGCTCTTAAGACGGATAATGCCCCTACCGCCACGAAATTACAGGCGGCTAGGACCATAGCGCTGTCCGGGGCTGTTACCGGTAGTGTCTCATCGGACTTCGGAAGCAACGTAACTATCTCCACGACATTGGCTAATTTTGATGCCTCTAAGATCGCGTCCGGAACCATCAGCATAGATAGGTTACCTAAGGCGGCTTTGGAGAGATTGATCGTGGTAGCTGATGATACGGATAGATTCGCCCTTACCACCGCTACGGCTCAAAGCGGTGATACGGTAAAGGTCACGTCTACAGGTAAGATGTATCTGATAAAAGACGAGTCTAAATTAAGCAGTGAGGATGGGTATGAGCCTTACACGGCCAGTCAGGCTTCCTCCGTGCCTTGGTCCGGGGTTACGGGCAAACCAAGTACCTTCACCCCTCCCACGTCCTCCGCTACCGTTCTTGGCGGTATTAAGGTAGGATATACGACTTCCGGGAAGAACTATAAGGTGCAACTGGATTCGTCCGGCAACGCTTACGTTAACGTTCCGTGGACGGATACCAACACGACATACACCAATATGGGAGCCGCTTCTGCCTCAGCGGCGGGAAAGGCAGGTTTGGTCCCCGCACCTGCCGCCGGAGCGCAAGCCAAGTATCTTCGTGGTGATGGGACATGGCAAACTCCTCCTAACACCACATATAGTAACATGGGAGGAGCAACGTCCTCAGCCGCAGGATCGGCGGGATTGGTACCCGCTCCGGCCGCCGGCAAGCAAGCCTCCTTCCTTCGTGGCGATGGTACGTGGGTGATTCCGACAAATACCACATACGCCAAGGCCAATACCACAACCTTAGGATTGGTGATGATCGGATATGCTGAGAATGGTAAGAATTATCCGGTGGAGTTGGATAGTAGTGGTAAGATGTATGTCAACGTGCCTTGGACGGATACTAATACAACGTATGGTGTTGTAGGAGCTAACGGGTCCACGGGGTTGGTCAAGAACGGCAGTACCGTGACAAGCGCCTCTGGATATACGGCTTGTCCTATCGTGGGTGGTATCCCCTATTATAAGGATACGAATACTACCTACGCCAATATGAAGGCGGCTACGGCTTCTGCCGCCGGTGCTGCGGGATTAGTTCCGGCTCCCGCCGCTGGTAAGCAGACGTCCTTTCTTCGTGGTGACGGGACATGGGTTGTACCTACTAATACCACATACGGATTGGCCTCTACTACAGCTAACGGCTTGTTGAGACAGCTTAATGGCAGTACATCCAGTTTCATGCGTGGAGATGGCACTTGGGCTACACCTCCTAACACGACATATGCCGTGGCCAATGAGTCTACTAACGGTTTGATGGCGGCCGCCGATAAGAAGACCATGAACAGGCTTATAGGGGTTAATACGGTCACGACATTAGCTAACCTGCCTATTAGCAAGAGAAGTATCACGGCTACGTTATCAGCCGCTACCACCCTATCCGTGCAGTCAGGGATGCAGATAGGGGAGGAGCTGATGATCAGGTGCGTCCCGTCGGCGGCCTTCACGCAGGCTATACCCAACTCCGGGGATTATGTAAGCATGAGTGGTACTTCTATAACCACTACGGCTAACAAACCTTTCGAGATAAATATCTGGTGTTACGCTTCAGGTAAGTATAGTATCGCCGTTAAAGAACAAGATTAATGATATAAGATATGAGCTACGTATATATAAACAGGGAAATATATCCCAATCAATTAGTTCAGGACGATCCGCTTGATGATAATTACGCCAAGGGCTATAGTTATGATGATTACATTAACGGGAATCCCGCCCCATGGATAGAGCTTGGGGAGGAGCAATTGGCGTTCAAGGAGGCTAATCCTAAAGCTACGGTTAAGGAGATTATCGAGGCTAAATTGGATGACTCAAGGCTTCTTAATGAGGAGAAATCGGCTAAGTATGAGGAGATCAGGACTTATGAGAATAATAATCTTCATGAGTTTTTCTTGGATGACCAAAATATCTATATCCCTGAATATGATAGGCGTAACGCTTTGGCTGATGGGGCTATAGCTGGTAAGATAACGATCATGGGTCTGAAGTTTGATATGACGGAAGGCAAGATCTTGATCGGGATGATGGATAAGTATGATAATGACCTGATGTCGGCGTTAGGAGCCAAACAGAGGGAAGTAAGCTTAGCCATTACCGTAGAGCAGGTGAGGGCTATTGACGCTCAGTCCGGCTATCCAGATAAGGTAAATATCACCATGACTTATGTCCGGCAACAGGCAAAGGAGAAAGATGTCTCCGATCCTCAGAAAGTGGCTGTCAGATTCTCCAGAATGGTGGTTAATAACAAGACTATATCTTTATCCCCTAATGAGAAACTGGATGTTAAGGTTCTATTCCCTATATGGGGACAAGAAGGGGCGGAGTTCGGGTTGTCGGTGGATGCCGGATTCTGTCTCAGGGTGGTGAAGGACGATACGGATATCCTTTATGAGGTTATTCAGTCACATACGTTGTCAGCGGAATGGGAACCCGGACTAAATACGGCTTCCTTATACAAGGTCATTGATAAGGAGCATGCCGGGACCATAGGGGATCCTATCCCGTATTTCCCTCCAATGGAGATATTCAAGGATAAATATTACATCCAGAACGCTGATGTATATAAGTGTACTAGGGATAGCGGAACTCCTCTTAGTCATAATCTAAAGGACTTAGTAGGGTTGTATGTTGAGGTTGTACAGGGCTAGTCGTATCTACCCCCCCCCTATATTTGGCTTGTGATATGATACAAGTTATTTTTGGCATAATAAAATGACATTTGTAAATATATTTAAGTATGGCATCACAAAAATTCGGTTTCGTAACCGTCGACCCGGTATCAGGATCAGGAGATCAGGCGGTTAATTTCTCCGGTGAGAAACACACCGGTCGTCTTCAACGCACTATCAACCTTACGGTCACCACGAACGGCGGGGCTAAGAAGGCGTTGGTAGTTAATCAGGCAGCGGCTGCTGAGGCGGTAAGATCAGACAGCCCTAACGCTTCCGTACAAAAGACAGGCGGTAATGTTACCATCACCGGTAAGTCTAACAGTACTAAGCTTACGTTCGCGGTCACGCCGGCTGAGGAGAACGGGCTTACGTTACAGCTCCCGGCTAACTACACGGCGGCTGGAAAGACTACGGCTAACGGAGCGGTTATCGCCGACGATCCCGGAGCCGCTGGCGAGTTCGTTTGGAGCATCACGATCTCGGACGTACCGGCCAACGTCACGATCGAGGAACTGACAGCTACATTGAAGGTAACTGCCGCTGGTGGCCAGACAGACAACGTGACGGTAACGCAAGCCGCTGGAGACTCTACTATCGAGCTTGACAAGGAGACTATTAACTTGGATGTAAATGGTACTCAACAGACGGTTAACGTAACATCTAATGACAGCTGGACATGGGCGCAAGCTGCGGCTAGAACCGTATTGAGAATGATGGGACGATAATCAGTTTCTTTTCGCTTACTCAGACCCCGATCGACTAAAGCCGGTTGGGGTTTATTTGTTTTGCTATCTTTGCAATAGAACAAAAATAATACAACTATGGCTAATGATTTGAATATTAATTGGAAGGACGGGGTAGGCGAGGTAACGGACCAGCCTCTGACCGTCAGCCCGGGGTCCGGGACCGGAAGCGCCCCCGTTTCCTTTGGCTCGGTGATGAACAACGGTCTTGATCGGACTCTTGAGCTGGAGATAACAACTCCAAAAGGTGTTAAGAAGACGCTCACGGTGAATCAGGAGGGATGCCGGCAGGCTTATATCACGAGCGACGGCAAACGATGGCTGACTAGCGACAATCGGGTGTATGGGGTTTTGAAAAGCGATGCTCCGTGCGAATGCATAGGTGATTGCCCTTGATATTTTGTTTTTACGAATTTTGTAATTACATTTGTGGCGCATGTCCATCACCATGCTTTTCGTCGCTAATTTATTATAAGGGATACCGGTCTGTGATGGGATCGGCATCCCTCTGTTTTTTTTAATATGGAGAAGATAAATGTTTTCGATGTTCAGGTTCCTGATGGGAGACAAATCCGTTGTATGTCGTATAATAAGGTTACTTATTTTGATCTTGACGATATATGTAAGTTATGTTTTGACTCATACGATCTACATGATGTGGCTGACACTAAGGTAATGAGTGAGTTCCTGCACCGAGAGGGTGGTCGTTATTGGACTACGATAGATGGCGTAAGGCAGTTGTATCGTAGGATTGAGTGTAAGATGTGTTTTGAGGTTATAGAAAAATTAAAGGGATTATGAGAGAAAAGAAATTTGATTTCGTGATATATCCGTTGGATTTGATTATCACGGTTGGATTAGATTATAAGACGTTGTGTGATCGTTTCGAGAATATGGAACCTGAACACGAGGGGAAATGGGGAGATGAAGATGATATGGATAAGGAGGCGTCTTTCGTGAATTTGGTAAGGGATAGGGACGATGATGATAAATTTGCCATACTTTGGAATTTTTCGAGCGACGATGATTTAATAATGAGAAATATATGTCACGAGTCATTCCATATAGCAATGAGCGTATGCCAATTTTGCAACATGTCTCTTGGATTTAAGGTTGGAGAGGATGAACACGCAGCGTATATAGCCGGATTCGCTGGTGATTGCGTTAGTGAGTTCATCAATAGCAAGAATACGGATTAAGTCATAAATTCTATAAGGAATATAAGAATATCAGCCTCCGCTTATTTGTGGGGGCTTTTTGTTTATCTTTGTCAAAAACATGAAGTTATGTCGAGTTGCGTAATTAAAAGGAATAAGGAAGGTAAGATAACCCGTGTCTTGACCCCTTCCGGCGAGGTATCCACCTTGTTCGATAAGATAGCGGGTATAGCCGCCGTAAGTGACCTTAATAAGGCCGCTGAGGCTTATATGACTATTTATAACGATAAGTTCAGGTCTAAGTTCGGAGACTGGACTAGATCCGTGCCAAGGAATAAGGAGGCGGCCAGATCCATAAGTGCCAGACTTAGCGCCAGCGAGTGGGGGCAACTTATGTCAGCCAAGGTCCTGTCCGCCATAAGCGATATGGATGCCCCAGCGTTGGCCAGAAGCCTTGGGAATAGCGACAATGTCGTGGCTTATCTTACCTCCGGAGAGGTAGGTGATGTCAATGATATGGCTGTGGTAGATACATCCACGGTACAGGAGGTGGATCTGGATTCCATAAACGAGGATAATATTGGTGATACGATACTGAAAGAGGCGTCATGGGATGATATAAGGGCTATCAGGGAGAATATAGATATTAAGGAAACAGCCCGTATGTTATGGAAGGCCGTGGAAAGCGCTTTTACCGGGCAACGACCTAATATTAGGGTGAAGGGTGGAAATATAGATGGTGAGATTATATTCTCCGGCAATGTCTTGCCTTTAAATGATATTGAGAATTATACTCCTCCATCTTCAAGATTGGTATATGATTCCGGTGAGCCTCGCCTATTCTTTAGATCGGATGACGGCAAGATACACGACTCTTACGCCAACGCCATAAAAGGCTCGTCCGGCGGGCGGATCGAGGCCGGGTTCTTGGCCGGCAGTGTCGAGGAGAGCGACGTCCCGTCCGGCACGGCTGACATCTCCTTTGGCTCGTCCTCCATAACCCTTAACAACAGTGATTCGTTCATCCCGGTCCTTGGCATCAGCTCAGATTCTAATATAAGTACCCGTGGAGGGTTTGTCAATTACCTTATCAAGAAAGGTCTGTTGAGCGGGGAGCGTATAAGGCTAGGAGATAGGTATTATCTTACAGGGGCCGGCAACTCCGATGGTCTTAAGATCTATAACGCTATGGATGCCTTGTCTAGGCTAAGGAATAGGTTTGGAAGTCAGTCCTCCGAAATGAACGTATTGGGTTCTATAGGTTTTGATACGGAGGTAAGTAATGATCTTGATCTTATCACGACATCAGGGGAGAAGGTTACGGTAAGCAGATCGGAGATCAAGGGCATGTTAAGGCAAGGTAAGTTTGAGGAGCTTAATAATAAGTATGATGGGTTCATAGAGCTAGCCTTGTCGTTGATGATGGAGGATAACGCCTTGTACGGAAGTAATGTCCGTGGGGTTATTGAGAACGAGAAGGCGGAGGATCTTCAGAACAGGACTGATATCACCAACATCTTATCCACGTTAGGTATCCGTGTGATGGGTATGTCTGAGTATATGGATAAGTATAAGATGCGTAATGGTGTCGAGCCTTCGGCTAGGGCCTTATCCGATATGGCTAATGGGGTTATTGCCCTGGCTGAGGGAGCTACGGTAGAGGATCTTAATGAGGAGGTGGCTCACTTCTTGATCGATACTTATCGTAATCAGCAGGAGATTGACGAGGTTCTGGACTCTGTTGTCGGCACGCCATTATGGAATCAATTCGCCGGTCGTTACTATGAGGTGTATGGGAAGGAATACCAAGGGGAGGAACTGGATCGGATGGTGAAGCGGGAGATCCTAGGCAAGACGTTGGCCCATCGGTTCGTGCCGGGGATGGAACAGGCGGTGGAGGATCTGGTCTCGTCCGAGGACTCCCAGCTCTCCTTGTTTGGCAGGATAATCCGGGCTATAAGGAATTTCTTCTCTACTCAAAGATCAGACTTGAATAAGGTTCTTGATAGGATAAAGGAGTCGGCGTTAGCTGATGATCCAAGCGCATTTGACGTGCTTCTGTTAAAGGATAGCGACCATCTCATGTACTCATTATCGGATGTTGATGTGGCTAATAAGTTGATCAAGAACGGGAGGTCATTGGAAAGGCTATACACTAGGTTACAGAGGATGAGGTCAAGCCAAAGCCAGAGGATCGGTGAGAGTATCTCCCTTCTACGTGATATAGGCGAGAAGGTAAGACAAGTCGGGGGTGAGCTAAATAAGAATAACAACCTATTATCCACCAAGAGCGTCATAGCGACCGCCAAGGCTGAGGTGGAGTATTTGGTCACTGTCGCCAGTAGCCTACGTAAGAGCGGAAAAGGATTGGATTATGAGACGATACAGGTTATCGATAACGTATATGGGGAGATAGTTCCTCTGATCAGGAATCTTCGTGGATTCGTCAATAATCAGGCGGCGGATTATTATGGCAGCAATAAGGTTGGCATGGTAGAGGATATGGATGATATATTACGTATGGCTGAGACATCCATGTCTGATATAAATGCTCTTCGAAGTGATCGTAATGAGGACTGGCTGGATGGACAGCTCAGGATGTTTAATATCCCGGAAAGATATTGGAATGGGATAAAGAAGTTGATAAATAACATCCATAAGGATATCAATGTCATGTCCCGGTTCTTTGGCACGCTGGAGCATAGTGGTAACGCTATTTTAGGTATGTTAGGCCAACGTCTAGCCAAGGCCCATAATGAAGCCCATACCGAGGGTATATCCAATATCAATAAGATGACTAGGATGATGAAAGAGCGTGGATGGGGGATAAAGGATAATGAGGATCTTATACAGAAGATAAATGGGAAGAACTCGGATTACCTTGACTCGTCCCGTGATTTCGCCAAATACGATTTACTATACAGGACCGAGCAGGCTAAGGCTATTATCGATATATATGATCTTAAGAATGTTACGGGTAAGACCGAGAAACAACTTATCGATCTTCTTCTATCCGATAGAGGCCTTAAGGTGAAGACCCGTGACGACATAGTAGGATATGACGGGGATAAGCCTATTACGAAGGAGATATATCATGTATTCAAACCTACCATCCAGAATTTTGATATCTCGGACATGACGTTCGAGGATCAGCAACGATATCTCGACGCGATAAATAGGTGGTTGGATGAGAACCGAGAGAAACCTATGGTGCAGGCTTATTACGATAAGATCGATAAAGTTAATAAGAAGGTCGAGGAAAGACTGGGTCGTAGGGTATCGCAAGCCACGTCCGATTTCATGACCCGTATCCGCAGGAGCCGGTATGTGGCTATGGATAAGTTCGTGAGGAACGGGAAGGTCGATTGGAAGGCGTTTCAATCCGATCCTATAGCTTGGAGATCTTATCTGGATATCTTACGTGATAGGGCTATAGCCAAGAGCGAGTGGTATTCCGATGGGACACCAAAGGAAGAGGGATCCGAGGCTCTGATGATGTCCGAGGAGATCAAGGCATGGGACGAGGCGTGGGCCGAGGAGTTCGGGAATACCAACGAGGGTCGTAAGGCTTCCGCCGAGTTCAAGGAGATACTTCGTGGAATAGAGCGGTCCGAGGGCGGTAAGGCGGCGTTCGAGTTCCTGCTAGCTGGCGGTCATCTTGGTTTCTCTAAGGATATGTGGGGATCCGAGGAGGGTGATTATTACGAGAATCTGGTTGATAAGATCACGGAGCAATCTGTATCATCATCAAGGATAGAGAAGGTAGAGGAGGCGATGGCGACAATAAACGAGATCAATGACCAGCTAAGGCCTTTGCTTATCCAGTACCGGGATAGCACGAGATACGGGGAATATGATTTCGATAGGTTACGTGGATCCGCCTCATTAAGAAAGATAAACGAGTTATATGATCGTCTGGCTGAGGCTAAGAGCGTTATTAACGCCGCCGCTTCCGCTGAGGCTATTGAGATGGATATGCCTGATACGGTGGAGAGTGGAGTCACGGATTCCTACCGTAACGCTCTAAGGGACGCCATGGCGTACGACAATGGCATGGATGAAATTAAATTCGCCAAGGAGCATATGTCCGCCCGCTCCCGCAGCCAAGTGGAGCGGATGGCCTCCAAGCTATCCCGGAAGAACCCGTCATGGACAACCGTGGAGGTGGCGTTCTTTAGAAAGAAGTACGGTCATGACTTCAACAATAAGCTGGCTAATGATATAGCTATGGGTAAGGCTAATAGTATACTTATCGAGTACGCCAGAACTCGGCTATATCCTTATATGAGAAAATACTCTCCCAAGGGGTATTCTGGCTTCGTCAGGAAGATAAATAACGGTACGTATAAGGTATCCGAGTTCTTTGATGCCATGGAAAATGGTATATCAAAGGAAGAGAGCGTATCCCGTTTCGGGTTCGATATTAATATGATTGACTTATCGATCAATAACCAGTGGCTAGAAGAGGCCGATGCCGAGAGTTCTTTCCGTAATCCTAATTATAATCCCGATCTGGGTTATGGATATCATACGCCTAGGTTCGATAAGTACAAGAACGAGGCTTTTTTCAAGAAATACGGTATTACCAACGAGGGGGAGGAAGCTACGATCAATAAGGATAAGTGGGAGATGAGGAAGGAGCTGCTTAACATAAGCCGTAAGGCTATGGAGGATTATGATGAGCGATTCCGGAACATCTACCAGATACCACAGATATCCAAGGGCGGCGTGGAGAGGATGGTGCAGGCCGGGGTTGACCCGAAGGCGGCCATCGGCAACGCCGTACGTGATATCGTTGGCGAGAGGGTGGATGACCCTATACATGGTCAGGGGCAAGACCTAGGAGGGATTGATGAGAACGATAACAAATATCGTATGATCCCCAAATACTATCTTAGTAAGTTGGAGAACGCCGATGACGTGTCCCATGACTTCGCCTACTCCTATTCCATGTTATCCTTACAGGCTACCGCTTACAAGTATAAGAGGGCGGCCTTGGATGATGTCATGGGATACAGGAACATGATGCTTGAGACACAATACGACGGCGGTAAGAACCCAGAGGCGACGCATGCCTATAGGATGTTCCAAGATTGGGTTAACGCCAGTATCTATGACGTCAGGATAAACAATAAGCGGGCTGAATGGAATATAGGTAATTATAAGGTCGATCTTAATAAGCTGGCTCTTATGTTTACCAAATTCGTATCCAAATCCAACCTAGGCTTCTCCCCGTTCGTGGCGGCTACCGGCGCCCTTACCGGGCAGGCCAACTTCCTTTTGGAGGGTATGGTGGGGCAGTATATAAGCAAGGACTCCATGAAATACGCCTATGGGGAAGCCCAGAAGCAGTTAAGTACGTACGTGTCGGAGATCGGGGACATAAACCGTACCAACAAGCTATATGTCGTTGGAGAGGCCTTAGGCGTATTCAATGTCCGCAACCGTGTACGATCGGCGGCGTATAACAAGATCTGGAGAACCTTATTCCGGGACCTGCCGTTTAAGATGATGGAGGTTCTTAACTCCCCGTTGGACCCGCAGGTCATTATCTCGGTCATGGATGATACCCGCCTATACGAGGGTCAGTTTTGGTCATACTCCAATTTCAAGGAGATGATGATGAAGGACAGGAATATGTCCGCTAACGAGGCTAAACGCGATTGGGAGCGTTTAAGGGATTATTCTATGTGGAACATGGTAGATGTCAAGGACGGAAAGATCGTGGCTAAGAACGAGGCTAACAAGGATATTATAGACCGATATATACCCACCTTGTCCAGTAGGGTCAGGAGCATGGTGCAGATCTGTGACGGCGCCTTGAACGAGCAGAACCGGGTGGGGGCTAGCCGGAACGCTATCCTTAATATGGTGCTGCCTCACCGTGGATGGTTTATATTGGCCGTACAGCGGGCGTATAAGAAAGCCGGTTTCAATTTCCAAACCAACCAGTTTGAGGAAGGATATATGAGAACGTTATGGAGACTGGCCGGTAATGTCTATGGACCGATGTCCGAGGGCAGGATGGGAGAGGCATATGACGTGCTTAAGGAAGAGTATGATAAGCTTACCCCCTACGAGCAGATCAATATCAAGAGATCGATTATCAACATGGCGGTATTCGCTACGATGATGGCCATAGGACGGGCTTTGATGGGATATAGGGAGGATAATGAGGATAGCTGGTTCGGGCAGTTCATTACCTACATCGGGTTCAGGACGATCAATGAGATCGCCTCCCAGACATCCCCGTTCATGGAGCTTAACGCCATAGACATGCTACAGGATCCGTTGGTCACCGCCCGGAAGTTAGGCGACCTCACCGATCCTCGAAACTGGGATCCGTTCGCTACCGTCCAGACCGGCGTATATAAGGGCGAGAGCAAACTATGGAGGCAGCTCATGAAGTTCTCGTTTGGTAAGCAATGGTATAATATCAAGACGGCTAGGGATATTAAGCAGACATCCGACTACTGGTTGATGACCAACGGCATGACGATGGGATTCTTCTTAGGAGGCAGGGATAAGGACGAGTCCGGAGAGGACGCTAATTGGTATTTTGACAGGGGAAGATAACTGATATGGTATGACAAAAAAATAGCCGGTCAATTGTTTAAGACAATTTGATTGGCTATTTTTGTATTCCCATCTATCCATCCCGGACGGATGGGAATAGGTAATTATTTTATGAATACAAATGTAGATCTTTTTCATGATTCCACGAACAATAGTAATGGAATTTTGACGTCCGAATCCAACGAAATGGATTTAAATACATTAATACCGGTAGTAGATAATAATAATCATAAGGTTGTAGACGCCAGGCTTCTTCATGCGTTTCTTCAAATAAGAAGAGATTTTACATCATGGATAAAAGATCGTATATCAAAATACGGTTTTATTGAAAATCAGGACTTTGTATTGATAAAATATGATTATTTAGGTAACTTACTGAATGACAGACTCCCCCATTTTGGTGAGTCTGATACTCAGGTAGTTGCAAAGACTGATTACCTGCTATTGATGGATATGGCCAAAGAGCTATGTATGGTAGAGAATAATGATAAAGGGAAGAAAGCTAGAAGGTATTTTATCGAGAAAGAAAAAGAATTAAAGAAGTTGGAAAAGTCGAATAATGATCAAGTAAGTCATTTGCGTATTCCCGACTTTTCCAATCCAGCGGAAGCCGCAAGGGCATGGGCTGATGAGTATGAGGCCAAGGTGAAGGCCGAGAAGGAAGCTATGTTGGCACTAGAAGCCAAGAACAAGGTCGAGGAGGAAAAGAAGATTGTCCAAGCCGAATTAAATACGGCTATAGATACGATAAAGGAGAATGAACCGGTAATTGATATGTTTAAAAGGTCTATTCCAAGAGAAGGTGTCCTTATCCGTGAATCATCAAAATATTTTGAGCAATTTGGCTATTATATCGGGATTAAGAACATGTATCCGTTATTACAGGAATTAAAATATGTTTTTAGGAATGAGAGAGGTAGGATAGAGGCATATCAGTCCGCTCGTAATTCTGGATTAGTTACATATGGATCTGATCCTGGTGATGAATATTGGGAGGCTAAGGCCGTGACTGTTATGATAACATTAAAGGGATTTGTTAAACTGGAAGAATTGTCAAGAAAAAAAAGGAGCGTTTTTGAGAAATATGGTCGGTTCACGATATGATGCCCCTCACTGCGATTATTCTGATAAAGGCAAGGCTATTAGAGCGCTTACTGGCGATAATAGGTTCACTAAAGATATTGATTATAAAGTTTTTACCCAAAATGGTAAAAACCCTACTGAGGGAAGATCAACAATTGTATATACGATAACTGCATTTTGCGTGGAATGTTTGATAACAAGGAAAGAAAGATGAGTATAAATAAATAGTTATACCATTGATAATTAATGTAATCCAAAAATGGATTTACATAATAAGAGAAGGATAGGCGATTATCATCCTATCCTTCTTATTTTCGTTATCGGTTATTATATTTATACACAAAATCATCCACATCCATATACTCACACCCGAAGTTTTCCGCCGTCTTCTTATCGGAGTCGGAGAACTGCCCTTCTTTTCCGGAAGCGTCCCCGATCATCATGATAGTATCGTATATGATCTTATTTTCCTCATCTACATTATCATTTATGAATTTGATATAATCCATATACTGGTCTATCATCCCCGTATTTGGTTTCCTATTGATGTTATCTTTATCATTGTTGTCGCAATAAAAGTTGTATACGGATATATTGGTATAATCCTCCAATGCGCTTGATATATAATCGAATTTATATTCAAACATCTCTTTGTCTACGAAGCCTTTTTCTATACCTCCCTGATTTGATATGATTAGTATATCATCAGGAGCGTAATTTTTGATAGCCTCAAATACGTAGAGTTTGAGTTTCATATCCCATATACCTTTAGGGAATGTATCTCCTGACAATGTTTCAATCAGTGTCCCGTCTAAATCTGTTATTAACAATTTACACTTTTTCATGATTCAAAATTTAAATGATATATAATTACCTTAGCTTATTTATATACTACTCGTCCCATTGCTCCTAATAGCTCTTTATCATCCTGCTCCTTTACCTCTACATAATAATATCCCTTGAAACAAAATTTCTTTTGATCGGGATCTGACAAGAACTTTTTATATTCCTCGAATCCTTCATCTGAAAGATGATAAGCCTTTCTTTTTTGCTGAAGTAATTCATCTGATTCTAATATCTGTTTTTTAGTAGCCATAATAACGTCATTTTTTTTATTTTACGATTTTTAGACGATGAGGTATTCTACCTACTCCACAAAGTTCCCCATTTTCTGATTTGACAATTTTTACTCCATCAATAGAATGATAGATGTTTTTTTGTAGGATCATTCAAAAAATCTTTAAAACTTTCCAGTTCTTCATCTAATAAGAAAAATTCTTTCTTGCAAAGTTCAATGTCCATATAATGATTTTTTAAGGTTGTTATATATCTTGTAATAAATACTCTTCTATTTTCTTAGCCATATCAATAAGCATCTCACATCTAAGGTCGTTAAGATCCTTACAAAACCTCATTTCCTCCTCATGCTTTTCCTCCGGCGATCTGTTATCACTTACGCTGTAGCATGGTGATGAGTGTATCGGTATGGGCTTCATGGCATCTATGGCTAATTTGATAGCCTTTTCTTTGATATCGCTCATACTATTTTCTTTTTGTTCCCAGATCATGCCGCTATGAAGGCAATTAGGATCATCAGCATGATTTATTAAACAAATCCCTTTGTCGTAAAAACAACATCCCGTACAACTCTCTTCTTCTATCTCAGGGATAGCTATGTATTCTTTCCCTTTATATATTTTAACTTCTCCTTTTCTTATCTTATTCATCTTATTAGATTTTTATATCCTACATGTTTCAACTGCTCTTCGGTGGCTTTCTCCTTCAGGAACTTCCCGTGCCATTTACCGGGCACCACGACATCACGTCCGTCTGGGCTGGTAGCCAGCCTCCCGCATTCGCTGCACAGCCCCATGCCCTTGTACGGCTGTAGTTCCTTGGCATAGTCGAATTTATCCACCATATACTCGTTTGTCAACATCCAATAACTAGACGTAGCGGTATTATCAACGCAACCGCATTTAGCGCATACAAACAGGCTCATAGTAAGTTCTTTTTTGCTTCATTAAACAACCGTTCTACTAGATTCTCAAATTCTCCATCAGGCATATCTATTATGTCTTTTATCTGCACTTGTATTCTTTCTTTTGCTAAAGAATAGCAATTACTATTGACAGAGTAACGAACTACAGTGCCGTTTACGAAAATAAAATCATCTGGTTTTAAATCAGTCGTATAGCCATTTTTAGAAAACATAGGGATATGATGTATATCATCTATTCTTGTTATAAAAGAATCATTATATTTGGCATATTTTCCAACAATCCATTTATACTTCTCCTTTAGGTCAACTTGTATCTTGCTCATTTCTTCTTTTAACTGTTTTTCCAGTTCTTCAATCTTATTCATATCCTATCTATTTTAATGTTATTGTTATTAAATCTGTTTATCATCTCATCAAAGAATTGACGGTCTATCTCCACAAGCAGGAAGCCCCCCCCTCTCCTCGCCGCAAGGGAAAGGGTAACGGCTACCGCCCCGTCCGGCACAGTGTTCATTGGATTGCCTTCCACGCCATATTCCCGTTAAACATCCTCATCTTTCTTTTCATCATCAATCCTCTCCACTTTAATCGTCCCCATATCACCTGAAGGTAACGTAATATCGCTATACACGTTATTCCAGTTCTCGTCAATGGCCAACTGATGCAGTATCGATCTATATATCTGGTAGGTATTTCCGATAAGTCTCTTTCTATTGATCATATCTTTACTACCTCCATCATACCCTATATGTTCATAGTCTTCGAGATCCGGGAACAACCTTCTTCTTATCGCTCGTGAGTTATTGACTATAAAGCTTCTTATCCCCAGCGTTTCCGTTCTATCCATATCATTTATCAAAGTTTCCGTGGTATGCTGAAGATCCATGTCTCCGGCTGCGTATCTGCTTATGTCCTCCACGCACCGGGATATCAGCATCAGTTGTTCCCTTGTCAATGTTATTTTATAAAGTTGTTTGTTGTTCATATCCTTCTATTTTATTTATCATCTCGAATATTTTCACCGCTATCAACGGCACTATGGCATTACCATAAGCCTTTATTGATTCTTTTCTCCATTTCCCGTAAGGAATGGTAAGGTTGTCCACATTAAAGGGTAGCCCATCATTTCCTCTACAAATAGGGGACTGAGTTGGAAAACTCTTCCATTGAGTCGATCCCCGTCCATCCCAATCACGGCAGGCATATTTCTTAAAGAGTCTGTTCTCGGTGCTCCGTTGCTTTTTGTCATCTTCCTTATCGTACAAGAACCTGTGTGATCTGAGGCCACTGGTGTCGGTAATAAGTCTCCGTATTTTATCCATTGTTTGGGAAGTGAACTCAAATCCATGAATCTTGTCTTCCCGTCCTTGTCGCAAACCTTCAACCCTTGCGTCTGAACAGTCGGAAGCAATGAACCATACCCTATAACGTTTGTGTGGCGCTCCGACACCGCAAGCTGGAATAATGATCGGTTGGACGGAATATCCCTCACGTTCAATATCGTCGCAGATGGTATTGATGATATATTCTTGCTCAAGTATCGTTTCCTTGTAATTTTCTTCATCTTGATCACTTTTCGTTTCCACGTCAGTTTCACTACCGGGTTGAACCATATTGGTGATTCCAGCAACATTCTCGCCAATAATCCAGAGCGGTCTTGTCTCTCGTATGACTCTAAGCATTTCCGGCCAGAGATAACGGTTATCATCCGCTCCCTTTCGTTGTCCAGCGACGCTAAATGGTTGACAAGGGAAACCTCCGGTGAGCACGTCGATTTTCCCTTTCCATGAAGTGAAATCAGTTCTTTTAATATCTTCATATAATACTGTTTTTGGAAAATAATATTTTAATACACTTTGACAGAATGGATCTATCTCGCATTGAAAGACATTGTTCCATCCTACCTCTCTAGCGGCTAAATCAAAGCCTCCTATACCTGAGAAAAGACTAGCGTGATTCATTTTATCTTATTTGATATTAAATTTTCTTTTACATGTTTAGATATATCAATTATCTCATCTTTTATATTGCAGTCATCTTTTAATAATGAACCAAATATACATGATATGGCGCCCTTTAGGCCTAGCGCTATCCCTATCTCCAATATTTTTTTATCGGTATTAGAGATTTCTACAGGTTCATATAATATTGATGATATGTTGTTAACGACGTATATTATATCATCTTCATTCATTGATGTAGATTTATCGACAATAGCTATAAAATCTTTTATAATCATAATATAAGCTATTTTTATTTCTTTTATCGTATCATCGCTTAGATGTCTATCTCTTATATGCCTTTCAACATACTTGTTTGCTAGATTCTCTATTTTGTTTGATTTGTCCATTTGTACTATCAATTATTTAGTTAATAATAGATCATAGTCCTCTTCATCTATACTCCCATTATTGTTGACATATATAATGAAATTATTTAAAAGCACGGACTTATCCTTGGATAAGGCTTTTATAATAAGCTCTCCATCATCTTTCAACATCACATGCACAGTATCCCAGATAACATATTTTTGACATTCTTTCTCAATCTTCTTGATTGTTTTAAGTATTATCTTATACGTCTCCTCATATCTTTTTACTATTCCGCACAGTTCAGTCGTATTATATTTACGTATAGCCGTGAATATATATTCCTTTTTACAATCCCAGCATTTTATCAGTTTTTCTGATCCGCACGCCTTATTCTTGTAGAAGAAACAGCCCTTACATGGCTCATTATGGTCGTAACTTAATACTACAAGCAGCTCCATGCCATTCTTGTATATCACGTCTCCTTGTTTCATCTTGTCTATTTTATTAATCTCATTATCAATATAGCAAAGTTGGATATTATCCATACTATAGATATCCAGAATGTTATACTCAACATAAGACCTATGTTCTTAGGTATAGGATCTACTCTCCTGAATGTAAGGATCATGAATACAAATGTCTTGAAGTTCATAATTTACGATATTTTTCTATATAGTTAACTATTAGATCCTTGACACCTTTAGGGACATTAATTAGCTTAAGGTTACCTTGGAATATATCCTTACCGTACTCGTCCATGATCACCCCGAATGAAGGATTCATGATTCTTGTCGATATACATATCGGTTGGTCGGTATCGAATCTGATAACGGCTACCTTCTTCTCGTTTATCGCCTTCTTTAGGGCTATATAAAGCTTATGACCTTTAACAATGTCACAATTACCTTTCATGATCTTAGACATATATATGATATGCTCTTTCTTCACATTGCTGAGATTGTCCATCAGTTTAAGATCTCCACCAACAGATTTCCATTTTTTGAAGCAAGATATGCATAGACAATAACTTGACTTGGCGTTCCTCGGCATCATCCTGCTGCTACCAGCGGGAACCGTATCGCCACAGCAGACGCACGTCCGGTCTTTGTTGGTGCGTACTGGGCCATAGCTGTTTATCGGGTATTCTTTTTCTTTAAGCATCTTTTTCTGTTTTCAAAATTATCATCACCATATTCATAATTAGGACAAGCCTTATTGCTTGGGCGTCTCGTATAAGTCTTTTGCTCCCTATCATATTTCCTGTTAGGGTTTATATAATGGTCGCACACTTGCCAAATGGAGCAGCATACTTTCCCGTATCTTTTCGCCCATTCCCGATCATGTAGATGTACACAAGTGGCGCAAGTTGGGTTCTTGAGCTTATCCTTATTCTCATCTATGATCTTATTGACCCGATCAAGAATAACATGCATTTTTTCAATATTTATGACGTTAAATGCGTCTGGGCATGGAAGATATGTCATTGAGCTTATATCTATGTCCATTTCCTTGGATTTATTGTAAGCTGATTTGTATTTCCTTCTCATCAAATCCTTTAATTGATTTACTTTTCTCTCATAAGTCCCCATATTTCACTCAGTTTTCCATCCTTGTTTTTTCAATAGATCCACCATCATCTCCTTTATCTTAGGGCTAATGGCTTCGGTAAGTATATCAGCGGCCAAGTTAATAGAGAAGCTTGTCATTCTAGATTCTCCTATATACTTCTCGCTGGTAACTTCTTTCACATAGTCGTGAATATCCTTGATCATTTCATTTTGAGATCTTAGGAGATTCAGTATCTCATCGAGTTTATCATTCATCTTTTTTCTCAAATATACCTGATAATAACCAGATAACCACTATCAAAAAGAAACACAACCCAAGCGCCTCGTCCGGGTAATCATGCATAGCCTCTAAAATTCCCCTCATAACTTAACATCCATTTTGTTGATTATCTTATAAAATATATCTCTAGTCAGCTCAATATCGTAAGTAGCGTCATGGAGCTTATTCTCGTCGATCTCAATACCCATAGTTCTGGCTACGGTCATCAACTTAAAGTTCTCCATATCGTTTCTTACACCCATCAGGAACGGTGTCACCATAACATATACGTCCATACAGTTAGGATAGAACCATGATCCGAAATACTTATCCCCACATTGCTGGAATAAAGCCCGTAGGAAGCTGTTATCGAATCCAGCGTTGTTATACCCCACCAAATACATTTTATCCCTCTTATCGAACTTATTCACGTATTTGGATAATATACCAACTAACTGCCTGTACCCTTCTTCCATAGGCTGATACGACTGCACTTGCTCCAAGGTAACACCAGCCACATCCAGCGCCTCTTGCTCTATCGTGGCGGCAGGGTTCTGGGCTAGGCGGATGTCGAACCTCTCAGTCTCCTGCCCGTCGATATCCACGATCCCTCCTATTTGGTGTATCCCGTTTCTCCAGAACTTAACCCCGGTTGTCTCTAAATCAAAAAATAGTAATTTGCTCATGTCTATTTATTTTGTTAATTTATCATTATCTAAGAACTAGTCGTGAAATGCTTTTATAATATATACTCCCATCAACTCTTTTACCTTCAAAGAAGTATATCCAATATTCTAATGAAGAACATCCAAAAGCAAGACATAGATTATTTATCGCATATCTAAAGTATTTCTTGCCTGAACGAAATAAGATTTGAAATTCTTTATTATTTAAATGGAGTCTTTTTTGGTTTTTCTTTTATTCATGTTTATAGTTTTATTTTAAATGTTCCTTAATCTTATCCAATGCCTTATAAGACAGATAGCTGTCTATAGTATTATCGCTATCTATTTCCAGCAACTCATTAAACAAGTCTTTAGCCAATGCTTTCCACTGCTCTCCCCAATCACGGAGATTCTCGACCTTTGACCGTATATCCTCGAAATAAGAATCTACGTCTGATTTGATTGATTTTGAATAATATTTAACATCCTCCTCGTCCCCATCCATAATATAATCACATTGTGTCCTGATATCTTTTATATGACTGTCTATATCACTGCACATATAATCAACAGGTTTACGTATATTGAATATAGCTTCTGACGTAAGACCGGTTATATCTTGTATGTCTTTTAAATTACCCATGATTTAATCAATTAAATACCAACCATCCACCTGCAAATCCCATTGCGAAAATAGATAAGATTATAGATGTGAATAATATCCAATCTTTTGCGCTTAGCTCATTATTATCTCTCTTTATTTTCTCAAGATAATCATATATAGCTGTATAAACAGCATGGTGAATATTCTCGTCTCTAGCCCTTACGATATTATCATATTCATTATATCCTAGATTATGGGTGGCGCTTTCGATCCTCGTATTCCCCGTAACTTTTTTGTTTACATCAAAATCGAAACTAAATACCATATCAGTGGTTAGAGCGCTGGCGATTTTGCTTTTTATCTCATCATTACTAAGATTAGCATCGTGCACTAATCGCTCATAGTCTTTATCGTCAAGAATTATCTGTTTTTTAATGTTCATATCCCTAATATTTCTGCTACATAAACAAATCCATAACATATATAATTATCAGCGTCATGCTCACCCCAATTCACATGCCATACGACGGCGCACGGGAAATATAATGGCATATCCTCAGCCATAGGATCCTCTTTGAAGTCATCAATGTTTATCTTCTCCCTCCACCTCCACAGGTCTTGGATATCGTTCAAAATTAATTTCTCCATAACTATGACGAATATTAGATGTTAGTAATTCAATAGCTAAGCTGATCATAGCTCCCGCTTCAGTAAGTTGATTCATTTGGGCGTACATTCTATGCTCTGCACTACGATAAGCCTCTCTACTACTTATGGTGTCTAGTAAATCATCTATAGCGTTTCTAAGAAGATCGGTCATCCCATGCCCTCCTATGCCCTTGAAATAATAAATATCACGACCAGCGTAAAACATGTCCTGATATCTTTTAGCTACATACTCTATCCCGGATAGATGGTATTTCTCGTTGTCTATCTCCACCTCTCCTTCTTCTATAGCTCTCAACAACTTCCAATCTATCTTTACATCAGCTTGACGATTTTTTACCTTTACATAGGCATATCCGCCATAATGAGAACCCAGCGTCCTCATTGTAAGTTCATTGACTTTTTGTTTGTCTCCATCCATAATAATCTGGTTTTTAATGTTGATACAAAAGTAAGATTTAAACAAAAATAAAAGCATGAATAATATAAAAATAATATTAATCATGCTTAAATATAAATATATCCCTTCTAGTTCTCACGGATATACGTATTCGTACTCATCTGGAGGAGATGTCTTATATTCAACATCGCACTCCATATTGGTGTAATAGTTATCCCCTTTTCTGTATACTAACGCTACCCAACAGTCATATTTTTTGCTGTATCCTATAAGAGGGACATTAGCCATAGGCGGATTATCCTCTGTTTTGTATCTTATTCTTGTTACTTGTTTCATATTTTCATGGATATAAATATTCATATTCTTCCGGTGGATATATTTCAAATTCAGCATCATACTTCATGCAGGTGTAGTACTTATCCCCTCTCCTGTACATTACTTCCCACGGACAGCTATATTTTTTGTTGTATCCTAAAAGAGAAACCCCTTCTATAGGAGGCTTATCTTTCGTTTTGTACCTTAATTTTGTTATTTGCTTTATGCTCATATAATCTTATGTTTAAGTAATTCCATCATCATCGAAAACAATGTGTCTACAAGAAGTTTCTCGCTACTCCAATATATAGGGATCTCATCTATATCTCTATACGTTACAGACCATGCATGTTCTAGCTTATAACATTCGAATGTACAACCCTCTATCTCATATGGGAGTAAATTCAGTAACGTCCCTACATCCCAAACAGGGTTGGATATGTCTGGGTAACGGCCTCGATCAGTCCTATACGACCAGCGTCATCCTCCATAGAATGTAATTGATCCAGATACTTGTCTCTGAAACCGATGGCGGTGGAGATAGGGAGGCCGGCCTCAACCAGCACCCTCCCCTGTTCTTTTGTGGTGAATATCCTTTCTTTCATCTAACCTTTGATCTTTTTTTCTACAGTAACAATCGTATCATTATGCCATCCCCCATGAGCCACGAGAAGAATCTCCTGCTGCTCGAAACCAAGCCCGGCCCCTATACCGCCGGAGTTCCACGCGCAGGTAATGACCACCCCGCCTTTCTTGGTGATCCTAGCTATCTCCTTCTTCTGTCTAGCCCAATAACTAGATTGCGTTGTTTGCATATTAACAGCACCTCCAAGTATTTTATACGACTCAGATACCTGTCTCGGAGAATATGGTGGATCATATAATACCATATCAGCCATATTATCCTTAAGACCACGTAGGAAGTCTGTGGCGTCTTTATGATACATAGCTTTAGTATCAGGGTCAAGATCGTTGGTGATCGTCCCTATATCGCTGTTTCTGGCGAACGGGTCCACTATAACCATCCCCTCTTCTCGATATTTATATATAAGTTCCCTTATCGGTTTTATGCTGAATGTCTCGCTATTCGGCATTGACCATTTCTTGTTTATAATCATATTGCTGTAATTGTGCTTTAAATTTGAGTTTCATGGTACTTCTAGGTGTAGGATCACATATATCCTCCCACCAATTCTTGTGTCCTTTCGGTGGATGTATATCCTTTTTCCATAAAGATCCCTTAACTGTCTTGATTCTTCCGTATGGTTTCATTTTGCTCATGTTTACCTTCGTATGTCTACTTACGCTCTATGCCTCTTAGCAAATGGGCTATCACATCCACTGTCCATCCGTTACCCGCTAAAGACATGGCCGTATTTGGGGCTATCCCGTCAAGGTAATCATCCGGCAATGTCTGTAGCCTACACATCTCCACCGGGGTCAGGTATCTGAATTTGTCTTTCATGTCAAAGGCATTAGGATATCTTCCGGGAGGCAACGATGATATCACGTTATCTTTCATGACTGTTGTCAGGCAATTACTTTTCTTAATAGAAACAGTATTTTTATCCCTTCTTACCTCCAAACATTGCGTTATTTTCACGTTCTTGTCATAATCCTTTCGATGCCCGTCCTCTCCTATCCTTCTACCGACAATGACTCCTATATATCTTCCTCTTATGGCTCCCGGATTCCATCCCTTGTCATGCTCTAAAATATCATCCAATGATATATGCTTGTCTTTCGGCATTTCTACCAGCCAATTGCACCAATAAAGGCGATGCCGGGTCTGTGCCGAGACCAAGGCGCTATCGATCTCCACCGGCTCCACGCCAAGCTCCTCGGTAATCACCCAGCGGTGCTCATCCCGCATCCGGACGTTCTCGCCCAAGAACAGGACCTTACCTTTGGTCTCCTTCCTTAAATGCTTTACGATGTCCGAGAAGCAAAAGAAAAGCCTTCCACGAGAGTCCATAAATCCCTTACCCTTACCTGAGCTAGAGAAGCTCTGGCAACAGAACCCTCCCATGACCAGATCTATATCTTTCCAAGGGATATCCCATGTTCTCCAGTTATTAACATCCCCTAATTGAATAATATTAGGAAAATGTTTTTGACTTACCTTTATGCATGTCTTGTCTATCTCTGAGGCATAGTAAGTCCCAATAGGTATACCGGCTCTTTGTAATGCTAGATATCCACATGATATCCCATCAAACAATGATAATACATTCATATTGTTTATCGTTTATTTATGCAATTCTATAGCAATTGTATCATCAAAATGATCATTGACTATATCTCCCTTCTCTTTTATAGACATATCAGATAAAGAGGCAGGGTAGGATGTTATATAATCATTCGTATTTATAACAACCCTTATTTCCTTACTCTTATCCTTGACAAGCATCAATTCGTCTATCAAATCTTGTACTGTCATATTTTTCTCCGCTTTCATAAATCCTGTTTTTATTTATTTTCATGGTCTAAAAATATCCTTTGCGATCATATCAAGGGATATTTTATGTATCTTAGGTAAGACCTTAACCAATTTTATACCAAAATTTTCGCCTCTCTTAACAAAAGTCCATTTACCATATATGATTCCATGCATCATATTCTGTATTACTTCCTTACTGTCTGTCAAGAATACTTGGTAATAGACACTTTTGGCATAATTAAAATCCTCCCCATGATCATTTGCCGGTCTTAATATCATTACAGCCGAAGAGCATCCACGAACGAATCCGTGTATCTCAAGGCATTCATCAAACTCATAATTATCACGTTCCTCATCATGAACATCCTTAACCCATTTACATGGTCTCCCGTCCTTAAACGGGATCTTTAACTATTTCTTTGCCATAATTGTTTTAATTATTAAATAATTCATATCTACCCTTCATCACCTATATTGCTTCTTTCTTAGCGTCATGCATTGCTTTAAATCTGTTTCTTTATGACAATTTGGTTCCCGTATTGAGGTATAATGCATAAACCTTCATTCAATCCATTTATTTCCAGTTCCCCAAAATTATTTAGATTGATAATAAACTCATTACCAACCCAATCAAAAACTCGTATGCCATTTTTAACTTCTATTTCATCGTCACCGCAGCGATGATTAATAATATGCACTTTCATTACCTTCGTCCCTGTTGTTCTATATTTGTAACTCTCAATTTATCATATTCCTCTGAAAGAATCCCATGATCAAACAATTTGTTAGCGTCTATCTTAAGACTTCTATAATTGTCAGTTATATTGATATCACTCCACAAGTTCAATTTTCCCTTATCATCCAATTGCATATGGATAAATCCTTTTGTTATCTTCTTCCCGGCTTTAAGGCGCTCTACGTCTTTATCAGTAATCTTTTTCATACTTTCGATATTTTATCGTTACAATTAAATTCATCTTTCATCCTGATCTTTATGCCTCCATATGATAATTCCTTATGAGCTGTGACAAAATAATCAACCGCATCTTCATCTAATAAACTATGCGGGCACCTTTCCCATACAGGGTTTTGATCTAGATGACCCCATGTGGCTACAAGTAACCTATTCTTGTCATTATCAATAGCTATTTTGTATGTCCCTGTAGTAGCCTTACGTTTAATGATCGCTCCATTTAACATCTGTTTCTTAGCCCAGCTCCATGAGCCTCTCAACCCAAATGTTCTTATAACCCAGTTATTTATCTTCTTCATTTCAAATTATTTGTTAAAAGTGTAATATAAATATAAATACATAAATTGAATAGGGCTATTCACCATGCCCTTATCAGTAGGATCATCGTATTTGTCAAGCCAAAGACGAAGCGCCTCCCAATCGATATCCTTACGGTCACATACCATGCAGGCTAGGTTAGCCCCGAACGGCTCCCCGCCGCCGCTCAGCGACCTGTTAAACCTTTTGGCTAGTCTTTCCTTGAATCCCTTACTATACCATATCCCGGAGGTAGCGGCATAACAATAATAAGCGTTGTACTTCATTTTCACGCCCATCTTCTCAAACAATGGTGTATGCCATATCCGATCTAAAAAGAATACTATTCCACGATATATGAAGGTTCGGAGATTTTTCCTGTATTCTTTCCCCAAGAAATTATCCACACAAGATATAGTCCCGCCTGAATAATACCAATTATTGGCGCCTCTCTTGACCTTATCCGTCATCTTGAATTTATTCTTTCTGTCTTCCACCCTATCCCAAGGTTTCAGCTTATCCTCATTAAATGTCGGGCAATAATGATAGTAATGATTAATCCACGAGAGGTAGGGGTTGTATATCGTGTATCCATTATCGCTGACATATGAGTTCATATCATACCCAAGTTCCTTGGCTAGAATAGATCCCTCATCAGCTAATACCTTCAATATCGGGTTCAAGTTCCATATCTGATCTTGACTGACGAACATCGAGTAACATGGATCCTCATCCTCCCCATACCATCCTCCCATCCCGCTCACTATTTTATCCAAATCAAGTGAATAATCTTTCCCGGGTAAAAAATCATCTCTAAGAAAAAAACCTCTATATGGGATCATATCATGTATGCCGGGTTGGTCGTCAAATATGAACTTAGCGTTCTCGGTCAATCTAATCAATGTTTGCAAGACAGAGGATATATCTATGGGTGCATATTCACACTCATAGACCTTATTATTTATCCAAAGATATTGAAGAAGCTCGGCTATATTAATAGTCCCGTCCTCCACATATCCTGTCTTGTTATCGAAGTTTATTTTGGCTAGAGGTATATTACTTCCTTGTGGTTGATCACTTTTTTCATTACAACAATGCACGAACCTGTCAAAGAATATATCTTTCCAACCAAAATATTTATCCCTTATCGTCATAAGCCTATTTCTTGTCGTATAACGACATGACGTTAATAAGATCAGCTTTTCTGGCCATCCCCTCAAGTTTATTAAAGCCATCCATGTTATCTCCGCTGACGATGATAGTAGGATATACCTCTATACCGTACTTGGATATTTCCTCCTCCGTGGCTTTGTTCTCCGGGATCTGGTTTAACGTGACCTCACCCTCATACTCCTGTAATGTGTTGGCGATAATATACCGCATGTAGTCGCTGTACTCAGCGTCTTTCTTCGTGAAAAAATCAATTCTTACCATCTCAAATAGTTGTTAATCTGTTAATAATCAAATCAGCGGTAAATATAGCATTATCTACCTCATCTATACTCATCTTTCTCCCATCGAAATCGTTAGATAATAAATCCTTAACAATCTGATATCTACGCTGCTCCCAATTTACGTTTACATCAAAATTCAGATTCTTTACATAATCATAATTTAATTCATTATAACTGTAACTGAGATACTTAACTATCGGGAATAGGCTATCATCAATAGTGCGCTTGATTACATTAACGTATTTACCCGTTCTTTTGTCGATAGCTCTTAATCCCTCATCTACTACTCTTTTTACTCTTTTTCCTGACTCTTCCATTCTATAAGCCCTTTGTTATGTTTATCGTAATATAATAACGCTATGGCGTTCCAGCATACGGCGGATAGATGCATGAATCCCTCCTTATCATATCTCTCCCCTTTCGTATAAGCGACCAAGTGTCTCATGAGTGCACCTAGATAACGATTGAACCCATCAGGTATATCCTGCCATGAGTTATCAGCGTACTTCTTGGCACCTTCCGTATATACCCTCACGATGTCCTCTATCTCAGCCAAAGGAAGGAGATCCCACCGGAGTTTACCGTCGGCCCGGTCGTCCTTCCCGCTACCGTCTTTCCCTACGGCAGTCTTACATGCCTTGGCTACCTCCTCTTGGTGGGCTTTAATGATGGATGCACTATTAATATTATTGAAACGGGAAAGATCGTAAGCGTTTACATTGTCTACCTTTTCCTCATCAATAAGTTTTAACTTAATAGCCCTACCTAATGATACGACCATCTCCTCATCAACCCAAATAATCTCATCTACTTCATCCGACCATAGTCTGATTCTCATTCTTCCACTTTTATCAGCGGTCTCAACTACCTCAAACACATCGCCATCATAGACCACCTTTTGATACTTATAAAATTCCTCCTTCATTTTAAACTCCTTTTTGTTTTATTATTATTACTGGATCATCATTAAATGGGGATAATATCCCAATATGCAACAATATATTGCGCTCATCGCCCTCATTTTTATCGGCTTCAATAGCATTGATATTTGATTTGTTACTAGATATAATGTTACTATCTATATTAGGATCATTTTTGATTATAGCCCATCCTTTTATAATAGGTTCATGCCTCATTAATTTAGCGACATCTTCTTCTACCAACCAATATTCCTCAAAAACAGTATCCGGATATTTGGCTTTTATCTCCTCGTAAGTATTATACCATGTCATATTTTCGTAATTTAGATTAATAAAATTCACTAAGATCCCTGCATTCTGGCGTCTCACCTGTCATAGAGTAAAGCTCACCAGATGATAGATGCACGCAATGAACGGTCTTCCCGTCTATATACTCACTTCGCTTCGTGATCCCACAAATAGCGCAGCGTTGGATCCCCGGACCCGCCTTTATCCACGAGTGCCGTACGCTCCTCTTCCTTGTCCTGTTGGTGTCATTAAGCTTTCTCATGATCAATCCTCCAAGACCGTTACAATCTTATCTTTACCGATAACAACCTCATTCCCGCTTCTTACATCAAAGCATCTCTCACCCTCTGCCTCCTTGAAATAAAGAGAGCCATTGTACTCGAACAGACCGAATCCATAATCATCTAGCTTCATCTCTTTAAGTTTCTTGAATTTGTATACGCTTTTCATATTCTCCATATTATATTGCATTACTGGAAATATCATTATGATACTTATGCCTATTACAAGCAATCCTGTGTAAAACTTTTGTGAATCATATTTTTCCCATCCCTCCATCATCATGGCAAAGGAGATTACTATTATTATAATAATAGATATCAACCCTACCATATCATATCCTCCTTTCTTTCAAAAATCCCATCATATCCTCCACGCTAAGCTGGAAGCCGGCAGCCGCCTTATGACCGCCGCCACCGGGGTTGGCCTTGCGTGCCAGCGCCGAGACATCCACCTCCTCCTTGGTGGTATAGAACGAGCATCTGAAGAATCTGCCGTTCCAGCAAAATGGCATCATCAAATCATGTTTTCTAGGATCGTACATAGACTCGAATGTGGTGGAGTTAAACTCCGTAGTATTCATACATATCGCCTTGTATCCAAATATATCTGCCTCGAATGAGAACATCTTCATTTCTCCTCTGTTTTTCTCGATGATATATTCTATTATGGCCTCGCCATTTCTTATCATATCAGAAACAAACTCGCCATTCGCCTTGTTTAGCACCTCCCTGACCATGTCAACGTCAAGCCCGCAATACCCTCTCATCCCATATTGGAATGAAAGAACGTCACTCCATTCGAAGCGATCATGATCCCATACATCATAAGCGCTCAATAATTTTACCACGTCAGGGGTTTCGATATCATCGAAAAGATATTCCCACGTAAGCTCACAAGCCGCCGTTCCGATACGTCTTTTGCCTTTGACATTATATTCCTTCACAGCTTCTATCGCCGTCTTATGGTGGTCTATCCATGTGACATCTATCCCCTTGTCTTCCCATTCGTCGAATAAGAATATCGTTCTATCGCCAAATGACACGTCAACTACAAACACCTTATCATATTTATTCACGTCAGGTATTTCCTTGCCGTAATTGTAAGGAAGAAGATCAATGTCCCCTTTGAAATACTTTTTTACTATAGCCGCTGACATTACTCCGTCAAGATCAGCCTCATGATATATACATCCTGTCATAATCTGTTGTTTTTGATTAAAAAATCTATGTATTCTTTTATATCCTTGTTCCTGTCATTATCCCAGTCAAATGTCTCGTTTATGAATTTGAAGTACGATACTGGGATCGAATGCAACATCCATCCACAATACTTGCCGAATGTCATTAACGTAGAGCCAAGGGGATGATCCGGCCTTCCGGGAACAGGGGCGGCGGTTACGCCCTGCGCCAGCCCCCTCCTACGATCTTTCTTGGCGGCTTTGATATCCAGATCTGTTTTCGTTACCTTATCCCCCATCGGGATATTAGTTATTAGCTTATCGCCGATAAACATTCCCCATCCATACCCCTTGTAGTTCTCTATACTAAGTTTCCTTATATCACCGAACCTTGACGAGTTGTTACAACAATCAACGACCAAAGCACTATCCTTTCCGTCTTTTATACGGACTGCCCTTCCAAGCCACTGATAATACGATGAGAACGAGAACGTCGGTCTCCCTACTATCACGCAGTCCAGACCCGGATGATCGAATCCCGTACCGAGGGCGGAATAGTTGAACACTACCTTCGTCTTACCCGACTTGAACCCCTCGACTATAGCCTCCCGCTGTTTCTTTGGCGTGCCTCCGTGAACCACCTCCGCCATGCCGGCACATATCTTGGCGTTTATCCATTCGGCGGCAGTATTACAGCTCTCAACAGAATCCATAAACACCAGTATAGATCTACATACGTCTTTTAATACCATCAATCGACGCAAAATAAGGTTGTTTAAGCCATTTTTTCTCACCGCCTCACTAATAGACTCAGCCGTATATTCGGAGCCGTTAGAATTGAGTTTAAGGGCATCTCCATTGAAATCCCATGTCTCATACTTAAGAGGCGTCCAAAATCCTTGCCTTATCATCTCCTCTACCTGTATCACGTGAATCAGATTCTTGAAATACACCGGTCTCATACGAGTGATGAAATTAAGTTGGGAATATGATGTCTGTCCTATCGACATGTTTTTAAGTCTACATGGCGTGGCTGTAAACCCTATCACCTTTCTCGGCTTCAGCTCATTCATGAATGTCATGAACTCACTGCCATCCTCAGGACTGTATCCGGCATGAGCCTCATCTATCAATACGTTTCTGATTCCCATCTCCTTAAGCTGACCAACAACTTTCTTGATAGATCCTAACGTGGCATATATCATGTTAGATAGCTCTTTCTTGCCACAGGAAGCGGAGTAGATGGTAGCCGGTATGCCATACGACGTTATCTTGTCGTGGTTCTGTTGCAGCAATTCTTTTGATGGTTGTAAAATCAGCGTCTTATCTCCCATCAATCTAGCCGCTTCTGCTATCAGAAGTGACTTACCGCAACCTACAGGACCTATGATCAATACCGGATCATGTCTATCAGAGTTTATGTAATCGGAGATACTTTTAACACACTCCTCTTGATATGGCCTTAATTTATATGTCATCTCTGTAGTTATCAAAAACGTCTTTCACGTACTCTAGTCTTATCGCACATTCCCGCCCATCGTCCATTTTTACCATCAAAGTCTCTTTGGTCTTGCTTATGGCTATCACCTCTCCTATTCCTATCTGGGTATGAACTATATCACCTATCTTTACATCAAATTTACTCATGGTCCAGCCTTTTATTAAATTCCTCTATCTTGCTCCTGTCTGTCTCTTTGGTCATCTTAGCCTCTTCCTTGAATATGTCATACCCTTCTCGGATATTGTCTCCAACCATATTCTCTATCATCTCCCTTAACTCATCGCTTCTTACGGCGAAAGATATCTGAAACGATTTACTTGTACCTTTCATTAGGTAATCAATCTCCTTCTTGCATTCTGTCATCAACCGATCCAGATTATCGAATTTAACGAACTTAGAGTTGCCATTGGCTTTCCTTACCCCATCCTTGAAATCCTCCAATATCCCGTTAAACACATCTGCCATACACATCATGGAATGTAGCCATACCAACATATTGAATTTATATTCATTATCAGCGTTGTTCATCAAACTCACCAAAGACTCGCTTTTTGTCAACATGATCTTCGATTCCCGGTCTACGATATCCTTTATCTCCTGCCGGCATTTCATGGCACCAACGAAATCCATTTTAGAATAACATTCATTTGATTTCTCTACCAATTTCCTGATATCCTTTCTAGACATCAGAAGATCCAATACCTGTTTTTCTCTTTCGTTTTTATCCATAATCGTTTATTTATTGGCACAAATATAATTAAAGCCTAGATATTTACCTAGGCTTTTTAATAAAGTTAATCTTTTTTATTCTTTCTTTTTGACTCATCCCAATCCGATGAGTACCTGCATGTCCCTTGTTTGTGGATCGAGAAATCGCACCAAAAACACAAGGGCTTGGGGCGGGGTTCAAGGCAGGCCGGCTGGCGTCCCATGAGGTAGCGCTTCTCGTACTTATACCCCTGTTTGGCGTCGTCCCAAACGTGAGCTTGATAGCTATCTATTTTATTTGTCTCGAAATCATACATGTCAAGGAGAATATCGTTAAGTTCCTTGACCGATCTCTCTACTTTCTCCTTATCTACCTTCACGTTCTGATTGTCCAGCATGCGGGTAAAGAAATAGCTGCACATATCCGGCAATACCTTGTACTTTCTCAGTATGTAGAAGGCGTATATCGGATGCTGGAGATTATGAAGCAGCTTGTCTTCATCGAATAACTTTCTCCCGGACTTCCAGTCTATCGTATACATGGCTATCCTGTCCTTTGTCTTATACTCTCCACGCCAGTCCACCGATCCTATGATATGTACCTTATCGTACGTAACGCCATCCAAAGTAAGAGGCTTGGGCAGCTTATAGGGCAAGACAAAGTCCTCCTCCACGCCTACCGGTCTCGACCCCCGGATCACCTTCTCCATTGGCGTAAGATCAGACCATGCCTTCTTATAATTGCCAGCAGCATCCTTCTCAAACAACCCCACAATCCATCTTATTAGCCTAGCCGCATGTTGCATAGACTCGATCTGGGATTTTACGCTATCAAAAGGAATCTTCTCTATATCCGCATAGTAATTGAAAGCCTTACTCATATCCTCATAAGAAGGTCTACATCCGTTCTTGAAGAAATACTCCATTGTCTGGTGGATAACCGTACCATATGACGTAGCCTCGTGCTTCTCCGTGGATCTGTGACCCTCCACGTAAGTCTTATACCACTTATACGGACACTGAACAAACGTGTCTATCTGTGAGTAGGATGCGGCAAGCACCTTCTCACCGCCTATCGTCTTGCATAGCAAGTTATTCTCCGGAACGATCATAAAGCCTCTCCGTATTTATGTCACGCCCATATAAATCCATCGAAATATTCTGTAGGTTATGCAAATACCTTATCTGGATAAGCTCGCTCAGGTCATCCTCCATATCCCTAAGTCCGAGATAATACTCGTCGCCAAAAACCTCCATGGTCATCCCGTGTCCACGATATACGTCCCTATTCTTGTCACTCTTGAAACCGATAGCGTCAAGAAGGTTATCGTCTATCTCAATAGGCATGACATCATCTTCCCCTGAATACCATTTCATTATCCCATCATCAACCTCACGTTCAAGGATTAATGATCCACTTTCATTACGCATACCGGTAACGCACCCTACTCTCCATATATCACCAGCTTTGTCTTTTACAAGATTGCCCGGTCTTAACTCCTTAACTGAAATCATATTCTTCCTCCTCATGATCGTCATCACAATCATCGACAAGAGGGGTCTCTAACCCCTCTTCCCAATCATCATATCCGAAATCCATTACTTACCCTTAACCCAATCATACAACATATCCACAAAAATCCCTACAGTTAGTTCATCGACAGATTTATCGCCAAAGACATCATCCGGAATCCTTATATCCATCTTCTCTTCAATCCCCATCACCACCTCTACGAAATCCAAGGAATCCATACCCATGTCAGTTTCCAGATCATCCTCGTTATTGATCTCGGCGGCATGATTAAGACCCGTAAACTCACCCATTTTCTCGAATATCGTTTCCTTGACTACTTTTTCAACTTCTTTTCTTTCCATACTAAATCGACATTTTTAATCTTCTACCTAATTCTTTTTTTATATCCGATATCCTTTCGATGTCCATCTTAACATCGCCTGTGATAGCGTATTCCTTATCCATTTTCTTGGGAGGATCCGGGAGCCGGCTTATGGCGAACAACCATGCCAGTTCCTTGTTCTTGTTCTCCCTAAGATACAAGTCAGACGTCATGCCATACATTTTTATGATCGTATCGAATAACGTTGATTCCGATAAACTCATATGCACACTATATACATTTGATGGTTTCCATATCAAGTTATCCAATCTCATCGTATACTCACGTTTAAGATCTATGTGGGATATTACGGCTCTTACTATAGGTCCCTCCTTGAAGTTGGTATTAGCTACGAACCATACGAGCCGTTTCTCTACCTCCTTGATAGCTCCTGTATCCTTACCCATATCGTTATACACACCAACGATACGGTCCCGGATCCCCTCGACCTCCGGTGTCAGGCCGGGTGTCTCTATCAGCATCAGCAGCGACCCTCCCCTTGGCGTTATCTTCCACTTCCCATTCTTCTGAAGCTCGATATAACCAGATGCTTTATAACTATCTATTTTCTCCTTTGGAATGACGCTAGCCATCTCCTCTTTCTGCCGGATCATCAAGAGATACCCGACATCAGACATCGTTAATCCTGATGTCATCATCTGTTCAAAATTTATATACATAAGCTAATGAGTTAAAATATTGACCTGATCTTTCTGGCTACCCTCTCGACTATATCGGGATGATCATTTCCGTTATATATATCTATTAGCGTCTCTATTATATGTAACCTTATGTTTTCTTTGATGAATGAAACCAAAAATTTCCATTTTTTCTGTTTACAGGTTTGAACATCTTCAGTTCTGGTATAAGATAACACGCCACACATGATCTTTCAGCAAGTGATAATTCAATCGCTGTTCTTTCTATTGCTATGCATATAAATGCATAATTATCATTCTTTATTAAATTGTAAGCCTTTGTCAACACCCTAAGGGCGTCTGCTTTCGATAATCTCTTTCCCTTTTTCATATTGTTTTACCGTATAAGATTCATTAGCCATACCAACTCTACCAACTGATATAGATTGATTTATAGATTGGTTAAGATGCCCTACAACCGACATCTTAGCCCTAACCGTATTGGCGCATCTTAGAAGGATTCGATAATCCTCTAACGCCCTCTCGTATCTTACGTCCACCCTAGCCCTTTTATCAGCATCAGTCATGCTCTTACATGTTCCGTCCTCCCTCAGGCTTATAGCGATCTTGTCCCGTATGATTCTGATATCATCCTCGGCTATCACCAGTTCGGCGTCAAGAACCCCCTTGTATGAGCTAAGAAGATCCTCCACCGCCACAACTTCCCTTTTTAGGTTCTCCAATTCCAATATCATTGAGTTGTCATTTATCCTTTTATACTCCTGTACTTTATTGGATACCTCATCACAGATACTCATGATCTCCTTTTCCCGTTCTCGATTTATGATATATCTGATGCTGTATTTAGCCATTTCCTTTAACGAGGATATAATTTCCTTTATCCCCATCTTATCCTCAACCGACAATACGGTCTTTAAGAACATTTCCAGCACCTTTATCACTACAAGCAAGTAATTATGTCTCAATCTCATGTCAATAAGGTGTTTCGTCATGTACTACATTGAAATCATCACTGGGCGGTATATATTGTTGCTCCAATGGAACACCGGGAGGTGGGGGCGGAAGCGTCACTACGGTCGTGTCCGGCTTGCCGCTACCCACGGGGGCATCCGAGCCTCCCGGTCTTTCTTGGCGCACCACCCCTCCATCAGGATAATATCGCTCATATCCTTTCATGATATCTACATGTATAGCGTCAATCTCCTCCAATGATCTTTGACGGACCTTTACGATATGATGGAACAATAATCCATCCACACGGAAGGATCGTCTTGACTCGCTCTTGAAACGTTCCAGATTAGGATACCATCCTTGCGGAAATTGCATGTATGAGGAGTACCCGTATCTCCTTGGGATATTCAACACTACCATAGCCGTACACAGCTGCCCCAATGAGTCAGACTGATAGAAATCAGACTGCCTTGGCATATGATCCTTCGGATCACGTCTGCCCTCTATCTCTCGATTAAGTTGCGATACGATAAGGAAGAAGATGTTTGGGAACGTTCTTTTGGCTATATTACACATATTCATCAAACTATCTATATTCCTCTTGGCATCACCCGAACCTTGTATAAGAGCTGTATGGTCTATGGATACAAATACAATTTTCTTATCCTTATTCGCCGGCATATATACATTCCATAGAAAATCTTTAAGCTCATCAACTGTTGTAGGTATGGGTATATACGTTATTCTGTTTGAATTTTCTTGTTTAAGACATTTTTGCATTTCTAGCATCTCCTCTTCATTCATTTTACGAAGGAGGATATCTTCTATGTCTTTGTTCATTTTTTTTGATAGTGAACGTAATACCAAGTCTTCCGGATTCATCTCGAACTCACATCTTAACCATACATAATCATCTGCTTGTGGATTGATGTTGACATTCATCACATTGTTCATGATCTTTTGCGCCAAATAGGATTTTCCAACCCCTGGTCTAGCTCCTATGGCTATCGCATGTTGAGGGTAAAATCCCCCCAGCAAAGCTTTGTCTAGATAAGGGTATCCAGTACGAGCCGGGAGAAGTTCTCCCGACTGGTATTTCATTATCCTCTCATAGGCGTCCATGATAATTTCCTTGGACGTCTTCCATATCCTATTATCGTTCATCATCGTGCGTTTCTATCGCCAGCCGTATCGGATTTAGATCCTCTGTTAGCTGATCTTGATTTATATCTTAACCCCTTAGCCGTATGGCATAGATCCTTCCCCTTCCGATAAGCCTTACCCTTTAGCTTATCGGTCTTGTAGTTCTTGCGACCCAACTCCCGTCTCTTGGCTTTCTGCTCAGGTCTGGCGTTGATCTTCTTATCCGTCTCAGCCTTCTTCTTTCTGGCTTCCGGATGTGTCCTATAATATTCAGTCGATCTCCCCATCCTATTCGTCCTCCTCATCATCAAAATCTATATTCTCTTGTATATCCAAATCCTCTTCCTTTAAAAAAGATGGATATTCCAATCCCAGACGCTTAATCATATACGAATATGGATCAGACGCAAATTCATCTGGTATCTCCCATGTGCAAGGGAATATACCTATTACCTTTTTAAGTTTATCGGCTAATTCGCTACTCATCCCCATATTAACCATTTTATTATAAACTGTAGCTTCTACGCTACTCACATTGCCTCCAATATAAAAACCTGTTGGTTTGTGAACAAAATAAATTTTCTTCATTTTACATGTATTATTTATTTTATTAAAGGTATCCAATTTGATTCGATACTCAAATGTTCCATTATCATTAGCTCTAATGCTCATATTTATCCTTCTTGCGATCTCCATAACTCATATCCATATCACACACCACCGTATCGGTCGTGTCGTTTACCACATGGAACAGGAACTCCGGACACCCGTGGCAGGCGTTGCTCCCGATCGCCACCGCTCCGTGCCTAGGGCAAGCTTTCTTTACCATGGTTCTATCATATATCCGTATATGATTATCACCATATTTTTCAATATATCTCATGGTATTAAGTAATGATGGCAAAGACATCTTATATGGGGATACATGTTCTATTGGTATATCCAATTCACCAGATAGGCTTTTGTAAATATCCTGCACATCCCGTTTTGTTCTATACGCAAATATATTAATCTCAGTCATTGCCATATCCATACTCCTAAGAAGATCCGGCTTAGCCAGCCTCCCCATCGGCTTCCCAAAAGGATCGGATCTCATCCAAGCCCCACACTTCTCGCACCCAACTTGCTTTCCCTCCACCGTATTTATCATAGTGGATGGGGCCTTGCAATACGGGCATACGGATCCGTTTAACATAGCTTTCTGGGCTAAAGATAGCTCTCTCATGCCTTTTCTTGTATTTTGACATTAAATAGATCATAGAATCTATTAAAATTCCTGTTCTCTATTCTCATATCCTCCTCATACCTGTCAACTGATTTGATGAAATCATTATAACAGTCCTCGCACATCCATTGATTGATTACTGCTACATAATAGCCCACGGATGTAGGTCTGTTACACATATCGCAAATACCTAAGCACCCATATCTGGTGAGCTTATCCATCATCTCCTGTCTTGTTATTTCAAGCACCTTGAATTTCTTGTAATTGTCAACTACCTTTGCCATTGTAAATTTGTTTAATAATAAAATAATCCGCTATATCCATTCCCTCATTTATATTGGGTTTTGATTCTAGAAAATTACTTATCTCTATATTCATCCCCCTCATATCCTTGTCTACCTTCTTTCTCCATTCGTTGAAAGCGTCGCCCTTATCCGGGTACAGGACTATCCGCCTCCTACCCAATGTCTCTATCATCTCCCTTTTCAGCATATGGATACCGCCACAGGCCATAAACAACCTACTAGGGTACACGATGTTACAGATAACAGCCGTCTTCTCTGACTCTACTATATACACCGGAGCGTCATTGGGATAGAAGTTGATAAGAAACTCCCCGAACAGGCATTGCCTAAGCAGGTAATCCTGACCGTCCAGTATATGCACCCAACATACATGATCCATGGGAACCTTTACCCTCTTCCCGTCAGGCCCGTAGTCCATTATCTTCCCGGTCCGCACTACCCAATTCTTATCCAGTTGCCAGAACACACAGCACTTACCCCAGTCCCCGAATCTCATCATCCCCACCTTATACAAGCTAAATGCCCTATTGGTATGATACGATCCGAAGATATTGGATAGATAATCCTGAAGATCGGATGTCTCGAAAGGATTAAGCGTCTCAAACATCTTGCTTACCGGAATGCAGTTGGCTATATCCGGATCCATAGGAGGTCTGTACCTCCTTAATACTTTGTTTGAATCGGTAAAAAGATCATTGTTCCCAAGTTCGCTCCCTGTTGGATATTTAAAGTAACCACATTTATTTTTATGATCACACACCCCAAACTGCTCTCCAACGATCTGACCGGTGGTTACGTCCACGTACGGCGTAAAACACTTATCCTTGCCGCATTGCGGGCACGTCAGCTTCCTCCTTGGTTTGCTATGATCCAGCTCATACCGATGAACGCTCTTATTGAACTCCCTAAATTCCATCACCCTCTCCTCTCATTCATGACTCTATATATATAGTCCCTCAGCGGCTCTTTCCTTACCAACTTATTAACATCAAACTCGCCTTCTATATCTAAGGATCCGATTCTTGATGTAACCGTATAATTAGTTTTCTCGAACTTATACTTTCCTTGAAGATATACTACGGTAGCCATATTCAATATAGGGTTGTCAGTCTGTCTCTTCAACTTATATTGGCTGGTCTTTGCGGTAGGATCACCCGGAGCGAAGTTATATATCTCCTCTATCTCCAATATCTTTCCGTAGTTCTCCAGTATCATTCTTCTATATAGCTCAAGCTGGAAAGCGTACTCGTCATAGAAATTACCTTTCCTATTTGATTTGAAGTCCAATATAGCGAATATCCTCCTGCATCTCTTTATCTTCTTTTTCTCCGTCTTAGGCTGACCTTTCTTGGCTCCCGTCTTATAGAACTCCCCTGTCTCGACCTCTATCTCCACTGTCTCCGGCTCGCTGTCCATCTCCACCACGGCGTCCACCGAAGAAGCTACCTTTAACCTGCTTGACCTCAACATCTTCTCGATCAATACAGGTTTTACATGTCTTTCCTTGCAGAATATGGCAAATGATATTAGATCCTCTATCAGCTCATCAATGTTATCCACTAATATCCGCTCCATCCTATACTTGTCTATTCTCAGCTTAGCCTCCTTGACAGCCTTCCTTATCCACGTCGGGATCAGCTTTATCTTAACCCCGGTCAGATACAACCCAAATAGATAATGCATGATAGTACCTAAGTCAGCCCTGTAGTTAGCGTACTCATCAGGATCCTTACCCTTGAGCCTCATCTCATTCTTCCACTTCTCCAAAGCGCCGGACGTATCACAATACCCATTGGCGATATTGTTAGTGGCTCCATCGTATATGATAGGATACCCATCAACATCCATCTCATAATACACACGTTTGCCAGCGACAGTCATTCTATATAACACTGGTGTCGGGATATCCTTTATCCATTCAGCGGCATAATACTGTTGCTCTGTCTCCAGATCATACTCAACCTCCATCTCCTCCTTAGGCTCGTTTTTAGGCTCTTCAGCAGGCTTTTCCTCCTCAGATATATCTTTCTTTGGGATCGTTGACAAAACGTCTAATATGCCAAAGAAAGCGGTAAATTTAGGATCTGTATGATATGATCTTAATATTGGTAATGATGATCGCCACGCAGAAAGCATATTCATAATTAACCCAGATCTATCCTCTAGAGCTACCTTGCTATCACTTACCATCGTTATATTTATATGATGCCTGTTCTCTAAACGAGATACCATATCCTCTATTGGCTCTTGGTCACTTATGACTTCCATGACCGAATCTTTTCTATATATCGTATCACTTATAGCCTCGTATCCAAGAACTAGAAGTAATTTTTGTTTTCTTCTATCCATGATAATAATCTGGTTTTTAATTTACCATCCTCCTCGACTCTAGGTGCGAGATCCCTCATCCTTCTGGCTGCCAACAGCCATACGTTGCCAAACTCGTCCAAGAGCCGGCTGAAATCCATCGTATCTAATAGATAATCGAATCTTGTATGCTCATCAGCCGTCAAGTAGATAATGTTATCATTATCCTCAGCAACTGATTTATATTTCCGTTTAGGGTATAAGTGGCATATGTTGCTTACCCCCGGGCATGGTATGTATGCGCCGGTAGCAGATCTCCTTGTCATACTCAATCTAGCCACATGGGCGCCAAAGAAAACGGCTATGCTCTTCCCCTTTGGCTTGGCCTTCACCCGTATCGCCGCCCTTTCCTTTGGCGGTAGCTCCTTGGCTCTGCATGCGGGACACAACCCCTTACTCCTTATGGTTACCATCCTTCCGCATCTCTCACACGGTAACATCCTACCTCTCATGCCTTTTTCTTTTTATAACTTTTGTTGAACTCCATAAGGCTCATAGCCCTATACCTCTTAAGCCTATTAATCTTACCCTCAGTCCAATCTTGATCCTTGAAGTTGATGATCGTATCGAATATCTGAGCTAGTTCCCGGATATTAAAACTCCTGTTTTGTATCTTCTTATAGAACCCCGATCTGCTATATCCTAATTTAGAAGCTAGATAAGTTTTGTTAGACAATGTGAGGATACGATAAATCGTACCCTCCATTTTACTTATCTCCATCAACTTCTCGGCTATGGACGACGTGGTTTCGTAGCTAGCTTTACTGCCTACTATCCTCATTTTTCTCCGGATTCCTGATCTTACCATCAAACTCGTAGAAGTCCATCAGTTTCTTCTCTTCCTTGATACAAGTGACAACGAAATCTGATATGGTTCCTTTCATGCCTTCCTCGAAATTCTTTTTGGCATGATCAAGGTCATTGGCCCGAACGATGTAGTTAAACGCCTTGCGTTTCTCATTGTTCGATTTCTCGTCTATCGTAATATAATCAGCCGTGACCTTATAGAACCGGTCTCCATCCATGGCAAACAATTCCGCTATCCTGAATCGTTTGATATCAACGCTAAACTCACCGGATATGAATGGCTTCATCTCCTCTATGATTCTAGCCTCACATTCGGTATAAGAAAAGGCATCTACTAAATACTCTTCCTTTACCTTCTTCTTCATGCCGTTCTCGGCATCGGTCTCATAAGAAACCGTACATTTAAACCAATTGTGCATTTTAATCTATATTATTGTTAAACAAAGGATAATCTTTTATTCCTTCACGAATATATCTTTCCGTATCATCATCCACGCCATAAGCCTTCTTGAAAAATATCATAGCCTTATCCGTATCATTATCCACCAGTGGTAGATATTCCCTTGCAAAAAGCGACCTAAGATAGTTCATATTATCAATCCTATGTCTTATATCGGCTACTTTATCCCATATCTCGGCCCGAATTTTACTCATTTTCTTCATATTTCTCTCATATCTCTCCAGCTGGTCTTTATATTCCGCCTCAATCTTATCGTTCTTATCCTTGATAGACTTATAGGTCTCCTCGTCTTTCGTATCAAACATCGGAGTATGTTTGATATTAATTATATCCAATTTGCTGTATAGCTTTTCATTGGATACGGTGAAATCATATCTAGTCCTGTACAGATCAAAGTCACTTAAGAACTTAGCTATTTTAATAGCATCATCCTGATCAAGAACGGCTATATTCAATCCTTCTAAATAGTAGAAGAAATGGGATGGAGAAATAGGTTTACAGTCATATGTCCTCATGATTGGAGGCTCATCCATAAACCTGACACCTTCCTCCGCACATCTTATTACGATCAATTTCTCTACCTGCTCATCAGTAAGATCATATATCTCCTGATCGGTCATCTTATCAATTGTCTTCATCATCCTCATCCTCCGATATCGTTACAGCCTTTGTAAACTTTTGTTTATAGACCTCACCCATAAGGCAGGCGAAAGTCCTATCATCCATACTAGCCATAGTATTGGCCTCTACCATAAGATTCATCTCGATGTTCTTTACCAAGATTTCATAGTTATCATCATCTTCTTTATAGAAAATGACTTTACCACCATACTCGAAACCATCATCCCCGGTCTTAACCATATCGATGATCCTCTCTAACTCCTTTACAAATTTACTCTTTTTCATATGTGTAATTTTTATGTGTCTACAAAAGTAGACATTTTGTTTTTGAATTAAATTAAATAAACATTATTAATAGTTAATACGCTTAGGTGATTATATACCATTTTACACTAAAATCGTAAAATGGTATATAATCACCTTATCCTCCATATATCTTAAGCCCTTTTATATTGTATTTGCTTATATCCATACACAAATTACACCCTCCATGACAACAACACCACGAGCAAAAGGCTAGTCGCTCCTGCTCCGGCCTACCTTGAAACTCCACTGCCGCCCTATACCATGCCGGGGATAATACCCTGACCTTCTCCGGTACGGGCGGTGTCATGAGCACCGATCGCCGCCTTCCTTTGGCATCCTCCTCACCTCTCATCTGGATTATCTTTTAACAGTTCAGCTATCTTCTCATCCTTCAACATATTTTGCTTTCTCATGCTATCTACGACAAAGGCAGCGAACGCCATATCATACCTTTTCCTTAACTCATTGACAAAAGATTTGGCTTTTGATTCTACCATTGTCTCGATGTTGCTGTCTACAACTTTCTTCATCCTGCCTCTTATAAACTCGTCTACTATCAACTCCTCATCCATATAATCTAACCTGAATCTATATTTCTTCTCGCTGGCGTTCTCGACAAGATCGTTCATTGATTCTCTCGCTATATCCTCAATCTTCTCTGATATCGGATTGGATATTTCTCTCATCAACTCATTCTTGAACTTTTCTTTAAGTTCATGTATTATAGCTAACCTGACCGAGCTGGTAAACTCCTCTTTCAACGTCGCTTCATTGTACATAGCTTCCTCGAATACATCTTCCAAATTTAATTCTACTTGAATTTTCATATCATTATATTTTAATAAATTATAAATTTTTTAGGCATATAATTATCATGTATTATTTCCCCTCATCTTTTAATATTAATTTCTTCCCGATCTTTTTAATTTTTGTCGGTCTTGATAATCGATAGTCTCTTTCTATCGGTCTATTAAGTACATCATCCTTGTGCCCCTTGTATCCTTTCTCGTAAGCACTAACCCTTGCGCAAAACTCAACCACATCGCCTGGCGATAAATCAGCACCACTAAATCCTTTTGTTAAATCGAACCACAAATGATCTGATACTATTTTGCTATCAAGTGTCACATCTTGTAAAAGCATCGTTTTTACAGGTCCAATGTATCCATTCCTAAATCCAAATCTAACAAAGGTTGCTGTAAACACATGGCGTCCTTTTGATCCTATTGTTCTCAATTCTTCTCTCATCTCCTTTCTTATTTTTTATTCATAAAACCAGTAATTTTCTTCAAATACCCTTTTGTCATCTCAATAAAGTTCACGCAATCCAGCTTGCTCAACTTGTAAATCAAAGCCGGGTTATGAATTACGGCTATAATTTGTGTTTGCGGTTTATGAAATGACAATACTTTGTACAGATCCATGATATTGTCAATATCTAAATTCCTGTCCGGCTCATCCATAATGATTGTATACTCAAAATCCTTCTCCATTAATACCACATGATTGTCTTTGTAGTATTTTAAAAGATTGTCGATCCTGTTTGCCCAGAACTCATTTGACTTTTTCTTAAATTCCATAAGTTTCTGTATCGGAAACGCATACTCATCTTGGTTAAACACAAAATCAAAAAGCGAGTTCATGGCATGAAGATTCTTCTCCCCAGAGGACCTAGATGCTCCATTCATATACAAACTTAAATTATTGATATTATCCAATATATCATCCTTTCTCATTTCAGTTTGTTGTAGGAGATGGAATACCTTCCCGATATAATCCGACTTAATACTGATCCCGTCAAGCACCTTGTCATCATCAAATATATCCGGGAAATGCAATGCTTCTGACGGTAATTCAGAACACATCTTTTTCTCGCACAACATGTACTTCGATATCATATTCAGGAGGGTTGATTTCCCGCTCCCGTTCTTGCCTACAATCACATTCACGCCGGGCTTGAATATAAACTCAGAGCCATTTTTGAACGCTTTTATCTTTTGGATATATTTAAATGGAGTCTTCTTGTTGTCGTCTATCCTTATAGAAGTTATCATCTTATATGATTTTGTGTTTAATTATTTAAGCCTTTCATCAATCGCCAAATTAAATATCTTATCAAGACATTTCCTCATCTCCTCCGCATACTCAAAAAGATCCTCTTTTGAAAGATCTCTGCGCTGCCAATCATACATATCCGTATATCGAGATTCAATAGCCTTATCCTCTATCTCCTCAAGTACCTTTTTTATAGACCTATTTTCATTTTGACCTATTCTTATACTCTTATTCTTTCCCATGTTTTATTTATTATGTCTTTTGAAATGTGTTATACCCTCTTGATGTTTAACTCCTAAAACCCAACCTTCTAATCTAGCATAAGAAGAATAAGGATTAAAGGCCATATATGGTTTATAAAATCTCATAGTCTTAATCTTACCATATCTCAAAACATCTACAATTTCTCCATCTTCCGGCATATTTGAGAATGACCATTCCTCAAACCCTTGTGGAATTTGACTTTCGTCTGGATAATATCCCGTATTATAACATTTGATGATTATATTCCAACATCCTTCCCATCCTCTTTAACCCAATTAACTGTATCGCAATACCAACAATACCCTGTCTTGGAATCCTTTTTATGAGAATGGGATCCACATGTGGCGCACCAATAATTATCATCCATATTGTATGTATAACTTTCATCCTCATGCATTTTGGCTATTCTAGCTACCCTATCCTCCAGCAGATCCTTTAGATAATGGCATTCGTAAGGTCTATCCTCTTCCTTTAATATATAAATATCGATATCCATCATGCTCCCCATCCTGTCCGTACACATACACTCTGCGGCATGGCGCACGTTCCCTTCCGGCATCCCCGGAACTATCTCCCGGATCACTGCCTCCATCTTCTCTTGGTATTCGGTGTCTACCTTGATCACCAAATCCTCTAATTTATCTATTAAACTCATGATCTTTTTACTTCTTTGTATATGACATCTGTATTGTCTTCCCTATCTATATTGCAACAACAAGAATACATGCAGTAATAACCCCTGTTATTAAATACACATCCATCACAACTGCTATCATCAATCTCTATTACCTCCAATTCTATTTTCTCCATGCCGGTATTATATTTAAATATACTACCTATCTTATGATATCCTATATCCTTCAAATACCTTATATGATTATTTTCGTTAAATAATCGGTTGATAAATACATCCATTTTATCGTTTAGACCATTTTTATCTAATAACCCCTCGCACTCATTTTTATTAAATCCAAAGGATATCATAAAATATTTTGCCATATCAAACCTTTCCAGTTCCACCAATTTTTGTATGCATAGCCATATTCCTTGTCTTATGCCTTCTTCTTTGGCTTCTTGCACTCTATCTCCCATATTATTTTGTATTAATTAAGTAACAATATTTCTCTTCGCTCTATTTTGATCATTGATGGATTATCGTCATGATCATACCAATATAGATACCATATACCTCCTCTATTGGCCTTCCACATCTTCCCTTCATATTCCCCCGATGGGATCGTTACTGAATATTCTCTAAGACCCTCAAAGGTTTGTTTGGTCATTAAAGCGTATTCCTCATCAATTTCTATGTATCTCCTATGGGGCTGTTTCCATAACATCCCACGTTTGTCTGTTATCTTAGGTATTATATTCTCTCCATTCATGATGCTTTGTAAATTATGTATTAACTATTGTATATCTAACACTCTCCCCATCTTCCCTTTCGCATCCCAAGCAACCTGATTTTACGCAATCATATATATAATTTTCAAAAGCGCATCCCGAACATCTATCACACTTATCTACTCTTAATGTCATTTCAGACATACCAACTTTATAGTTAAAGACTTCCCCTATTTTATGATACTTAATATTTATACATATAGTATCGTTTTCACTTATAGTACTGCCTTCACTTATCATATTCTCACGTCCAAACATATTGTCAATAAACTTAATCATCTCATCATTGAATGATTCGCTTTCTTCTTGCAGCTTCCTACATTCATCCTCGGTCAATCCACAAGAAGATATCAGCTCCTCCGCGGCTTGCGTCCATCGCCCGTCGTGGGCTAGCTCCTGAACCGCCAGCCATATCCCTTGATTCATGCCCTCCATTCTTGCCTTATCTAAAATATCCTCATCTTTCATATCCTCAATCATTTATATCCTTGTTTCTTACAATAATCTCTATATTATCCAACATCTTATCTCGTAATACCTTTTCTACCATCCTTGAAACGATGTTAAAATCTCTTTTTTGAAGCTCATTCTCCACCATAACCTTAATCCACCGCTCTAAATTATTATCATCCCCGTAAGTATTACGCATACACCTCTCAACACATTGTCTTATATCAGATCTAATTACATTGATTATATCTTCCTTGGTAAGCCCAAGCTCATTATGGATATAATTCTTTATCGCTTTATATTCTTTACTTGTTTTTGTACTCATATTTATCCCTCCTATTCAGTCATTTTTTTAACAAAATTTTCCCATAACATATCAACATCATCGTAATGTCTACAACAAGCATTCTGTATTCTTTCTATCAACGGGATGAACCATAACTGAGTTATTCCGTAACGAGTTTGAATTATTCTGCATAGGTTTATTTTTATTATCTCCATGTCATCAATACTAGGAGATGTGTTGTTATCATCACATCTATCTAATATTGTTTTAATTGTATCCAAATAATGATCCATGTCTTAAATTGTTAATTATATTACCATCTCCCATTTCCCGGCGTAAACAGTATCTCCCCTGTCCTCACCCAATGATTCCAGTTATTTTTAAGTTCATCAATATCATACGCCTCAGCCGACTTACCATTATCAGATCTTTTTATGACCGACATAATACTTTCCGCTTGCACGCTCCAATGACTATAACAGTCTGTCCCGCATCCGCACGCCGTGGCTCTCCCGTAAATCTGATAGTGATCGCCACAGCTCTCAAATGTCACTTGATAGCTGTTTAATCCCATCCTAATTGTCTCGCAATACCTTTCATCTCGCTATACGCTATCCTGTGACATCCAGCAACCAATATATCATTCTTATAGCTATTGATCTTTCATTTGTGACTGGTTGTATCCAATACCATATCGTGTTGGAATTTACCGCCATTATGGAAGAACTTTATCAATTTCCAAAGTCTCTCAGCTTCAGCTCGCCCTATCTTGATATTCTTGCTAGTCTCAATTATGCCATTCTTAATGCGAAGCCATACGTTAGGCTGGTCATCCTCCAAATAATAATGTGAATATAATTCCAGAATCTTGCCAGACTTCCACATCTCGATCTGTTCTTCAAATTTTTTCTTGCGATCTTCTTTTTCTTTTCTTCTTTTTTCAAAAATTAAAGCCTCTTTTTCGCCTGACTGTCTTCCCATCTCTGACATCTGGCCACATACCCAGCCCACGTTCCTTCACCACAAATCTCATCTACTATCACATTGGTCGTTCCTAAAGTTTCTAACGCTTGATGATTTAGCAATACCTCAAACACACGCTTTAACTCATGGACGTATTCACTTTTAATCTTATCCGATCCATAAGATAACTCATGTTTAGTTCCGATCCAGGTGTTTGCACTCTTTTTAAGAAGGCTCTTGGGAGTACCCATATTAAAGAACTCAATATAATCCATTAGACTTCTAAATACTCCCCAAACATCCCTATAAGACAGGCTTGTTCTAACCTTCTTGTATTTCTCGATAACCTCTTTGATAAGCTCCAATTGACTGGTGATAAAAGCCATGCTGCCATCATCAGACATATTATATCCAACATAAAATACCTTTGAGCCAGCTGGTATTGCACTACGAACACAATGTTGATGTTTACAGGTGGAAGAAGAATAATACTTATCGTTAAGCAAATACGCCTTTTTACCACACTTATTTCTTACGATTCTTCCAACCTCAAAATGATAACCATAAGAATAAATACTTCTACCTTCAAAGAAAAAATTACTACCTCTTGCGGATTCTTTCTTTTCGTTTGCCCATAAGTGAGCGACCATAGAGTTGTTCATATCAATATTTTTTTGTTATACAACTACAGATTAATAATACGATATACGTTCATTACATCCGACATCTTGAATTTATCAACATCCGTATTCTTAATATCATATGTATATGAGTCAAATAAATTACTTACCGCGTTCAACCAATCATCATCTGTCGGTTCTTCTACCTCATCCATACAATCATACACATCCCAGTAATTCATGAGGATACCATTGTACGCTATTTTCGGATCAGCGTATTCTCCTCTTGACATAAAGCAGATGTTTTTGCCGGCCTCGTTGCCGGCAACTATCTTTTTGTAATCTTCTATAATCTTATTCATTTTTCTGATGGTGATTATGTGTAGACTAAAAATTACTTTAACTTAAATTTAATTCCTTCCGGGAGTTGGGAGCGATCCACGTTATTCACGAAATCATCAAACTCTTCTTGTGTGATCTTTTCCCCATAATCATGCCAGTTGAAAGATAAAGTGTTCGTGTGATTATAATATATTACATTATCGGTTGACAATCCATAATCAAACACACAGAGCATTACCTTTTTGTCTGTTTCCGCATTCCTGATTATCTTATCGTATTGCTCACAAATTTCAGCACGCTTTTCCATCATCTTTGCCTTATGAGCCTCTTCCCTACGTTTTTCGATATTTTCTGCGGAATAATACCCGGCTTTAATACGCTCTTCAATAAGCAAACGTTCCTCGTCCGTTAGTGTCAGGGTAAACCTTTCTTCTTCTGGCTTATATAGATTAACCCATTTCTTTCCACACAGGTTTTCAAGTTCCGCAATAAGCTCGTCTGATTCACGTTTCCATCTATCCACAATCCCTAGATTGAAAAGCAGATACTTGAAATACATCTTATCGTCCACCGCTTCAGATAATTTGGAATATTCCTTGTCTGATATACGTAAATATTCAATAGCCACAGACTTATCGCTATTCTTTATGTGATACATACCATTTTTCACCGGATACATAGGAGCACCATAATGATTACAACAATGTAATGGTATAAACTTCGCCAATTCTGGAACATACTTCGCAATCTCATCGTGGCAGCAGCCTCCCATATACTCCTTATATCGTCCATATTTGTTTTTTTGTCTGATATCGGCCGTTATGCTCCAGTCACACATATTGTTATGACAATCATCATCTAAAGATACTGTGGCTGTTATTCTATATTCTTCCTCGTTTTCTGTAAAGAATTTTGTACTTGAATAAAATAGTCTGTTTGTAGTTTCCATATTATTTTAGTTTAATTATTACACCTGTGAAAAATAAAATCTACGCATTCCCCCGGTGTATTATTAGCGTTATTGTACCAATAAAAACCCTCTGTTTTCCAGTCTACACTTACGGGATCTGCTTTTACTCGTTTCAAGAAATTCCTTATTTCTTGTTCTTCATTATCTAACAAACCGGTATAATCATCATTTATCAGAGCATGAGCTCAATAAACCGGAAGCCTGTATCTTATTACCTCTATATTCATAATCTCATCAATTTACAAATTATCAATACTAAAAAAACTCCAACAATCTATTACAATAAACTCTCCTACTCCATATTCCACAAGTGACTTAAGTGATTCTATCCCATTACAGTAATAGAAAACATTATCATTATCATCATCATTGATGCTTAATGATAATTTTATTGTCGTTCTTTGATCATCCCCTGTGTCTTTCCATACGATCTGACATTCTACGTATTCAGGTTCTTTCCCATTCTTTTTAACGAACTTGAAAAACATAGAATCAATATCTTTCTTGACTCTATCTACATCCGTTATCACTACCTCTTCCTTGCAATCCCCACAATTAGCATGCATAAAAGATTCATCAAGATAATCTATTATTTTCCCGGTGTTTGGATTTACGATCGCTTCACAAGCAATATTTGTTCCGCCACACCTTGTACATATCACTTTCATGCTATTTCATTTAATGGTTTAACATACACATCCCCATTCTCATAATAGAGTCGATCTTCATACTGATTATGATGAAGCTCCTCACGTATCGCATCTTCATTATCAGCCCAATACTCGTACTCCTCATGCCATGACTTGAAGAAGTTATCATAACATTGTCTCATCAGATCCTCTAAAGAAAAATCCTCCGGATAAGTACACCATGCATTGTAATAATCAATTATAGGTTTCAGGAGATAATAATCATAACACATCCCTGTCAATGGGCAATTATCTCCATAGTCAAACATCACCCTACTATACTTGTGCCTGTATTTGTATTTCCCATCAATATATTTACCTGACGTGGAGAAATACTTGCCCTTGATAATATATGGCATAATATTGTTGTTGATATATCTGAACAGTAATTTACCGCATAGATTCTCAGGGAATATATCACGATGATAATCTGTAGGGTGTTCATAAATAGGATCCTTGTATTTAAACTCATAACTAAAATCATATCTCTCGTATCCAACTTCCCAATTATAAACCCTAGTATCTGTCATATCCTCAAAGGCTTTCATTGACTTTTTATAGTCTATGCCATAAGCATCCATACATTGCTCCATTACATTCCAGTGCTCACGCTCTATGATCCTTTCTTGTGAGTCTTTTGACAGCTCATCAAACTCATACAGTTTTAATACAATCTTTTTCATAATCCCTCCTTTTTTAATATAATTAGATCCCTAACGTCAATCGAATGACATACGTACCTCCTTATGTTCACGCTTAGGGATGATCGTGGCTATTCTCACGAACCACCACAATCCAGATTCAGATATCATTCATCCTTTATCTTTACGAATGGGTTTTCTACATAAAACTCCACTACATCCTTAGATTTTATAGATGTCACTATACCGGTGGTATCCACAAATCCATCTGTTTCATCCATTGTCAAATCTTCTATTTTATCTCCCGGCAGAAAACAAAGATTATAGTCTTGATCAATATACATAATCATCTTTAACCTAACCATGTCATCAATGATGCCTTTCATTCTCTCCACGACATCCAATTGATCATTACTAAGCATTAATCTACTTTTTGATGATTCCACTAACCTTATGTCTCCATTCCTGTCAACTACAGTTAAGTCATTGAATTTATACACATCTTCACGTGTTCTGTAATATGTTTCCTTACAATAAATTTTTCCTTTATCATCTATTTCAACATCAAAATATTCCAACTTATCCTTGACAGCTCTTCCGTTTTTGTATTTCCACACATCACCTATTGGAATGAACCCATATAATGACTCAAAAACATCATATATTGATAGTCTTGTCTTAGGAATGCTCTCGCCCTTTTTAAAACATTCTTCGGACGAATAAAATAATTTCCCATCTAATGTCTTCTCAGTCCTACATCCTCCCCATGTTCCTACATATCTAACTACTCCATATGTAAAACTGATCAAGATCTTATCAATCTCAAACCACTTTAATCTTCCTGACATATCGTCAAAAAGATATCCACTCTCTAGATAAACCGATGAACATTCTCTAATTTCCATAACAATTTATTTTTTTTTAATTAAACAACATCATTTGCTATGAACAAGCTCATATAGATCATAATCACTACACTCTGCTAAACATAAAGAGAAGACGTTCCTGTCGTTAATCAGGAAATAGCTATCTTCTAATATGAAGATAGATCTTCCTACCTCTAAAAAATAGTCCCATAACTCATTGCCTCTTTTATTGCCAAACACTTTCTGAAAAGTATGACGATCTGCCTTATTCTCGAATTTACGCATCCGTCTAATCCACTCATATCCGTGCCTCACTAAATCCAAGCCGCCGGCTTCATCGAAGCTCCCGTTTTTATCAATCCATTTATTTACATCTATCAACATACTCCCTTATAATATTACATTAAACAACTCGTTTAACCTATCTATCTCACTTAGGTATTCATCTTCTTTATCAAATCCAATTTGCGTCCCTCCCTCCAATCCAAAGGACAGGGTAAAGGATATGACCCAGCCCGATCCGTCCACGGCCTGCCCCTTGGGAACCCAAGACATCACCGCTTTCTTGGATATCCACCATCTCCCTATCTGAACGAAATCAGGATAGTTGTCCATTAAATACACCATCTGATTAGCCATCTTATTAACATCATCAAAAGGCACTATATGATACTTGTTTCTTATCCTGACCTTCAAGAAGGGGTTATCCATATTATATGCCGCAAATGCTGATATCACGGAACTAGGATATCTAACTCCTTTTATTATCACCCATTTCATATATCACCCCCTCTTTATATAACATAAATTCATTGGATAAAATTTATCCGCGCTCTCTTTCCCGTCTCCTCGAAAGTTAGCCAGCCCGCATGTCAGGATGCTCACAAGGTTATCCACCACCTCCAACTCGCTCGATTTGAACCACGCCAACTGGCTGTAAGTTTCACCTATCCATATTATACTCATTTCCCCGTCCCGACTGACCTCCTTCACCAGCCCTATATGGTTTTTAGTGTCCTTAATCACATTTAATTCGTCAATATTTGTAAGCCGAACAAAATCCATCGGCCGTATCACTTTATTCTCGTCCATGTCTTTATCCTCCTATATTCTTTTTATTCTCTCAATTTACGCTTAACCTCTTTAACATATTTAGTAGAATGTAGTCCCCTATGCAATCTTATAGCCCGATCTATATCCTTGTTCGGATTATGATGAGATTGATATATCTCGAACATTTCCCTAGCCTTGATAGGATTTGTTCTATCATCGTATCTATACCGCTTTTTCTCCCGTTTAAGACACAATATCCTATTAACCTCATCTACATACACCTTTTTCATCTGCCACCTCCCTAACGCCCCTGAAGTGGCGTTGTGCGCCCGATCGTCATTCCTCGACTCCACGAAAGACAGGGCGGTCGCCAGCTTATCCCATACCCGTGTCTCGACCACTGCCGGCTTCGGGGCGAGGGGCATGCCTCCGTTCCCTTTTGGTGGTGTCAATATTATCATCGTCATCACAAGTAAGCATCTTATCATGTTTACTTGTTTTTATAAAACTCCTCCCCGAATTTCACATTATCCACATAATCCTCCATACACTCATGAACGATTATATGAATATCCCCCTCCGTGTATGTCACCTCGGACATCAACCTCTCATTGGTCATCCACCAAGAATAACTATCAATATGCCGTATCTCAAATCCATGATCATGCAACGCATACATAACATTATATCTTAAATCCCTGTCCATCATCATACACTCGTACACGATATAGCCATTGATACTTTCATGAGACCTACCGAACGTATAAACGTACCTACCCATCAACTTATACAACTCCCTTGCCACAGGATTCGGGATCGCCTCATCCATATCAAAATCCCCATCTGGATCAATAACCCACTCTACATCCCGCTCATCAATACAAGCCCTAGGCATTCCTATTGTCCGTACATAAAGACGTGATCGGTGATCCTTGCTTAACACCGTCCCAATATACCTTTCCCATTTAGCATATCCTATATTATGGTTGCCGGTTATATTAAACACAATTTCAGCTCCTATCTTAATTTCATCCATATCCAAGATATTTATATTATTCGTTATTCTTTTTATACAAAAAGAGGATATAATGGCATAATATTATGATATCAAGACACGAATGCGTTATCTATCATATTATCATACATATCCTCTATACAACGTCATTTATGGCATTATATCGTATATGATGCCGCAGGTCATAAATACATCTAATTAACCCTTTTTTAAGGGCTTATTGCCATTTAGGTAACTAGCTATGCCTAATATTTTCGAAATAAGGGCTTTTTTAGCCTTATACTCATCGTTTATCCCTATTATCGCATATCTGTATACCATCCCATCCTTCGACACCTCCACGCCCACGTATTTAGGCGCAACGGCATCCCTATGTAATACGATAAACGGGCTTTTGCCGTCTAGCTCATTTATCAACTGATTAAACTGTCGCCTTGTCATCTGAGAGTGATATTATTTCCATGTTATAAATACGATCTCTTTTTACCCTTATCTTCTCGCACAGCTCATCGAAGCACCCATCTTCTTCTAACCTACCAACATAATATGATACATTCGATTTAGAGCTTCCTTGAAGATATATATTTCCTCCTATATTCCTTGAGAAAAAATTAGGCAAGACCATCTTTTGCCTCTTATCCTTATTATCCATGTAAGATATAACGACAACCCATAATTCTGGCTCCCGTTCTTTTACAGATAACATGAGATCAAGACTCGATTTACCATTAATATCCCTCCTGCCAGTTTCGTTATAACGAAGAATAATATAATCATTCGCGTTATCATCCTCAACCATCACGACTATAGGGCGATCTCCCTTCCCATTATCACATAATACTCTTGGCTCTTTCCCGTTGCGGAGATACACCTTATCGTAATCTCCGTTTTTGTATATCTCAAAATCAAATTCTATCACCATATTATTTTCTCCTATTGATGTATTGTTGCGTACGTCCTTCCTCTATTTTTTCGAAATAAAACTTATTCCCATATAACCGAGTGAAGCAGATGTTATACCCGAAATGTTCCGCGCGTCTGATCTGCGCGTAACCTCTACTGATGTCATTATTATCAATCAGCGTAACAAAACAATGTGATCCTACTTCTGTATTCAAAACCAGATTTTCCCAATCTTTTACCTCCATATCAAATCTCCTTAAATAATTTTTTGTTATGATTATCGCTATTATACCATTTATCAATATTATCGTACTGCTTTGGATAAACCCCATAAGACCTACACCACCTAGGTAACGGCCCGTTCAGCACGTCTAACGCCGCCTCAAGGTCAAACGTAGCTTCCTCCTTGACACAACACCCCGATCCACTTCCACAGCTCGGTATATAAGCTCTACTATACGCTACGCTCATCCCATATTCCCCATGACTCAGATACCCGATGTTGGGTGAATCAGGGAAGGCGTAATACAACATCGTATAATCACCCTTACTCCAACCTCTATTATAAGTATCATCCTGCCATGCGAAAACCCTGCAACCGGCCTTCTTTAACTCATCAGCCGCTTTTCTTAAAATATTATCTCCCATATCATTTATATTTAAATTATGCCAAGGCGCCGGGAACCGACCCCGGACCATATCCGCACACGTACGATCATGGTATTCCTTCCGCCCCGCCAAGGTTTTGGCTCAACATTAACAAACTTTCATATCATCACACATCTTAAAAAAGACCTCTCTTATGATCCTCTTATACAAGATGTATATCTCATCATCATCCTCATCGAACTCCACTCCCCATGAACGTAATAAATATCTAATATCACAATCCGCTATATGAATCCTAAATATGGATGGAACGCTCATTATGTAATCCTCAAAAGCTTTCTTAATCCCATCCCTTTTGATATGTTCTTTATACTCATCCTTGAACACACTAAGCATAAAAGACATATATTCCCTATCGTATTTAAACTGCTTACCATAATTATCTGTATCTATATGATCCAGTATATATCTCTCTATAGCGTCTCTATCGTATTTTGACATACTCCTTCCTCCTCCTTTTGATATTTTATAACCTTTTTCTCCCCATACGCTTTCGCTAACTGGATAAGTTGACCGGTAAATACCTTGGTACGGTGTTTTACGATCTTATCCACCAACTCCGGGCATCTGGTTCTCCATCTATAATTAACCTCGCCCTTAGCTTTCTTCTTGTAATACCTGTAGAATGTTACGGCTACTACCACTTCTCCATTCTGCTCGAAAGCAACCAAATCGTAATTGTTATAAACTATTTCGTTCATGTCGTTATTATTTTATGTACTTAATCACTTCTTCCGGCAAGGATGCTAAATCCTTAACCCTTTTACCGAAATCGTATGTCTTTCTCTTCCACGGGTAATAATCCCCTACATACATCGCTATTCCTTGAGGATGGAATGGGTTCGAGCTACAACTAAATATCGGGTAATACATGACATTATTATGATTATTGCTCTTACCGCTTACACACACAATGGTATATCTATCAGCCGTTTTATCGCCAAAATCATATACTCTTACTTTTACTTTCACGCCATTGGCATTTGTTATAATATTATTCATATGCACCTCCTTTGTTGTTCACTATCCGACTAATCTATTTCCTTCCCATATAAGGTATATGAGCCACACCATCCACGACTCTCATTTGATATCCGAATATGATTCACAGGTTTATCCACCGCCATACAATTAGCGTAAGATAATACCGCCGACATGCTTCTAAACCCAGAATCCATTGCTGATTTAATAAGCTTCCTATCACATCCAAATACCAATATCTTTATAACATCCTTCTCTTTTACAGTTCTTCTTACACGCATAATCTTGCCATAAAATAAACAAACATAAAATCTATTCTCTCTTTGTCATCATCCATCCTATGTCCGGTGATCTCAAAAATAGCCCTACACTTTTCTATAGCCGGGATATTGTCAAGTTGTAACTTAATATATGGATATTCCATCACCTTCTGCCCGATCCTACGAGACATAATATCATCCACATCCCTTAACCTAAAATACATAGATACACCGCCATAATTTACCTCTAACAGACAAGCATCAATCAGCCCATCCGTATCAAACAACAGCAACGTATCATCTTTCTCAATCGTATATTCCACGTCGAGTATCTTGATACGCTTACCCCCGTCTTCTTTGTTGGCCATAAGAACCTCTATTATATCCTTATCAGTCGTGAGGATATAATAAGCCTCATCCTTTGTAATATTATTATACAAATAAGACAAGGCATCATCTTGCAATTTTATTAATACCTTTTCATCCATACCATTTTTTATTGTGCCAATAAGGAAGGGCGGACGGATTTGCGACAAGGCCAGCCCGGCCTCACCGCAGCCGCCCCAGTTCCCCATCGTGGCATCAATCTGCAACCATATGATTACACACCAATTCGGCATCTAACCAGTTCCTATATAATTTATATCCATGGAAATTCTTATGATTTCCACGTAGCCATACGCCAACCACGCGATAATCCCCATAACAGGCATTGCCATTGATATACCAATATCTAGTATATCCACAGCATTCCATGTACCTATTATATAACTTCTCACAACGCTCCGCTTCGGACTTAATCCTCTCGTAGTCCGGATTCAATATGTCCGCCATAACTAACTCTTGACGAGACATGATCATTTTATTTACTAATTCTACCTCTAATCTTCTCATGATATTGTTTTAAGATTATACGATTCCCATACCGCCGAATTATTCAACAATAATCCCCACATCTTTCATGCATCTTAATGCTAGTGCAGTTATGTGAGAATCATTGCACCCATATTTATCATACAACTCACATAAGTAGGTTGAACCGCAAGCCGCCCTAATAAGATCGCACGCTATCCTATTCTTTAGCACCTTATAATTCCCCGATTCGCGCACGTCGCTTATGTATTTTACTAGATCATGCGTCTCAGACAGTTCTTTCATCTTACCCATAACGTATGGGACTTCCTTTTGTAATATCATATCTATTATTTTTTTTAGTTTAACCATACCATCGCCAATGGGAACGACAGCGGACGACCAGCGGGGCCTACCACACGCCATCGCCGCCGCCCGTTTCCCTTGGCTTCCTACACTCCCACCATCACCCAAAGAAACACACACACCCATACATAAACATACCTCCATACACATAAGATTCCCTTACTATAAAGATACCCTTGTTTCCCTTCCCTATTGTTTCCCCGGGATCCCTTATTTCATCTCGTTTTTCCTCGGTTCACCTTGATCCCCTTGACTCCTCTTGATTTCCCTTGTTTTCCCTTGATTTCCCTTGATTCCCCTTGATTTCCCTTGATTTCCCTTGATTTCCCTTGTTTTCCCTTGATTTCCCTTGATTCCCCTTGTTTGGAGGTGTCCCATCCCGCAAAACAAATCAACCCCAT